TCTTGGATTAGAAGGTGATGTTGCTGGTTTAACTGCATCAGTTCTTGGATTAGAAGGTGATGTTGCTGGTTTAACTGCATCAGTTCTTGGATTAGAAGGTGATGTTGCTGGTTTAACTGCATCAGTTCTTGGATTAGAAGGTGATGTTGCTGGTTTAACTGCATCAGTTATTGATTTACAAAACACATTTAGTAATATAAATGGTAGTTTTAATTTCCTATTAAAAGTTGGTGGTGTTACACAGTCTGGAACATTTAGTTTTACAGATGGTATTTTAGCTACTTATAGTTTAGTATAATTTTAAAAAATTTAAAAAATAAAAAAGAGACTTTAAAAGTCTCTTTTTTATTTATATCCAAAGTCTGCTTCATTCTCACCCCATTTACCAGTTTCCCATTTATGAACTAACTTAAAATAACCAGGTAGTTTAGAAAGATGGTTCTCAGCTCTATTCATAAGATTTATTGAACGTTCCGTTCTAGCATTAGAAACTAATGTTGATTTTGATTTCTTATTTCTAACCCATGCAATTGCTGTTTGACTATCTGAATAAACATGTGTATATCCATTTTTAATTGCATAGTCAATTGCGTGAACTAAACCAATAAATTCTGCAATGTTATTAGTTGAGTCACCAATGTTTACATTGAAAATTTCTTTACCTGTTGCTAAATCTACTGCTTTATATCCAGCTGGACCTGGATTACCACGACTAGAACCATCGACACAAATTCCTGATGTTGGTTTCATATTATTCTTCTTCGTTTTTTAAAATTTCGTTAAGTTTCTTGTCTCTTATATATTCTAAGGTTGCTTCTTTAAATCTTGTTTCTGTGTATTCATATGGCTCCGCATGTGAAACTGAGTCCCAATCTGGAGAATCCCAAGAAGAGTATGAACCTTCTAAAAGAACATACATATTACACTCAATAAAGTGTAGTGCAATTGTCCATTCGTTTCCATCACCATAGTGTTGATCGTAAATAGTTGGTACTTCCTTATGTAATTCCTTAATCCATTTACCTTCTACTTCCCCGTTATAAATTTCATAGAAAAAGTTTGTATCATTAGCTTTAACCTTTTCAATAATTTGTTCTCTTGTAAAAATTCCCATTGTTTTAATCTTTTATTGTTTTATATTGTTCGTAAAATTTTGAGTTTGTTGCATTCCAGTAATAATTATCCCAATTTTCGATAATAAAGTCTGATAACCAAACTGGATGTAATCTTGTTACTAGATTTTGTTGTGCCATATTATAAGCTGCCTTTGCTGGTAAATGTCCTAATCTTTCCATTGCAATTACAAATGCTTCTTCATAAAGAACTTCTTTTCTTTCATCTTCTGTTAAATCATAGAACTTTTCTGGACTTGGATTTAGATCATTGACAATCATTTTCAGATAAGTTGGTACAGGATTTAACATCTTATGTAAATCATCGTGATTTACTTTTCTCTTAACTCTATCATCAAAGAACTTACCTGGTTTAACTTCAAAGTCTGTTCTATGTTGTTCTCCGTGTACACTTACCCAATGTTCTCTTAATTGTGTAAGAAAAGATGGTATTACTTTACAACCTTTCATTTGTAGAAATCTAATGTCAGACATAGTTTTCTTCCAATTGATGTCATAAATTGCGTGACTTACTTTCAAAGTGTAAATCTCGTCGGCAGTCATTTCTCTATCAGGTGTATTTGGGATAAAATAGTATTCCTCTTTTCCAACAATAGATTTTTTTAATTTAGTTATATCATTGGTAACCCAATCAATATCTTTAGGTTCTCTAAAGTCACTAAATAATTTTTTGATAAGGTGTGATCCAAATAAATACATTTATATTATGTTTGTTGTTATTCCAGACGTTGGAATATATTTTGTTTTAATTTGCTCTAAAGCCATAAAGTAAAGTTCTTCATAAACTTCTCTTACATTTTTACCACGATTTATCTCTTTGATAAAGGATAAAAATTCTGTATAAGGTAGTAAAAGTTTTCTACTACGGTGTGTGTCAAAATCATCTAAGATAGTAATAATCATTTCATACTTCATCTTCATATCAGCAGTTTCTAATAGGTATGAGATTCTTTCGTCAGAAGAGTTCTCTAAAGCTAGTTTAGTATCTTCAAACGTTTCACCTCTTACCCAATCTCTGTGAAGATTGATAATTTGATCTAATTCTTTCTGTCTATTTGTATCTAACATTATATTTTGCCTAAGATTGTTTGTTTCATTTCTCTAACTTCATCTTTGGTAAAACCATTGATTGTTAGACTGTCATTACCAGTAGTTTCAATTGTAATTGTTGAAAATCCAATTAGTGGACTATCAATATTTACTGATGCAATTTTAGAAAAAGGAATTGTTTTTTCTTTATTGTTGAATAATCCGGGTTCGATAATTGTAACAGAGCTATCAGTGATTGTAATTTTGTGTGGAAATACCTTACTTACTCCTGCCGCTAGTTTAGACGCTTGATATACTTTCATATTTAGTTATTTTATTTCTACAAAGATACGATTATTTTTCTAATTTCAAAATTTCTGAACTATTTTTTCTAATCTCTTTACATAATTCTTTATTATTATTTAAAGATTGTCCATAAGAAGGAATCATTTCTTTTAATTTTTCTGTCCAATCTTCATTCTTAAAACATTTCTCAATTAGATCTAACATAATAGATGTTGCTGTTGATGCACCGGGAGAGGCACCCAATAAACCAGCAATTGTTCCATCAGCAGAGGTAATAACTTCTGTACCAAACTCTAATATACCTTTTCCTTCACCATCTTTTTTAATAACCTGAACTCTTTGACCCGCGGTTTCTAAAATCCAATCTTTTGATTTAGCAGTTGGAACATATTCTCTTAAAACCATCATTCTATCTGCTCTAGATTGACGAACTTGGTCAATTAGATACTTTGTTAGTGGAATGTTTTTTAAGCCAGCACCCATCATTGGGATGATGTTATTCAATCTAATTGATGTAAATAGATCCCAATAAGAACCATTTTTAAGAAATTTTGTTGAAAATCCAGCATAAGGTCCAAATAGTAACTCTTTTTTACCATTTATCATACGACTGTCTATGTGAGGAACAGACATCGGTGGTGCACCAACTCCGGCTTTACCATATACTTTAGCATTGTGTTTTTCGATAACTTCTAAATTAGTACAACGTAACCATTGACCACTAACTGGAAATCCACCATAACCTTCGATTTCTGGAATACCAGATTTTTCTAATAAATGAAGTGAACCACCACCTGCACCAATAAATACAAAGTCTGATTCTATTTTTCTTTTTTCATTGGTAGATAAGTCTTTAACTTTAATTACCCATTTACCTTCTTTATTTTTTAATTTTTTTACTTCGTGATTAAAATGTAGTTCTACACCATCTTGTGATTTAAGATAATCAAACATACTTCTGGTTAGATTACCAAAATTCACGTCAGTACCAATTTCATTTTTAGTCGCTGCAACTTTTTGATTTTCTTTACGACCTTCCATAACAAGTGGTGCCCAAGATTTGATTGTATCAAAATCTTCTGTGTATTCCATATCTTGAAATAAAGTATTTGGTTTTAAAGTGCTATATCTTGTTTTTAGGAAGTTTACATTTTCTTGACCCCATACAAAACTCATATGTGGACTTTGTTTAATAAAAAATTCTGGTTTAACAATTAGGTTATTCTTAACTAAATAAGACCAAAATTGTTTAGATACTTCATACTGTTCGGCGATTTGAATTGCTTTATCTGGATTTATTGAACCATCTGGATTTTGTGGTGTATAGTTTAATTCACAGAACGCTGAGTGACCAGTACCTGCATTATTCCAAGCATCGGAACTTTCTGCGGCTGCAGAGTCTAATCTTTCAAAGATTTGTATATTTAATTCAGGATCTAATTGTTTAAGGATTGTTCCTAATGTGGCACTCATAATTCCAGCACCGATAAGTGTTATATTTTTCATTTATATTATATAAAATTATTGTACAAAGATACAAAAATTATCTAAAAACAACTAACTAATTTGGTATATAAGTGTTATGAGTAAATTATTTAAAAAGTTAAGAAAATTCTTTTTTGGAGAAACATATCAGGAGGTTCTAGATCGAAAATATGGTGGTTCAATTCCTACTAATATGTTTGTAAATGATAGAGAGTTAAGTAAGGCTGGAGAAAAAAGAACTTATAAGATTACGATTACTAATACTCCTACTAGTACAGGAGCATCTCTATATAATGCTTTTTATCCACACTCTTTAAACAAACATATTTTTAGAAAAAGAAAAATTTCTAAATTATTTTCAATTTAATTTTATATCTTTACTAAAATTATTTACAAATGACACAAAAACAAATTTTCTTAAAAAATATAGTAGATTCAACTATGAGTATTAGCTTAGATCAATCCGTTAGTGTTGAAACACTTGATGCATTTCATTTTAATAATAAAGCAATAAATGAGAAGTCTATTAAGTTTGAGTATATATTGAGAAATTCGGAGACAAAGTATTTTTTTAGTATTACTTTTTATAAGACAAGTAAAAAAGGTTTTTTCGGATCAGATAAAAGTCAATTTTATTTAAGAATCGACACAAGAATGACTACACAGTATTCATCCTCTAGTGTAGGTACAGACTTCATTACTAATGAAACAGGTGATATTGAACTATTAAAAAGAATGTTTAATTTTTTAAATGATCGAATTGAAGAGAAGCGAATTAAGAAAGAAGAAGATTCATACTTATTAAGAAATAAAGAATTAGTTAAATTTATAGATAAAAGTTTAACTCGTGATGAGAAGCTAAAAGATTTACTACAAGATAAATAAAAACTTATCTCACAAAATTCATATAACTACTATGAAAACACTAGTAATTTTAATAGGTATAGCAGTAGTTATAATGATAGTCACATTATGGGTTAGTGGAATTGATTATATGAAAAAAAATCATCCCGACTATAAAGGAAAAGATTTATTTGGAGAAGATGATGAAGATGAATAAGATACTAATTATATTCCTACTTGGAATAGTAACAACCTTTGCACAAACTACAAAGGTTATGGGAACAACTCTTACCTATAATAAAAAAACTAAAACAATGTTATTATCTATGTCAGATACTACTTTTTTAGTTTCAAATAATTCTGATTTAGATACAGAAGTAAAAATTGTTAGAGAGTATGATTTAACAATGAAAATAAATGGTGTTGAATACTCTATGACAGAACCTTATTTCTGGACATATGGATATAGACATGATATGTTTTGGGCTTTTACAACTGAAAGACCAGCGAATTGTAAAAGTATATCTAAGAGCGGAATTGATTATACTTATAAGTTTTCAAATGTAGTACCAGGTGAGTACATTCTTATAGTTACAAGAAGGTGTGATGAAAAATATGTACTTAAAAGATTATCAGGATCAATTATTGTAAGATAATATGGAAAAGAAACCTGATGCAGTCGTTTGGACTAGAGAGAATGGATATGATGCTAAATTTAGATCATATCCAACCAGTGTTAGTGCACCATCTTTTGATTTACCAGATATACCAAAAATAAAAAATCTTGCAGCTAAAAAGATGTATGATGTTTTTGATAGAGAACGTTTAGAACTTTTGGAAAAAGCAGAAAAATTATATGATGAATATAATATGTCTATAATGGTTTGGGAATCTAAGATTTCTTTTGAACCTGTTATAGGAGGTAAGTATCACTTATATGATTTTAGTGGCGAGAAAACTTTATCACTTATTGCACCAAATGAATGGAACAAAAGCGAGTATTTTATAGGTACTTTTATTCTAAACCATGATAATAAATGGATTAAAAAATAACTTTTTTGTTTTTTATAATATAAATTTTACTATGAAAATAATTATTACACTAATACTTTTCTTGATTCTAGGTTGTTCTTCTGATTCAGAGATTATCCCACCTATTATGTCATATAATTACTCTAATAATGAGATTGGTCTTGTTGATTTAGTAAATAATTACAGAACTAATCAGGGACTTTCTACATTAGAAATAAATCAACATATTGGATATTTATGTTCTATACATAATCAAAATATGATTGAAACCGGTATTGTAGGACATCAAAATTTTGAATCGAGGACAAATAATTTAAAACTAACTATGCAAGTTACCTATGTTTCTGAATTGGTTGCAAAGAATTATTCTACTAATCAATCTGTTTTAAACGCATTTTTAAATGTTCCCTCTTGTAAAGAAATACTTGATGGAGATAAAGATAGGATTGGACTCTCAATTGTAGAGTCTGGTGGTAAGAAATACTACACACTTATACTTATAAAATAAAAATCCACTCATTGAGTGGATTTTTTTATAGTATATTACTTTCTATTAAGAGTGCTTCCATTTTAACCCAGTCTATATAAGGATTTGTTGAATAACTCCAATTGTAGATTAAAGGGCAACCAATTGCAGTATCATCTATTATTAAATCGGCATGTGATTTAGGAGAATTGGTCCAAGATCTCTGTGTTGGATTACTATTTATTCCATAAAGTGTAATATCATTTTCTTTAAACCAATCAACTGCTTCTTTAAGATGTGAATTATTACCTCTCATAGTAAATAAAATTAGTTGATGTCCTTTTTTAATCAATTTTTTTAATACAGGTACTGCACCTATGTCTTTTCCAACTAGTGGATAAGCGTGAGTTACAACAGAACCGTCAAAGTCCAGGTTTATAATCATAAGTAAAGTTTAATTAAATCTATTAAAACTAAGGATATTTTATATCCTGCAAATGCACCAAGTGCTGATGGTATTGGAAATACAATAAGTTTACCTAAGTCAGTTACATATTTTGGTCTATTTACAATTCTTCCCATAAAGAAGTAGTAAACTAGATAACCAATTAAAACTGCTATATCTGTTCTGGTTGCGATGAAAACTACTAGTGTAGCTCCTAAGAACCCAAATATAAAATTGTCCCTTAAACCTTCCCAAATCTCTTTATTGGTAGCATTTTTATACTCTTTGTATATTTTACTGTGTAATTTATGTTTTTTTGGTTTTGGTGTTACCGTACCGAAATCTGTTTTTTGTTCCATTTCTTATATATAAGCAAGTTGTGTCCTTTTACTAACATTCCTTTTGTGAATATATTTTAGTAAAGGTGTTTTAAAGTGTATTCTTTCTTTTTCTGTTTTTACTTCTTTTTTTATTTCTGTTATTTTACTTGATGAACAAGAAGTTATCAAAAGTAATAAAATTATGTATTTCATATTATTTAATATTTTCTAGTTTCTCGTCTCTGTAATATGGAATTAAATCAACATTGAAGTTACCACTATAATCATAATCACCTGCACCATATTTATATTCTACACTAATTGTATTTTCATCAATGATTACACACTTATCATAGTGATGCCAACCTTGGTCAAATTTTTTAGGATCTCTAGGAAAATTCTCATTATATCTTGCTTTTGCAAAATCATCGAGTTTTTTTCTATCTTCTTTAACACTAATTAAATTTTTTACTGATTTTTGTAATTCTGAACTCATTATTCGTCTTTATATTTGGTTGTTAAGTGATAGTAATCACATTGTTCACATCTATATGCTACTAATATTGTATCTTTTTTAGGATATTTTTTATTTAAGTATTCTGAATTTACTTGTGCCAGTGTAAGAGTTTCCCATCTTACTTTGGAAGTTCTATTTGCAGACATACAAACAACTTCACCGTTATCGTTTATTAAGTAATTCATTTATCTTTTCATTTCTTCGTTCATCTAAATGAATTTTATCTCTCATCAACATTTCAACTGTTAAAGAAATAATACCTCTGTAGTATTCAATTCCTACGTCAGTATCATTTTTAAGTTCTTCTACTATCTGATCTGAGGTTAAACCTTGTCTACCAGTAATAAATATTCTATCTCCCACTTTTTCATAAGTAGAGATAAGTAAGTCTTTTAATTTTTGTTCTAATGTTATTTCTTCCATATGTATTCTTGATTTCCTTGTAAAGACCAATTCATTTTTATCCATGTAGCAAAGATAATAAAAAAATCCCAAAAGAACTAACTTTTGGGATTTTTCTTTCTAAATGGTGGAGCTCAACCTTCCATTCGCGGGAAGGTCTATCCACCTCGGTTACGTTTCCACGAAGGAAAGAGGCTTGACCGGCACCTGAGATAGAGGCGGAAAAAGGAATCGAACCTCTGTGTAGGAACTTGCGGTCCCTCGCCTAACACTCAGCCATTCCGCCATTTGTTCTACAAAGATAGAACTTTTTTTATATAATAAAAAATTATTTTGTTGTTAAAATCAATCTATCTATTCCAAGTGCGAAACCTATCCCAACATCATAGGAACCACCACCACAGATTTGTTTTTGTGCTCCTAACTCTGGACAAGCAATTTCAAATCCTTTACCACCAGTGTAGTAGTCAAGTCCTCTTGTTGCGTCTAAGTTTACTTCGTAGTTATCAGTTGCTAACTCAATTAGTTTAGTTGCAATCTCTAACATTTCATCAGTCATATCTTCAGTTGGATTGATTACTTCAACACCAAATTGCGTGAATTCACGGTAACGCCCAGCTTGTGGTTTTTCTCCACGAAAACATTGTCCAATGTAAAATAACTTAACGTTCTTTGTCATTTTAAATGTTTCGTTAGCGAGCTGTTGTACGACTGCGGTATATTCTGGTGCCAAACAGATGTCTCTGTTACCTCTATCGGTAAAAGTGTACATCATGTTGTTATTTTCTTCACCTACTTTACTAGCAAATGTTTCAGTTAGTTGAATAACTGGGATCATCATTTCTTGATAACCATAGGATTCCATAATATCAATCATTTGATTTAGTAATCTTCTTTTGTTTCTAGCTGTTTCACCAAAAACTATCCTCGTACCTTTGTACGTTTTACTTGTCTTTATCTCCATTTTAATAATATATTTTTTTAATAAAAAAGCCCAGATCATTATAATCTGGGCTTATGTTTAAATTAGCAATTTTTAAGACATATACTTACGACCCAGATTTCTCTGTGTGATGATGTAGTTTATATGTTGTTTTCATTTTCATACTGCAAATATATAACTTTTTATTTAATTATACAAGTAAAGTTTAATTTTTCATCAAATATTATTGTTTACTCTTTAATTTTATTATCAATTGCCCAATCATTATTAGCAGGGAAATATAAATGTGTAGAAATCCCATCAAAGTATATACTACCACTTCCATCTGAAAATGGTGATTGAGAACTCCAAGTTCCACCTATTATAGATGCTATATGATTACCTGTACTATCAATAAATGTAGTATTTGATGATGTTACTGATAATAGTAAGTTTGTTTCTGTGTAGCTCATTGGATTTAATGGTGTTGTTGATGGTGTAAAATTACCATTATATTTTGCAATACCTTTCAAAAAGTGGAAGTTAGTTAAGTAACCATTAAATTTTTGACCAACACCACCACCAATTTGTAAATCACTTGTATTATCTTCTATTAGTCTGTTATTATTAGCATTAATAACTCTTGTACCATTATAATAAAGTTGTAAAACATTGTTATTTCTAACTATTGCAAAGTGTACCCAAGTATTATATAAATTTGATATAGTAGAGAATATATAATCTGGTGAGCCATCTGTCCAAACTGCTAGTACATTTCCTTGAAATTCCTCACTAAATCCAATTTGATCAGTTGGATTATCACCAACATTAAATAATCTATCAAAACTACCAGCACTTGCTGTCATTTTTTGCCACCATTCTACTGTAAAGTTATTTTTAGGTGTAGGTGGTGTACCACCACCAGTAAAACTACTTCCTATTATTGATTGTATCATAGTTTATTTTTTTCATAAAATATTTTTCAATTCTTTTACTTAATCTAACATTAGGATCTTCATCAGTTCTTCCTAATACACTATATGGTGTTAAAAAACCCATACTTAGAAAAATTCTTCTTGATGTAAAAGGTTCTGTCCAATGTTTATATAAAGAAGCTTCAAAACAATACATATCTGTAGCTTTTACTTCAAAAACATCTTTATCTATATAAAAGTTATAATCTTCTGCTAAAACACTTATATTACATTTATAGTTTATATATCCTTCTTTAGATACATCATAATGTGCATTTATTTTTCCGCCTTTATTCATATCAACAACTTGTACAAATGAATTATCTGTTGGTAAATTCATTTCATTGGCAACTCTTTTAATAATTGATTTTAAAAAGTCAGGTAATTCTTCTTTATGAATTTCTGATGCAGATTGAAATGTTGTAATATAATTTGTTAGTGGTGTATCTGATATATCAAACATATGAGATTTACCTTTTAATTCTTTAGAAAGTTCAGTAATATAATAATTACTTTCTCTACTTTTGAAATCAATAGTATTAACCCATTCAGTTATTAATTTTACTTCTTCATTTGAAATAAAATTTCTTTTTATTTTATAATTTTTAGATTCCATTTTGATAAAAATTCTTTTGGTGATCCTTCTTCTATTACTGAATGTTCTTGAACAGATAATAACTTATCATAACCTGTTTGGTCAACATTAATAAAACAAAACCAATGTGTTGCAGGTAATTGACCTGTCTCAGAAACTGGAATACTTAAATGTCCTTTAGGTAATGTTTCTTTATATGCTTGTAAACCTGGATGTAATATAACAGGTTTATTGGTAGTTACTAATACACCTTTACTATTTTCTCTTGCTAACTCTACTTTAGAGTCTTCACATAATATACATAACTTCATATTATTTTACTTATTTTTATTTATTTATAATATTTGTATATAAATATTCACCTCCTTCAACAGCTAAAGCAACAGAATATAAGTAATCTGCTTCACCAGTTTCTACATTTAATTCTCCAATACATTGAAGTGAATTATTTGTTTCTTTATCATTCACAATTAAATTACAATATATTCTACCATCAACATTTATAGCACTAATAATAAACCAAACTTTTGACATACTAATACCTGGAATATCATTTATAAAAACTTCATTTGTTAATTCAGTATTAAATACTCCAGCATTAATATCATACCTACCTATAGATGACAGAAAACCACCTGTTCCAGTACATACACCCCATGTATAACCATTATATTCAAATAAACTTGTTGGATAATAATCATCATCAACACTATGTACAGATAATAATGTTGTGGTTTGATTAAATGTATCTACCATATAAGTTTTGGGTAGAATAAAGTTATTTTGGTTATCTAAAAATAAAAATCTATCTAAACAAACAAATTGATTATTACCTAAGTAATGCATGGATGTTGGTGATGATGATGCGTTAACACTATCTACTGTTATGGTAATACTTTGTGATGATGTACCACTAAAATTATCAGCACTTATAGTAATTGTATCTCCAGATTTATATAAATCACCTGTATTATTAGTAGAAACACTTGAGACCGTTCCTCCACTAACAATAATATCAAAAATTGCAGCATAACCAGAACTTGTTCCACTTCCTGTTAATCCAATATAAGTACCCGATTGCAAACCTGCAAGGCTAGTAAAACTGAAATCATCAATAGCACCTCCAATACTTCCTAATATATCAATATCTAAATATGTAAGATTTCCAAAATCATCCATCTTACCAAATAAAATTGAATTTGTTGGACCCGAAATATCTCTACTTGAAAAATATTTGAATCCATCATTTGGATTATTTGCAAATACTGTAGGTCCATAAAAAATACCATTTGTTGTAAATGCAGTAACTGTATTATTGGATTGTAAGTTAAATAACATATAATCATCTGGTGGTGTAGTTGGTGTACTTTTTAATCCAAATATTAAAAAGTCTGTTGTAAATCCTCCTTTAAAACTTGTTCCTATTATTGATTGTATCATATATTATATATTATTTTTAATAAAGAAGCAATTGTTTAAATTAGACAATTGCTTCTTATTTTATTACATTTTCTTATTTTTAATCAATGTTTAATCCTGCACCACTTACCATCCATTTATCTATACCAATTTTCAATAGTGTTGCCATTGAATTACTTGGAATATAGAAGTTAGTACTATAATCATCAAATCCTGCACCCCATAATTTAGTAATATTGGAGTCATTTATATAGAAATATGTATTACTATTACCGCTAACAATAGTAATTGCAGTTCCGATAGGGAAAGCAACATTTTCATTTGTAGGAATATAAATTCCATAACCATCACCATCATCTTTATAGATATGTTTCCCAATATCACTAAGTTGTAAGTAATAATCTTCATTGTGAGGTCTATAGTTTTGTGGAATTACTCCAGCACTTGATGTTTGTTTTGTTCCATCACCAAATATTATACAACTTTCTTCATTTATTTTATCTATATTATTATCTATATAATAGTTATTTTCAAATATATATTTATCTCTAGTATATGTTATTGAGTGTGTTCCAGTTTGAGGTGTTATTGATTCATAAAAACTAGATGTTACTGATTGTATTACATATTCTCCTTTTACATAACTTGTTATTCCACTAAATTCTTGATCATCGGTTTGTTCTAATGATAAAGTTCCATCGGTTGGTAGATTTGCAACAAACGCATTATAATAATTATCCGCCATTACATAGGTATAACCAGCAATAGCAATTCTTTCATTTTTAATAGAAATATTGTTTATATAGAAATTTTCTCTACCACCAATAGTATTATTCCAAACTATGACACCATCACTATTAAGTTTAAATAATCTAATTGAGGTTCTATTAAAATTATTATCATAATTATCTACTGCTATATAAATACCCGTACTATCTGTAGCTACTGCAGAATTATTATTTATAAAAGTTCTTTTTTGCCATATCAAATTGCCACCAAATGTTAGTTTGGAAATAATAACTTCTTCATCATAATCACTATAGTGAGTTGTTATTACACTATTAGTTCCAAATATTGCAACTGATTCGCCATAACAATCATGTTCTAATTCGTTTAAAACTTTTGTCCATTGTTGAACACCATTTTGATTAAACTTAGTGATAATAGCTTTATCATAATTATAATTACCACCTTTATAACCAACACAATAAATATTATTATTCTCATCTGTTATAACTGATTCAAATGTATCACCTTGTACATCACCGATAAGTGTTCTTTCCCAGTTTTCTGTGTAAATATAAGCTTCTCCATTAAGAGATTTATAAATAGACCAAGTTCCTGATGCACTAAAATTAACATTTGTTGATATTGTAAAATGTAAGCTTGCTGTAGAACCTGTTCCAGATATAGATACACCTTGAATACCTCCACCAGTTACTTCAGTAACTGTTAAGATACAATTGTTTGAACTAGTTCCACCAAGTTTACTACCAGGTATAGTAATAATATCATTTAAAACATAACTAGATTGTTGTCCCTGAATACTATTCATAAAGTAAGCACCGTTTCCTTGACCTTTGTAAATAATAAAGTTAGCACCGTTTCCTTCTATTATTGAACCAGTTACTCCTGAAAAACTTTGAGTTCCTGTTCCAACAAGTGCAGTACCCGTTATTTCTGCACTTACTATACCACCATTTAACACATCTGTTTGTAGAATTGTAGCATCATTATCAGGTGTAATACCACCTAAGCTTGTACCTGGTATAACTATTGGTTTAAGTACATTTATATTATATCCTGTACCAGGAGTATCTACACTAATAATTGTGTATGATTGATTATCATAGTCTGTTAAAATCGTAAATGATGCACTACTTCCTCCTGGTGTTAGTGATCCTGTTACTCCACTAAAAGTATTTATATATTGTAAATTTTCATCTCCAATAATTCCTGTTCCTGCAATAGACCAATTATTTGTATTTAAAGGAATGTCGTTATTAATACTACTAGGTGATATTACTAAAGTACTTACTGTACTACCTGCAAGAGCTAAAGAAGTTGTTATTGTCCAAGCTAAATAGTCTGTAGTTTTTTCACCAACTATAATTAATTCATTATCAGAGTTAAAGGTCACATCATTTAGATAAATATCACCTTGTTCTGCCAAATCATTAATATCTTTTAGTCTATTTGATATTATAATACTACCAGTTTCTGAATCAATTCTTACAATTAAACCTTCTGTGTATTCTGGATAAACTTCACATACAACTACTAAATCTCCATTTACTGGATCTATTGTTATTGATTTTGCCTCAGTATCATATCCATTATTTTGATAAATTGTTTTTGACCAAAGTTTATCTCCTGCTTTATTAAATTTTACTACAATTGCATCACCATCATTGATTTGATAACCTGCAGCATATGTATTTCCATCATCATCTATTACAACTGATGTAAAAACAATATCATCATCATTATTATAAAGTGGTCCTAACACTGACATCCATCCTAAAGTATCATTTTCTGGTAAAATTAAATCTTTATTAGATAGTTCTAATTTTTCCTCACCAAAAGATAATGAATTATCATCTGCAATTAAAACATTTACTTGTTTTTTAGTATCACTATTCCCATCTGATCCAGAATCACCTGTATACCAAACTTTATCAATGTCAGTATTGATTGCAACCATTGCAAAAATACTTTCATCATATAATGTAATATAACTACTTCCAGTACCAAATTTGTTATTTTCTACTACTTCACCACCACCATAATTAATACCATATATTGTGAAGATTTGTTCAGATATATCATTATCATAAAAACTATTAATACTGTATGTTCCTACACCACCATTTGTTGTTCCTGTTAATATTTCATATTCACCTTGATTATGTCTAATTGTTTGACCAACTGATATTGTTCCTGATATAACTTCTGTTACTGTAAGAATATATTCATTTTGATTATTTAATTGGACTTGCTCAACTGAACCAATAACTTTAGTAATACTCTTATCTGTTGTTATATAGTTACCATTATCATACTGATCATCACCACCATCTGATATTTTCATAACTGGCCATGTATTTTCATTATTTCTATATGGACTATGATAATCTGGTTTTCCAACCATATCATATGAATTAATAACACCATTCCTTATAGATGTGACTAAAACTGATGCATTATCATTCCCGCCATCAATAATGTATCCTTCTCCTAAATCAATAGTATAATTTGTTCCACCATAAAGTAATTTTACACTAGTAACTGAACCTGTTGCACTTGTTGTTATATAAACATTAGCCCAGCTTCCACCAGGACTCTGTACACCATAATATCCATCGGTATATCCAGTACCTGTACTAAAAAGTTCAAATGTTTTAATAACGCCATTGTTGACACTGTTTACGTAGATTGTTGCATCATTATCTGGTGATTGCCCACCAAGAGCAGTACCTGAGATTGTAACTATTTCATCTACTTGAAATCCTTGTGTAAAATTAGTATTAGCAGGACCACCTTCGCCAAGACTATATCCATAATCTACTAATTTATAGAAACTAAATGTTCCAGATCCTGTTGCACTAGTTTCATATGGTACATTACTATATTCTATTGCTTTATCTTGAAATACAAAATTCTTATATAATGATCCTGATGGTAAAGAAGACGTTAATACTCCTATATTATCATAGAATAAATCTCTTATTACTGTAAGATCTGTGTTAAGAGTGTTATCGGTATGTAATACAATATCAACAAACTTTTCAACAAAATTTCTAATGTCTTTAATTTTTAATGGTCTTTTTGTATCAGCACCATATATATTTAAGATAACTACTGTATCACTACCACTAAGTCCAGTTACGTAAAAATCATCATTCTCAGTTTCTGTAGTTTCATTTTTATAAGAAGCATTTTTACTTTTACTTATAAATACTTGTGTTATATTAGCATCTTCTCCAGATAATCTGTTGATTCCAGCATAAAACCCTTTATATCCACCACCATTTAATGTTAATTTGTTATTATCATCTGCAGATAAAATTAAAGGAGATGCAGTTGTTCCTAAATTAATACTGTTTATAACTAATGATCCATCATGAGTTGATATAGGAACACCACCAACGTAAATCGTTTGTCCAGAAACGTGTAAACTTTTCCATTGTGATGCACTTGATCCTAAGTTATATACACTATCCTCTGCAGGAATAATATCTGTTTCTAGTGTCGTTAAATCTATAGCACTTACTGTACCAGAAATTGCTAATTCTTCTAAATACAAGAAGTTATTATCCATTTCTGCAATAGTTAATCTACTATTTTTTTCGCTTCTTAAAGTTAGTGAGTAAGTTGACATATTTTTATAATAATTTTTTTTATAGAGTATATATTTTTTATTAAAAATGTATTTTTGTTATAAAATAAAAAAAGAGAGCTAAAGCTCTCTTTTTTATCTTAATATTGTTTGTTTTCTGTCAGGTCCAACAGAAACTATCTTAATTGGTGTTTCTAATTCTTTTTCTATAAACTCAATATATTCCTTTAGTTCTTCGGGTAAATTATTAAAGTCTTTAATATTAGTTATATCTTCTGACCAGCCATCAAATCCTATATAAATAGGTTCTAAGTTTTCTGGCTCAATGTTATAAGGAAAGTGTGTAATTATCTCACCTTTATATTTATAACCAGTACAAATCATTATTTTATCAAATCCAGACAGTACATCACCTTTCATCATCATAAGTTCTGTTACACCATTTATTTGACAAGAATATTTAAGAGCAACTAAATCTAACCAACCACATCTTCTAGCTCTACCAGTAACAGAACCAAATTCGTTACCAATTTTTGCCATTTGTTCACCTACCTCATCAAATAATTCTGTAGGAAATGGTCCACTTCCTACTCTTGTTGTATAAGCTTTGAAAATACCATAAACATCTTTGATTTTATTAGGTGCAATACCCAATCCTGTACAAGCACCAGCTGCAGTTGTATTAGAAGAAGTAACAAATGGATAAGTTCCAAAATCAACATCTAATAATGAACCTTGTGCACCTTCACATAAAATAGATTTACCTTCTTTTTGAGCTTGATGTAAATACTCTTCACTATCAATAAAAGTAAATTGTCTTAGATAAGCAAGTGCATCCAAGAATTCTTCTTCCATATCTTCATAATTGGTGTTAAATTGTTTGATAACACTCCAATCTATTAGTTCATCATGTTTCTTTTCTAACTTAGTAAATCTTTTGTGAAAGTCTGGTAATTCTAAGTCACCAACTCTGATTCCGTTTCTACCAGTTTTATCCATATAAGTAGGTCCAATTCCTTTAAGAGTAGAACCAATTTTATCTTTACCTTTTGCAGTTTCTGAGGTAGCATCTAAAAGTTTATGAGTAGGTAGAATTAAGTGAGCTTTTCTTGATATAAGTAATCTTTTTTTAACATCCATATCAAATTTTGCTAGAGCTTCTACTTCTTGTCTGAATACAACAGGATCAAGTACAACACCATTACCAATTATATTTATTGTGTCTTTATGAAAGATACCAGAAGGTATAGTTCTAAGTACGTGTTTTCTTCCTTCAAATAGAATTGTATGTCCAGAATTTGGACCACCTTGAAATCTTGCTATTATATCATATTTTGAAGTCATTACATCAATTATCTTGCCTTTTCCACAATCTCCCCAACTTAATCCAACTAAAACGTCTACTTTACTCATTTTTCTTGTTTATTTTTTCTTTTAATATATTTTATCCACATAATAATTATCTGAAGTATAACCATACTTCTCTGCTGACAATCTAGCCAATTCCTGTGTCTTAAAAGGTTCCAATATAATACCATTTGCTTCACTACCATGAGCAGGTACTTTTTCATAAACTGCATATTGTTCTTTCATTATTCCTCTATTTTTATAAATCGTTGTTCAATTCCACCTCTTTTATTCTCAACAGTTTCACACCATATTGATAAAGGTCTTGCATAGGTTGACCCAAATGATAGTGATTGGTAAATAACTAAAGGTTCTTTAGTTTCTGTGTGATTTGCTAAAGTGATGATTTTATATCTACCACCTTTGTAGTGTTGCCAAGTTTCTCCTGGCATAATTCCGTAGTTTAATTCTTGTTCCATATTTAGTTTGTAAATTGTATCATGTCACCATTATTGAATATTATTCTAGTTCCATATGAGTTATCATCAAAAATTTGTAGGTAAACTGTTAAAGTTGATCCTTGTTCTGTGAATGTTGCAGATTGATATTTCATACCACCTGTGGTTTCTCCTTCTAATAGATCTGTCTTTTGATCAAAAAATCTTATACTTCCATCATTCATAATTATTTTAAAGGTTGCTGAGTCTTGATAATTGAAGATAATTTTATTTTCTGCAGAATTCCATTGAGGTTCTTTATCTTTCTTAATAACACAAATTTTTGAGTAGATTCTGGTAAATTGTGATTGTGCGGAAGAAATTGTTACAGTGAATAGTAACAACATAGTAAGTAATAGGTTTTTCATCGATTGTCTGTTTTTTATTATACTAATTGATGTAACATATGTTGTCTTCTATATTGAATAAATATTTTTTTACATTGTTCTATTACTAAATCGCCTTCACTATCAGTATAATGTAAGCTACTGAGCTCTAATTCATATGAAGAATTTTCAGAGTCTATAATTAAAATAGGACCTATTGGTATCAAGTTTGTAACGTCAGATTTATAATGATAATCCAAATAAACTATATTATTTGGATATAGTAGTTTAATTTCGTCTAAGAATTTATTTATTAGTTTATGTTCCATATGTATATAATATAAAAAAGTCGAAACTTAGTTTCGACTTTTTTAATTTTATTCTAAAGTTATTTATTAGAATTTGTAGATTACTCCAAATGTAGGTGTTGTGGTAGTAAATGGATTTTTAACACCATTGAAACCTACATTAAATGTAGAGGTTTGATCATTGTAACTAGCCAAACTTGTTAAACTTGTAGTAAGTGCTAAGTTTTGAGTTACAAAGTAGTTTAAACCTAATCCTAAATCTGCAGAAACATAAGATTTAACATCTGCATCATTGTTGTTATTAACTCCTAATTGAGAATAAACTTTAAAGTTCTGTCCTACATTTAAGAAATAATGTCTAGCAAATAAGCCAACAGAAGTAGAACTACCCGTAGCATCTTTACCAGTTTCAACTGAGATACCTACTGCAGTTTTGTCAGTTACAAAGTAACCCACAGTTGGTGCAAATGTGTAAGTTGCGTCAACATCTTTTGTTTTTGTGTAAGATACTGAACCTTCAACAAATTTGTCAGATTTTTTAAATCCTGTTTGAGCAGTTGCGGTTAAGCCTAAAGCTGCTACTAAAATTAATAAAATTTTTTTCATTTTTAATTTATTTTTTTTTAATGTGTGGAAAATTCCAGACACTTCTATTTATATAGAAAAGTTTAAAAAAGTTTAGTTTATTGCTAATCTTTTTGTTGATGTTTTACCATCTTCTGTAATTTTTACGATGTACATACCTGTTACTAAACTACTTACGTTTAATTGACTTTGTATATTTTCTACTAAAACTTTTTTACCAATCATATCATAAATCTCTACATCTTTTGTAGAATTTAGATCAGTTGTGATATTTAAAATATTTTTTGTTGGATTTGGATAAACTTGTAATCCAGAAATTTGATTTTGATTAGTAGATAGTACTAATGCACCATTTGATACGGTAAAGTTGTCGATTCTCCAAGCACCAGCCGCAGAATAGTTTGCAGGTGTTGTTGCAGCATAACCAACTGCAGAGTAGTCTGTTCCTGTTGGATTAAAAATTGATACTATTCTGAAAGCAAATCCAGATTGATTACTAGCATTAGTTGGCATTACAAGTGTAACCATTGGAGTTGAGGTAAATGAATTAGTCAATAGTCCACCATTATTACCGAATACTGTCCAAGTTGTTCCGCCATTTATACTATATTCATATTGTTGAAATCTTGATGAAGTATTTGAACCTCTTGGATCAAAAGTTACATTAATTGCATCTGTGAATCCAAGTGTACTAACTGCAAATTGAAATCCAGCAGTACCTGATCCTGTTAGTGTTAAAGGAAATGTTTTAATGCTATACCCAAGATTGGTAGTTGCTGTACCATTACCTAATGGCATAGAACCAGCTGTACTAAGATTATCAACAACTCCACCTATCGGTGTGAATGTTCCTGTTCCAGTAGTAGGTAACATAGCAGTTGCTGGGATTGCATTGTCAAAATTCCATTGTGTGATGTTTTGACCAAAAGAAATTGTTGTCATAAGTAAGACAACTAAAGTTAAAAGTTTTTTCATGTTTTTATAAGTTTTTATTTTTTTACTTTCTTTATAGATTGATAGAAAGAAAAGTTTATAAACTTATATAAATAAAAAATCCCCTAACTACTCAAAGTTAAGGGTTTTATTTCACATGTATTTGTTTGTTTAATAAGGGGCTGAGATTATGCCATCTTGTAAGAATCTTTTGAAGAATTATTGTTTCTCTTCGTATCCACAATCTTTTGGATTGTAATTCTCATTGAGGATTAGTTAGACTAATCACTTCTTGAGGCTTCAACTACTCTCTTATTACTCAACTCTCTTCAAACTTGCGGTCTGATTAAGGGTTCGACCCCTTAGAGGTTTTTGGCAAGAATACGTCTCAACTTGCGGTCTTGACGTGCACTGGACGGCCCAGTACTATGTACTCAACTTTCGTTGAAGCCTGACAGACACTTTTGCTTTTTAGTTTTTAAATTTTACTTCAAATGTAAATTGCTTTAGTGTTGTGGATATGTCGAAGAAGTGGTCTGTCGTAAGCTTCGTTATCTTTTGAACAACGAAATACTAAACTCCTTCGTGAAGCCTCCCAGCCTCCATATTTTAAGACAACTTCAAACTAACACCTTGGTAGATGTTTAGTAGGGATAGTAGCAGCACCACCTGTTCTCTACCATTACCTTTCGGTTTTAAGTCACCTCTTATATTGGAAGTCGCAATCATATGGTTGGAGCCATACTTCTCGCAAAAATCCTATGAGTTATTCTTATTGGTGTTCCCACCTCAACCGGACAATCCACATTGCCGCGGTTACTCAACCACTTTCTCTACAGTGTTACCCTCGATAGTAAAGGTTGCGTAATATCTCACTTGTGTACTCGAGCTCTTACAAGCCGCAGAACCATTTAACGTTGATTCCACTTTATCCTAAGTTTCCCTAGGTTATTTAACGACGATACACCGCCGATTATCATTTTACTAGCCACCGAAGTGATTAGTTGGATAATACAATATTTTCAAAGAACGTAATCTTTTTGTTTTTATTATAGTACAAAGATAATATAAGTTGTTTAAACTACCAAAATTATTTTTACTTTTTTTAAAAAAAATTAAGACCCTATTACAGGCAGTTGATTACCCCATTCTATTTGGACTTGGATGTTATAGCTTTCACTAATAAATTAGCTAGAATGCGTCAGCTCATTGAGTCTTAATTTTAGTAGTCTGTACGGGATTCGAACCCGTGTGACCAGCCGCCCCGAAGGACCGCTACCCGTCCTGACCCACCGAAGTGAGTATCCGCTAGACGAACAGACCGATAAGTAGTTGCCTACCTAGGTTTTATTTGTAGTCTGTACGGGATTCGAACCCGCGTTACCTCCTTCGAAGGGAGACGTCCTGACCCACCGAGGTGAGTATCCACTAGACGAACAGACCGAAGTGTCGTGTTTAATTACACTAAAGATGAATACTTAAAAGTACCAACTTGTCAACATTACAGAAATGACATTTACACTTAGTAGCGGGAGAAGGACTCGAACCTCCGACCTTATGGTTATGAGCCACACGAGCTGCCAACTGCTCTATCCCGCGATATATTTTGTTGTAGTCTGTACGGGATTCGAACCCGCGTTCCTCTCTCGTGACTAAGAGAATGTCCTGTTTACCTTACTTTAATGCCGAAGCTTTTTGTTCAGTAAACGTCCACTAGACGAACAGACCGAAGAGTGTCGGAATTAAAACGCGCATCACTCTTATTTGTTTGACAAAGATACGGTGACTTTTTTAATCTACCAAATCTTTTTTAATTTATTTTGTACCCCAGCCAGGATTTTCACCTGTATCTCTGTTTTAGTTAAAACAATGACTTTATTCATCCAATGGAGTGTATTTGTAGTCTGTAAGGGATTCGAACCCATGTTTTCTCCTTCAATGCCATTACGCAGTAATCGGGAAATGTCCTATCACCGAAGTGAACCGCTAGACGAACAGACCGAAAGAGTTGTGCTATCGTACACCACTAGGCCGGAATTTCACACGACACCTACTCTTATTTTATTTTGACAAAGATACGACGACTTTTTTAATCTAACAAATCTTTTTTCATTTATTTTGACCGCATTGAGGGAGTCGAACCCAAATGTAAATACATTTACTAGTATTTATATTTATAATAACAAGATTAGAACCTATCCCGACTTCATACTAGAATATTAAATTATTATCTAGTTTACTAACTACTTGTTCAACGCGAATGTGTAGTCTGTAAGGGATTCGAACCCATGTTTACAATCTCTCCATATACCAGGATATTTGAGATTGTCGTCCTATCACCAAAGTGATATACCGCTAGACGAACAGACCATTTTATTTTTGTTTGACAAAGATAAGGACAATTTTTTAATCTACCAAATCTTTTTTTTCAATCTTTTTGAGAGTTTGTTTCTCTCATTTGTTTTACAAAGATACGGTGACTTTTTTAATCTACCAAATCTTTTTTAATTTTTTTTATTTTCTTCCCCAGATCATATATCCGATTAAAATCCCAACTATTATACCTGAACCCATATTATTTCTTTATTAGAGTACAAAGATACAAAAGTTTTCTAATCTACCAAATTTTTTTAGAAAAAAAAATGATAAAATAATTTAATATATACATTATGATATATCCAGGAACACACTCACTAAAATTAAGGGAAGACAAAGAAACACGTCTTTCTGTATCAGAATTAGATGGTAATTTTAAATACCTAAATAATCTAGCTTCTTCATCTGCATCACAAGAGTCTTATAGAAATTTAACTTTATCTGACTTTGTTACTAATTCATTTACTGCATCAACTACAGATACTTATTTATTTGTAGAATGTCCAATTGCACAATATTTAAACATTTATCTTCCTGATCCAGCGGATATGCCAGGGAAGAAGTTATCTTTTGTAAAAACTGATAATAATTATGAAAATGAGGTTACATTACACGGAACATTTAATGTTGAGACTTTTTATTCTTTATATGGTTCGGGTTCTACTGCGACATTTGTTAGTAATGGTATTGCTTGGTGGTTGGTGCATAACTGGGGCTAACAAAATTTAATTAAAAATAAATAGAATTATGAAATACTATATAACACAACATTATACAATAGAACATAAAGAATTATATGATTTAACAAGTCCTATAAATAAAAAGTATGCAGAGGATAACACATTTGAATATGTTTCAAGTGATATTAAAAGATGTCCTGAAAGAGCTGCTTGGTGGGAGAAAATTGCATGGTTGAAAGAATTTTTATCTTCAATTGAAGACGGTAGTTATGTTGTTTATCAAGATTGTGATAGTATTAGTGTAGGTGGTGATTTGAAATCTTTATTACACGAAGGTTCTGAATGGGGTCAAGTTGAACTTAGATCAGGTTTTGGTGGTAGAACACCAAATGGTTGGTTCAACGCAGGTGTTATTATTTTAATAAACACGCAGGATGTTAGAGATTTTCTACAAAGAGTATGGGATAGAAATGATGATACCGATGAAACATCTATAAATAAAGAGATTAAGTCTCAAAATGGAACTATTGGTAGAGGTAAAAAAGTTACTAGTTTAGATGTTGAACTTAATTGTTGGAACAATAATAAACACTTAGCATCTGATATAATAATAAAATCTTGGCACGGTATAACATACCAAGATAAAATCAATTTAATTAGAGATTATATAAAATAAAAAACCCCGTCAGAAGATGGGTTTTTTGTTTAATTATCCTGAGATATATCTAAATAATAGAAATAATCCACAAGAAACTGCAATTGTTACTGGTAGTGTAAGAATCCATGCAGATAATATTGTTTTTATTGTTTTTGTTTTTAAATTATTTACTCCTTTTGATGCAACCATTGATCCTGCAATACCAGAACTTAATATGTGTGTTGTTGATACTGGTAGTTTAAATGCGGTTGATAATCCAATTGTAATTGCTGCAACTAATTCAGAAGAAGCTCCTTGTGCATAAGTTAAATGTTGTTTACCAATTTTCTCTCCAATTGTAACTACAATTCTTTTCCATCCAATCATGGTTCCTAATCCTAATGAAGTAGCAATCATCCACATAACCCACATTGGTGGATTAGAAACATTGTCTAATGTAAAAGTAAGTGGTAAGAAAGCCATAAGAATAATCATAGCTAAACCGATTCCTTTTTGACCATCATTTCTTCCGTGAAAGAATGAAACTAACGTACAAGTGGATATAAGTATTGTTCTAATCCAAAATGGTGGTGGGTTATCTCCATTGGGTTCTTCAAATACGTCTTTTCTTTTAACAACCTTGTTCAAAAACCACATTAAAAGAATTACCATAGTAAATCCTAATAAAGGTGAGAAAGCTAGAGCTTTTCCTATATCAATAATTTTGCCCCAATTAGTATAATCTACTCCTGTTATAATAGAATAACCAACAGAAACTCCAATAATTGATCCAATTAAGGTATGAGAAGAAGAGGCAGGGATTCCTTTATACCAAGTTGCTAAGTTCCAAAAAATAGCAGTAATTAAGATTGACATAACCATACCCATCGTATGATAGATGTTACTATCTGTAAGTATTTCTTTAGGAATAAGTGTTACGATACTTAATGCAACACCTACACCACCAGTAATGAGACCGAGGAAATTCATAATTCCTGACCAAACAACTGCTTGTTTAGGCTTTAAAGATTTTGTATAGATTACAGTGGCAACTGCATTTGCGGTATCGTGAAATCCATTGACGAATTCAAAGATACAAACCGCGAGTAAAGCTAAAATTAGCAAAGTTGTTAACATAATAGTTTTTTTAGTATAGTTTTAAAAAAATAAAAGTTATTTATTTTTTGATCATATGACTACATATTTCATCCATCCAACCGAGTTTCTGTGCAACCTGTGCTCCACTACATCCTTTAATAAAATCATTTCTAGTATTATATTTAAGTGCCTCTTCTTGACATCTTTCTTTTGTCCAATACCCAACTGGTCTTTTTTTAACTATCATGTGTGAACATATTTCATCCATCCAACCATTTCTACCAGCTACTTGTCCAGAAGGAGATCCTTTAATATAACTACTTCTGGTATTATATTTAAGTGCTTCTTCTCTACATCTTTCTTTTGTCCAATATCCTCTAGGTTTTATATCTCGTATTTCCATATGACTACATATTTCATCTATCCAGCCATTTCTTTGTGCCGCTGCTGCCGCACCACCAGCACTTGTTTTAAAATCATTTAAGTTATTGTATTTAAGTGCTTCTTCTCTACATCTTTCTTTTGTCCAAGAACCGGCAGGATTAGTTTGTTTATCCATATGTGCACATATTTCATCCAGCCAACCATTTTTATATGCTGAACTTTGTGCACCCCTAGATCCTAATTTGAATTTATAACGTTTATCATATTTTAGTGCTTCTTCTCTACATCTTTCTTTAGTCCAATAGAAATCTCTTATAACCTTATCATAATCTTTACATATTTCATCGATCCATCCATATTTATATGCTGCAGCTATTGCACCTGGTGAACCTTTAGTAAAATCAATTTTATTTTTATATTTAAGAGCTTCTTCTTTACATTTCTCTTTAGTCCATATAAGATAGTTACCACCAACATCTCCACCATTAGAAGTATTTAAAACCTTATAGTTTCTATCTCTATATTCTTTAATAAGATTAATTTCCATCTTCACAGCATCATCAAGAGGTATAGGTTCTGGTGTTAATAATTTAGAAGTTGGTATAAGTCCTGTTAATTTGATATAATCATATACTGAGGATTTTCTACTATTTTCAAGGGTATGTTGTATATTTCTACGTTTAAAGTCAGATGTTAAACCTATATATACTGCATTATCTGGAAATGTATATATATATACAAATCTCTTTACACGATTACCTAAATAGCTCATATGGTCACATACCTCTTTTAACCAACCTCTTATTCTTGCTATACTATATGCAGTAGGTTCATTATTTCCAAATTCACTTCTACTATTATATTTAAGAGCAATTTCTTGACATCTTTCTTTTGTCCAATATCCTTTAAAGTTTCTAAGTGGAATCATATGACTACACACTTCATCTAACCAGCCGTTTAAACGTGATGAATTATATGCTCTCTCCGAGAGTTTACGAAATTCACTTCTACTAGAATATTTTAAAGCTTCTTCTTGACATTTTTCTTTTGTCCAAATTTTTTTACCTTCGTTTATCTCATTAAAATTTTTTAAATGCTTCATAGTATTATATATAAAGTTAAAGAGATTGATATTATAAATATCAGTCTCTTTCTTAAATATAAGTAAGTGAGCTTAGCCGCGATTTTGTTCTATCCCATCATTTATCTTTGCATCAACCCGTTCTCAAAGGGAAACCGACACCCTCGAATTGTTTGACTTGCTACTTCCTTAGTACAATCGACATTAGTCTCCTAAGTTAGGTTTTGTAGTCGCGAACTTCCTCTGTTTCCAGCGATAGGTTCTCTGCTTACTTATTGTAAAAGTACAAGATAGTTATAAAATTTTACTATTTATTTTTAAATAAATTTTTTCTATATCATATCCTGTATTATATAGTCTAATAATTTCGGTAATTTCGTCTTTTTTTATTCCACATATTTTTCTATTTGCTGAATTATCTCTTTTATCTAACCATCTTAAATTTTTATATCTATTATCATTTCTTATTTTATTTATATGGTCTACTTCCCATCCATGTTCTTTTGCACCAAAAAAAACTTCTGCAATAATTCTATGTGATCGAAATGTTTTATTTTTATTTTTATTTTCATCTAGCGGTATTTTTAAATCTATCAATAGATAACCTTCTTTTTGTTGACGTTGTTTTAGTATTCTATTAGTTTTTATATTTCTGATTTCTCCGTCAGAAGATACTTCATAGTTATAATCTCTAAATTGTTTCCATATTTTCATATATCATATTTAATTTTTATAATCTATATATAAAAATATAAAACCGACATTGTCGGTTTTATTCTCTTAAAACTGATGATTTCCTTGGTTCACGTTAAATACGAATATACCTTCGTCATACCACATATCAACAACACTTAATCTATCGTCATAAACACAAAGTAAGTTATAATTTGGTTTAATATGATTTTCATATATTTCTTTTTTGATTAAAGTATCTTTTCTATAATCATCTTTTGGTCTCATATACATTTCATCGAACTCAATACCATGAAAGTCTAACCATTCTTCGGTAACTTCTCTACAAACTTCATCACGACCAGTTACGATAATTACTTTTCTACCTTTATCTTTATGAAATTGTAATTGTTCTGATACAATTTCGTTTAAATCATCTTTATAAACTTGCATCCAATCGAATGGACCTCTACGACCCATAAGTGCAAGTGTACCATCGATGTCAAATATAACTGCACCTTGTTTCACAGAGTTAAAGTTTGGAGTTAAGTGAGGTCTTGTCATTTTTTTGACTGGTTGAAAGTCGAAAGAATCCATTAAGATTTTATATTCTTTATACATTTTATTGATAACAACTGGACCTACAGACTTGTCTCTTTGTCTGTCTCGTTCTATCGCTTTGTCTTTTGATATATCAAAAACTTGATAGTCTATATCGGCACTAAACTTAAACTTCTCGATAATATTTTGAATATATTTATCTTTTAAATTAGTATTATCGACAATAACATTCATTTTTTTAAGTAATGATTGTTCAATTGTTGCATCTACTAATTCATTGATTATATTCTCAACTTTATTTTCTACAACTCCGGAATTTTTTAACATTTCTCTAAAGTCGTCTCTACTTACTCTGGTCCAATTATCATTTGTTTTCACAAAATCTTTGGCCCACGTAGATTTGCCGGAAGCAGGTACTCCGATAAGTATTTTTATTTTTGGATTTGTCTTCATGATTTTATAATTTTTACAAATGTAGTTATTTAAAATTAAAAACCACTCATTATGAGTGGTTTTTTTTATCCTCCGTAAGCGTCAACTATATAACCTTGTCTAACTCTAAAATTTATTCTATTAGGATTTGCGTCCATTTCTAACATCTTTGACTGACCATCTTCTTCAGTTATTCTTACTGTAAATCCACCATCTTGTGCATACTTTGTTGCTTCTTCGATAGTTTTACCCTCATACTCTCCTTGAGTAATTAAGCCAAAATTTCTTAATGCCATAATTTTATTTTATTTTATTTTTTATACAAAAAAAGATAAACAAAGTTTATCTTTTTATTTCTGCCTTTTCCCAATTTCTGGTCCAGTGAACATCCGTGCTAACGTGACCTTTTCTTACCCATTTCATTACGTTATCTGCAAAGTCGTCATTATGAAACATTCCTGCCGTTCTTACTACGATACCTTCTCTTTGTCCACCTAATTCAGATGGTTTACTTACTAAATCTTCTACAATTTGTTGTAATTCTTTAGAAGAATTTACGACTCCTTTGAATAAAACAGGTACAGTTGGTATATCTAATAGATAAGAATACTCTTCTACTTTTTCCCAAGGGATCCAAATATCATTATCTCTTATACCAAAAATATAGAAGTATGATTCTAGGTTAGTGTATTCAATAGAGTGAATACCTTCCATATTTTCTCCGAATAAGAAAACACCGTCTCCTAATTCATCTTCAACTGATAATTTATGTAATTGTCTAACTTCTCTTGACCAAGGTGATGTAGTAAAAGTTGCATGACTTCTTGCATAAACCCCTTCATCTGTCATTCCACAATTCTCACCATCTAACTTTTCAGTAATAACGATTTCAGTACCTAATAATGATTCTACACTATCAGATATTCTATCATCATTTGTTGATCCTGGTGACCAGGGTAAATGATATGTTCTGTTATACTTACTCATGATTTCTATTTTTTACAAATATATATAATAAAATTGATTATAAAAAATAAAAGCCTTACTTTGTAAGGCTTTTTTATTATTTATTGAACTCGTCAAATTTTAAAAGTTTTGATTCAACAACTACTTCTTTTGCAGTGTTACCTCTTCTTTCAATTGCTTTCCATTTCTTATCTAAGAAAGCTAACTTAGCTTTATCAATTTTACAGTTTCTATCTGAAATGTTTCCTTCGTTAAAAAGTGAAATCATTTCGTCCATACTTAATGTAGGATGTTTTTTATCAAACAAAGGATCTGGATGTGACCAACCAAATTTGAATAACCAGTTCAGCATAGCTGCTTTACTGAAGTCTTGATAGTCTGCAGTAGTACCGTTACCTTTTCTCTTAGATAATTTAGCATTACCTTCAAAAAGTAAACCAGCATGTGTGATAACTGGAAATGTTTTATCTCCTTCTACTTCACAAATCTTATCCCATATTAAGTGTTGCTTTACCTCATTTGCAATGTGGTCAACACCTCTGATGATGTTAGTTACATCATAATCGTAGTCGTCTAAGATTGAACAAAAGTTGTAAGTAGGGAATCCGTTATTTCTAAGGATAACCATTGAGTACTCTCCCATATCTAATTCATAACCGTTCTCAGTTTTAGTACCGATTTTCTCAGCAACTTCTTTGTAACGGTCTAACCTTTCAGATTGTCTGAATGTGATGTCATGATCTAATCCAAAATCTGCCATCTGCTCATAGATATAATCAATCCATTCTGGTTTATTTCTTTCTTGGTCAGTATCATCAATTCTTAAAATGAATGTACCGTTATTCGCTCTTGCTTGAAGCCAAACAAGTAATGCTGTACGTAAGGTTCCTAAATGGAAGAAGCCCGTGGGGCTCGGAGCAACACGTGTTACCATAGTTTAATTTTTTATTTTGTTTATATATTAAATTTCTTTTACAAAAATATATCATTTAATTCAAATAAACAAACTTACTCATACAAGTTTTTGTTATTTTTAATTCGTATAAATTAGGATTTTGATTATAAAATAATAATATATACTTAAAAATATTTTTTTTATGAAGAAATTAAAGCTTTATGAGTTATTTACTGGAGAAGAAGGTGAACAACCAAAAACTAAAAAGAAAACTCCATTCTTAGACGCATATGGTGTTGATATGACTAAACTTGCGGAAGATGATAAACTTGATCCTGTAATAGGTAGACAAAAAGAAATCGACCAAGTTATATGGATTCTATCTAGAAAAAATAAAAACAATCCAGTTATTATTGGTGAGCCAGGTGTTGGTAAAACTGCAATTATCGAAGGTATTGCTAGACTTATGGTAACAGAAGATTGTCCAGAAGCATTAGAAGGCAAAAGAATTGTATCTGTTGATATGGGTACTATTATGGCAGGACAAGGTGGTTTAGAAGCTAAAGTAAAAGCTTTAATGGATGAGCTTAGTGATAATCCAGAAATTATTCTTTTTATTGATGAGATTCACTTAATGGTAAATAAAAGTGTACCGATTGATATGGCAAATCAAATTAAACCAGCTCTAGCAAGAGGTCAAATGCGTTTAATTGGAGCAACTACAAATAATGAATTTAGAAATTCTATTGAAAAAGATGGTGCATTAGAAAGAAGATTTCAAAAAGTAAATGTTGAAGAGCCATCAATTGAAGATACAATTGAAATTTTAATGAAAATTAAAAATAAATATGAAGACTTTCATAAAGTTTCATATAATGATGATGCGATCGAAGCATGTGTTACCTTATCAGGTAGGTTTATTTCGGATAGATACTTCCCAGATAAAGCAATTGATTTAATGGATGAAGTTGGTGCAAAAATGCGAATCTCTGCTAAGAAAGATACTCCTGCAGAACTTATAGAAATAGAAAAAGAATTAGGTGAAATAAGGTTACAAAAATCAGAATTTTTAAAAGCGCAAAAATATCAGGAAGCTGGTGATTTAAGACCAAGAGAAAATGAATTAGTTGTTAAAGCTATTGAAATTAAGAAAGGTGCAAAAGATATGCCAAGAATTACAATTACTAAAGAAGATGTTGAAAGAATACTTTCTTTAAAAACTGGTATTCCTACACAGGTAACTGGTGATGAAGGTAAAAGACTTTTAGGATTAGAAGGTGAATTAAAAATGCAAATTATTGGACAAGATGAGGCAGTTACAAAAATTGCAAAATCTATTAGAAGAAACAGAGCGGGTTTAAAAGACCCTAATAGACCAGCCGGTGTATTTCTTTTCTTAGGTTCTACTGGTACTGGTAAAACACACACTGTAAAAACATTAGCAAAGAATGTATTTGGTTCTGAGGATGCAATGATTAGAGTTGATATGTCAGAATATGCAGAAAAACACAATGTTGCTAGAATGATTGGTTCTCCTCCAGGATATGTAGGATATGGTGAAGGTGGTCAATTGACTGAAAAAGTAAGAAGAAAGCCTTATTGTATTATATTATTTGATGAGTTAGAGAAAGCACACCCTAGTGTAATGGATATAATGTTACAGATTTTTGATGATGGTCATTTAACAGATGGTGAAGGAAGAAAAGTGGATTTTAGAAATACTATTATCGTTATGACTTCTAATATTGGTGCAAGTGCAGTTAATCAAATGGTAACACCTGTTGGATTTGGTGCAGATAAACCAATGGTTAAAGAAGAGAATGCTAAAACTATCATTAAAACTGAGTTAAGTAAAAGATTAAAACCTGAGTTTATCAATAGAATTGATGAAATTATTATATTCTCTTCTTTATCAAAGGAAAATATCTATAAAATTATTGATATTGAAATTAAGAAAGTTGAGAGTAAATTAAAATCAATGAATTTATCATTAGAGATTACTACTGCTTTTAAAGATTTATTGATTGATAAGGGATATGATGAAAAAATGGGTGCTCGTCCATTAAAAAGAGCTATTCAACATTACCTAGAAGATCCACTTTCAGATGAGATATTAGGTGGTGAATTAGAAGGAAATGTTGTAGTTGATTATGATCCTTCTACTAATAAGATTTTACTTAATGGTAAACCATTTGATGTAAATGAAAGTAAAAACTTCAAATATCTTAAACCATTAAATGAATTTTTTATAAATAATAAATAATAAAAAAAACCACTCAAATGAGTGGTTTTTCTTTTTATGATTTGTAGAAGTTACCTTTTTCTTCTACATATTTTAATCTTGCTTCTTGGGCTTGAGATCTTAGTTTAACATATTCTTTTCTAAGTAATTGAATTTGTTTTTCTTTTTGACTTGTTTCTAATACAACTTTAAAGTCAATAACGTTTTTAAGTTTTAAGTACCAGAAGAAATTATTTATTGACTTTTGTCCTGTTTTTTTACCAACAAGAAATAATCGTCTTGCTAACTTTTTCTTTCCGGTTTGTGTTAAGTGATCAATCTTAAAGTTTATCCACTCTAAGTGTTCGTTTATTTCACCGTCAACTTTTATTATATACTTTTTATCAATAGCAACTTGTGTTGCTTTTATCATTAGATTTTTCAAGTTTATATCTAATTCATTTACTCCTGTGTTTGTTTGTTTTGTGTCCATTTTTTTAATATTTTTTTTAGTTATTTTTTAATAATTTTAATCTTCTAAGTTAAAATATTAAGTTGGACCTCTGATTACAATCTATCTCATGTTGTTTATTTATTTTTTGTTTATATTTCGTTTACTTTTTTTACTTTAAATAGTCTATTGATATTATCAAGTTTTGCTTTAATATCATCAAGTAATTGTCTTTGAACTTTTGTGAAGGTTCTGCCTTGTTCCATCGCATCAACTATTGCACAAGTTTCATTGTAATAGTTAGTTCTGAATCTTTCGGATGCAGTAAATGCGTCAGCAATGTTATTAAATCTATCAGATAGTTTAATAGTAAAAGCTTTATCAGACATATTTAACATTTTATTTATTAAATAGGTTACTTTACTACCATTATATTTATGTTTAATTTCATCTGTATTAGAGGTTAGTTCTAACATAAGATCTGCAACTTCTTTACCAAAAAGTTCTTTTACATCGGCATAAGCATCCCAAATATCATCATAACAATCTTCTGCCACATCGTGTAGTAAAGCAGCGATTAAAGTTGCTTCATCAGTAGTATATAACTTTAATGTACCGTTTACTTTTTGTACGTGTGCATCAAAGTAGGATTCTCCTGTAAATTTTCTTACTTGATCTTTATGAGCTCTTTGGGCAAATTCCCAAGCTAGTTTTTCTTTTGATGTGATAGGTGCGTTCGCCATAACTCTTTTCTTTTTATATATTATAATGCAAATATACGATTTTATTTTAATAAATTTAGTACTTGCTTTCCTCTTTTATCTAATTGTTTAAATTTAATTTTAAAAGAGGTACTCTCAATCCCACCAAACATTGCTGCGTTAGAGTGTAATTCACAAAGTGATGTTACTAATAATGTTAAAACGGTTTCGATTGAATTACTTTTAACAAAATCTTCTACTTCATCTGATTTAATAGTATGAAATACCATATCTTTTAAGATTAAATCCGCAACTACTTTGTTATCAGAAATCTTTGAGAATGTATCAAATGAAACTTGTGCGTGGTTTGGAAAGTGTCTTTTACCTTCTTCGTCAATTATCATACAATAACTTTTCCCACAATCGTGCATTACTTGATATTCTTTAATATCTTCTAATGAATGTAAGTTGTTAAGTAAAAACTCATTGTTATCGGTGAACCAAGTTGGTAATTTCCAGTTATCGGTATCACCACTGATAAGTTTGTCAAAGTGTTTAGCAACAGATATACCGTGTTCTAATACGTTTTGAGTATCAGTTTGAGGTGTGGCTATCATATCATAGATAACTTGTTGATAAGTAAGTTTTGGTTTTTTACCCAATAGTGGAAGATATGAAACTTTCTTTCTGACATCTTTATCTACATATAAGCAAATAGATGTGAGTTCATCGTTTAAATCTGGTTCGTAAAATTTTGTGACTGAGGTAAGTTTGGATAACTTTAAGTATAAGTCATTTAATTCTTTTTCATTGTTTACTTGTAAACAGATGATAGAGTTAGATGTGGTTTTCCATTCTTTAAATTGTTGTGGAAACTCGTATGCGAAGTCTGCAATTGAGTGACAACTTTGTTGACTTTGATAACCGTAACTAAGATCTGATCTTGTTATAATTATCATTTTTGTTTCTTCTTGTTTGTTTTTAATCTAAGTGTTCTTCATAATTACTTGTTTTTATTTTTTAAAAATTTTTGTTCTTGTTTTGTTAGACTTTTCATACCTTTTTCTGAAATCTTTTCCAGTATTCGATTTAATTCGTCTTCACTTTCTTTTTTTAATTGATTAAATTCATAATCATCTATAAATCGTTTTTCAACGTGTTTTGATTTGAATAGTTTTTTAAACCAATTTAACATAAATATTATCTTTTATTCCTTTTGTTGTGGCGATGGAGGGAATCGAACCCTCGGTCTTTGGGTTTAGAATCCTAGAACTCACCTGACAAAGCCGTTTTCTTTATTGTTTGACAAAGATACGACTAATTTTTAATCTACCAAATAATTTTAGAAAAATTTTGGTTCAATAATTTCTGGACCGATTATTTTTATATCATCTTCATACAAACCCATTGAACTTCCGTCTCCCATTCCACCTGGTAAAAAATAAGGTTCGTCTTCTGGATCTCTTCTTGGTGAAAACCAACAAGGGGTTGGTGTTCTATATCCATTAATAAGTATCCAGTACCAACCTTCTTCTGTTGACCAATTTAATTTTTCTTCATTTGATTCACTAAATCTCTTCATATTATTCTTGTTTTTTTAAATCATCAATTGCATATTGTTCTAATATCTCTGGATTATGTTTCCATTCTTTCCAAACTTCAAAATATTTTAGTCTTTCTAATGTTTCTTTTGGTATTAAAACAAATCCATCTGGTGCAACTGCACCAAATTTGTGATAGTGTGCGTTCTTAATTTTTTCTTTGATTTCTTCTGTAGTATTTTTTGGGTTCATCTTGTTTTTTAATATCTATTGTCTCAACTTTTTTAAATTTTAATAACCACCTATATAATTTAGGTGATATTATAAATACTACTTTCTCTATATTTGTTATCCATACATTTTCCCAAGTACCAATATTACAAGTGTTACACTCTTTATCATATTGTTGATGAGCACTACATAGTGAGAACCATCTTTCTCTCAAAAAAATCTACCTTTATCTCTCATATAATAGTTATCTAGAAATTTATTTATTCTTTCGTTTACTACTTTATCATTAGTAAAGTATGTTTTATTCTTATTACTCTGCATTTCAAGTTATATCAAAAAAATGATATTTAGTTTAATTTTGTTCGGATTCCAGGCATGTAAATCTCAATCAATTGTATCAATTCTTCTTTACATTCCGTAGTCAATGATTTATTTTTATTTTGGTTCATCAAAATCATAAATGAACTTACTACTTTATTAAATTTAAAAGCATCTGTAAAGTCAAATATAGTTTTCTTAAATGATTCTATATCAATAGTTTCTTCACCTGTTTTATCCAACCACGTTTTCATTCTATTTATAAATCTTCTAATTCCAATTATATTTTCATCAGACCAAGAACCACCATCAAAGTAGTGACCAATAAACATCAAGTAAAATCTAATTTCATCTGGATCATAACCATCTAAACTAACTACATTTCCTTTAGACTTAGACATTTTTTCTCCTTCACTCAATATCATTCCTTGGTGTACCAATTTAGTAATTGGTTCTTCAAAGTCAATAAAGCCAATATCATACAAAAACATTGTAATAAATCTAATATAAATCAAGTGCATACAAGCATGTTCTGATCCACCAACATACAAATCAACTGGTTTTGGTTTGATACCTTTCATCAAGCAGTATATAATAGTGTAGATAGAACTATCTACGAACGTATCCATTGTATCAGTTTCTCCTTCAATAGGAATAGGACAACCCCAACTTCTTTGTCTTGATACACACCAGTCGTGTTGGTTTTCCAACCAATTTCTTTGTGACTTTATTGTAGATTCTGGAAAGTCAATCTTATCCAAACCGGCAATCAATCTATCTTTATAGTCGGTAATTTTGAAATACCATTGATTCAATGTTTTCTTCTCTACTTCTGTAGAACATCTTTCACATTTACCTTCTTTTACTTGTTCTCTAGCCAATACAGTTTCACAACTATTACAGAAGTCAACTTCACCATCTTTTTTATAAGCCAAATCTTTATCATACAATTGTTTAAACAACCATTGTGTGTACTCAATATAGTTGGGATCTGAAGTAATCAACATTTCCTCATATTGAGTATTCATGTTATCCATCTGTATTCTAAAATTTTCTATATTCTCGTAGGTAACTTCTCTTGGATCTCTACCTACTTTCTTAGCATAGTTTTCCGCTGGCAATCCAAATGAATCATATCCAAATGGTTGAAAAACCGTTTCGCCTTTGTATCTCAAGTATCTGCAGTAGCTATCCATAATCGCATAGTTATACCAATGTCCACAGTGCAAACCACTACCTGAAGGATATGGAAACATCACAGTTACATATTTATAGTTGTTATCATTCATCTTATTTATAGTCTTTATTATAGTTTAGTTGCAAATATAATAATTATATTTAATATATAAACTATGAAGTACATTAAAACGATAAATGATTATGATATTGTCAATGAAGAGTTAGATATTAGTTGGAGACAACTTTTAATTGGAATTGGAATTATGTGTACTTTGAGATATTATCTTAAAGATCATAAAATTACTACTAAGGAAACTGACAAGATTATTTATGATATAAGTAATAAACCAACTACAAAAGAAGGAGTTTTAATAACTAAATTTAAACAAAATTTAATAGATGATATTTTATCAACTAATCAATTAGATTCAATAAAGAAAGATTTGATTGTATCTAAAATTAAAGAGATTAGATTTGTGTGTGTTGATACCGAAACTATGGAGTTTATAGGTGGTGAGAAAGGTGTTATGGCATGTTATATGAGACACTTTGATGAAAGAGGTAATAAGGTAAAGGCAATTATTGTTGATAAACAAAGACTTAATTCATTAGGATCAGAACAGGTTGTAAATCATGAACTTAGACACTTAGTTGATGATATTATGAGAGATTCTAATAGTTCATTACCATATAGTGAATTTACTAATATTGTTGATATTTTGGACAAGGATATAGTTCTTCAAAACGATAAAGGTAAGAAAAAACTACAAAGTAAGATAGATTTTTATTCAAAGCAATTAGTTGAAATAGCGATTAAAAATAAAATAAGTGATATTAAGAATCCCGAAGGTAAAAAAACTGCAATTGATGCGGTAGATAGTTTTAGAGATCAGTTTCAAAGTATGTTTGATGATAAACATACTACCGACTATTTAACTTCACCCGCAGAGGTTTATGTTAGATTTCACGGATTAAAAAGATGGATGATACAAAATGGTTATCTAATGGATATGAATGATGTTATAACTCAAGAGAAAATAATTCAAATTTTATCAGATACGAAAATTATAACTACTGCTAATAAATATAATTTAGACTTTGTTGAATTACTTTTTTATTTAGATGTTGATTTTACTGGTAAAGAACCACATGATTTCAAAAAAGTAAATTCAATAGTAGCAAACTATACAGATTATCTAAATAAACCTACAGTTTAATTACAAGATATATTTTTTTATCATATCTGGACCACCAAATTGTTCAATCTTTCTAATTGCAGAAGACGAAATATGTTCAAACTCTTGGTCACAAGTAATGTAAACTACATTTATATCTTTTTTAAAGTCATTTATAAATCTCATTTGATTTACTTCGTAATCTAAATCAACACCATTTCTTAAACCTCTAATTATAACTACATTATAACCTTCTTTTTCATAATCTTCTACAAGTTCGTGTAAGAATTTACTATAAGTTATTACAGTTCTGTTTATTTTTTGAGAAATAAGTTTTGCTTTATTATCTTGTTCAAATAGGTAAGTTTTATCGTTAGTATTTACTTTATCTGGATTGATACCTATTGCAGTAATGACGTTTCCTCTTCCAAAAATACGCTCTGCTTTCTCTAAAATGTTTAAATGACCTACGTGCATAGGATTAAAAGAGCCTGGATAAATTGCGATTGTTTTCATAAGTTGAAATTATATACAAAGATATAGAAATTATATTATATTTAATAAAATTGTTTTATATTTGTAGTATGAATACACATAGTAAATTGCGAGAGATAGGTTTTACAAGAACTGATTTTCATAAACCTTATGAATACATGGATGGTGGTACTAATAATATGGTACTAGATAATGTTGTAAAAAAATGGGCTCAGAGAAAAGACGGCACTTATGGTTGGATAGAAATATCTAAGATACATCCAAAGTCTAATTCGTTTTGGAAACTAGTTTTTAATGAAAGACATACAATTTGGATTTCTGTTGTGAATAATATTATAGATAAGGTTTGGTTAGAAGATAAAGAAATAAAAAGACCGATTGGTTATAGTAGTAGAGATGAAAGTCCATTGAAAACTATTTATACTTATGAAACTATAAATAAAATAACAAGCAAAAGACAAATAATCAATTTACTACCAGCTGCCATAAAAAGAGATTTTGTAATTAGAGATTTATTAAAATAATGAAAGATATAGTAATAGTTGATCATAACTCTGGTGTAAACCAAGCATATGTTGATAGATTTGGACCAATCATCGGTACTGAATTAGATGAGGATACACAGAAATCATATCAGACTATGGCCAAACGACTTAAAGAATTAGCAAAACGAAATATGAGAGTACTTAAAAGAAAAGAAAAAATAAAAAGAATATGCCAGAATTAGCAGAAGTAAGAATTATGAGTGATTATATAAATCATCACTCAAAGAAAAGAAAATTTACAAAATTATATCATGTTCAGAAAGGTAATATTCCAATCGACTCTGAACTAATCGAAGATTTTGAAGTAATTGCAGAATCTTTTGGTAAAGAACTACAATTAAAAACAACAAATGATACAAAAACATTAGACTTCTCTGTATTTATGGGTATGTCTGGTAATTGGAAGTTTGTTCCTACTGAAAACTGGAATGATACTAAGTTTGTTAGAATGAGAATTGACACGGATGATGGTAATTCCTTATTACTTTATGGTTCATATATGGGACCAAGATACCGATTAGGTGCATTCACTGGTGTGAAAAGAGGACCAGACCCTACAAAAGAGTTTGATAAATTTAAAAGTAATGTTTTAGATAATTTAAAACTGAAAGCATTTGATAAACCAATTTGTGAGGTTCTTTTAAATCAAAAATACTTTAATGGAATCGGTAATTACTTACGTTCTACTATTCTTTATTATATAAATGTAAATCCATTTGAATCTGCTAGAACCATTATCCTAGAGAATCCAGATATATTAGATTTTTGTAGAGATGTTCCAATTAAAGCTTACACATTAAATGGTGGTCAGCTTACTGATTGGACTAATCCATTCGATTCTGATTATGAAGAGTTTAAGAAGTGGGTATTTTATCAGAAAGGTTTATCTTGTAGAGATAATACTGGTAGAACTTTCTGGTATGATGAGAAATGGGATTCTTATTCCATATATAAAAGTAAAACTAAATAGTGAAGATTGAGTTTGATAAAAATCATTATGTTGTTTGTGAAGGAATTACTTTACCTTTAACAAGGGAACAGATTATGGATATGCAATCATATGGTTATGATGCTCAAAATGTCATAGAAGATTTTTATAGAAAAAGTACTGCATATGTTAGGGATCAAAAGATTGATTTAATACTAAAAAAATAAAGAGAGACTTTCGTCTCTCTTTATTTTTATACTACATCTTGCATTAATTCAAATGCTTCTTTTTCTATTTCTTTTTGAAGTAACTCCATAGCTCTTGCTAATCTTGTTAAACCAATTCCTGCACCAAATCTTGGAAAGAAGTCAAATTTTAAGAAATCTTCTAATTCTTTTTCTACTCTTTCTTTTCCAAATAATTCAAATAGTTTTTCAGAATATCCACCATTTTCTATTGTATAAAACATTTTTCTCATAGAGTCAACTTCACAACTTCTTTCTGCCGCACCTATTGTTTCTTGTCCATATAATATTACATCAACTTTGTTGAATAAATCATCTTGTTGATTTTTCATATTCCAAAATGGATTAGTTCTTAATGGAAAGTTTTGAAGAGAAACGCAATGACTTACTTCATTCCACATTTTACTTTCATGTTCATTTTCTAAAATTGATACGTCTCCATATTCTTTACAAGTTTTATTGTAATCCATTTCAACAGGTGATCCAAATCCTAAATACTCAAGAAGTTCTTTTTCTAATAGAATTAAATCTTTATATTTACCTTTTGATTCAAACTCAAACATTGGAAAGATTAGTTCATGTCTTCCAGGAATTGGATTTTTTTCTGCTCTGTAGCTTGTAGATACACAGAAAACTCCTTCCCAAGTAGGATTTTTTAGAAGTTCATACTCGAGCCACATTTGCCCTGTTTGTGGTAAAGGCCATATCTCACCATTGTATTCAAAGGTTGATACTGAGTGTGGGTTTTCACAAGCTGCTAAAATTGATAGTCTAGATTGTGTTGGTACTTCTACGAAGTTTTTTTCCAAAAAAAATTCTCTTAGTTTCTGAACTAGAGAATTGTACATTAAAGTGTTTGTCATATAAGATTTTTTTTTTAATCAAAGTATAAATACCCTGATTAAAATTTATTCTTGATATATATAAAAAAAATCCACTTTTGTTTAGTGGATTTTTAATTTTTTTTTATGTCAATAGATCAATTTTTAAATCTCTTCTATTTTCTATAGTATCATATGTAGCTTTTTGTGTAAACCAATCGTGTACCACATCAATGTCTGTTTTTTGGTAGTCTAACCAACAGTTATCCTGTGTACTATACTTCATAAACTTTGTAAGTTCTTCGCTAGTATATTTTTTAAGTTTCATTTCTCTGATACGGTTACCTTCTAATGTAATTATTATACCATTATCGGTTATATCTAAAATTCCTAACCAAAATGTTAGCATTTCTTGAAAAATCATTCCTTTTTCAAATAGTCCATTGAAAACTATTTCATTTGTTTTATCGTTTATCTTACTCATATCTATTTATATAAAACAAATATACAAAATAAATATTAAACTCCAATAGAATTTAATTTTTCATTTCTAAAATAAGAAACAAGTTTTTCCGATAATATTTCAAATGCTTTTACTTCAAAGTCTTCAAGTCTAGAAACTTTGTATCTTAGTGAACTACCAGAATTTTTCTTTGAAAGAAGTTCTTGATAAATTTGTATCATTTCTTCTTCACTAGGTTCTAATTCCTCTTTAAAATTAGAGAAATCTAGTTGTGAAATATGTGTACTATTGTGGTATAAATCTTGTGTTAGTTCTGCGGATATTCTACCTGATAATGTAATAAATTGGTTCCTCGAATGCTCATAAAAAATTGCGGTTAAAGTGTTTTTAAGTGATTCTTGTTGATAAGTGATCTTGCAATTTATTAGTATGTTTTTCATCGTAGGAATTTATTTTTCATTATATATTCAATAGTGAAATTCCTTTTCCTTAAATTTTAACAAAAATAAAGGTATAGTACTTACGTCCAATAGAATCTTGTTTTATTGCAATACCAAAGTTAGTAAAATCACCTTCTATTATTTTTTTATGTGATGGTGAATTTATCCACGCATTTAAAACAGACTGCGGATAATTATAATTATAAGCTAGAACTTCACCTACACGTTCTGCGTGTAATGTTCTAATTAGGTTATCTGATCTTTGTTGAAAATAGTCATGTGTCATTGTATCTTGTTCAATCATATAAATATTGTGTTCTTCACTTATATAACCAATATGTTGAATCTTTTTTAAAGTATCTAGTCCTATTTGATTTCTATAAACATTAGTAACATTCATTACATCAATCTCTTGTTGACTAAAATTATAAGGGTATTGTGGATATATTTCTTGATCTTTTGATTTTGAGCAAGATATGAATAATAATGATATAAGTAGAAATATTTTTACTTTCATTATTTATATATTAAGAGAGTATTATTCCTCTTTCAATATATTTTCTAACTTTTCTTCTCTTTTAACCGCAAGCTCCCACACCATGTAATCTTCTTCTGACATTAGTTCAGATTCTTTAAAAAGACGCGCATTTCTATTATACTTTGTAACAACGTCAGCGAGGCAACCACTATACTCACAATCATATTGATTTTCTGTATCTGGTTCATCTAGGTTAGCTTCTAAATAACGTTGTATAGACATTTTACCATAAGATTTATGATAAACGGGTTTATTAAGGTCAAATTTATTTCTCATACTACAAAGTTACATTTAATTTTTAATATATACAAAAAAGTAATTTTTATAATGAGATTTATTAAAGAGTTTAAAATATTTGAAGGAGTTGAAGCTATGCCAGAACTTGGTACTAAATGGATCAATGATAAAGGTGAAAAGATATTTATATTAAAGTCAGACCAGTATAATGAATTTATTGGTTATTATAAGTTATCTGATCCAGGATCTAAAAAATATATCGAACCTAAGAAGTTTTATTCAGAGTATAAACCATTAGATAAACACATTTATAGAGATGATATTGAATTTGATTTTGATAAAGCTACTTATTTATCTGATGAAAGAGCTATAATTGGTGCCTATTTTATTACTAAACAAAATGAGAAGTCAATTGAAATCTTGAATATAAAAGAGTTTGCACCAGATACTGCAACTTTTGGTGATAATGCAAGACCTTATTCTGTTACTTTCCACAAGGGTACTTTACCAACTTCACAAATTGAAATTTTAGGAGAAGTTCCTGAGAAAGAAGGATTTTTCTATGTTAAAGTTCCTTATTGGTTATACAAAGAAAATCCAGAGTTAAATATTAAAAGAATAGTTGGTGATTTTCATCATATGAAAAGATTAGATCTTAGAGATCATAGTTTACGTAATAATGAATTGATGTCTAATTTCAAAAATCCTGATGTAATAAAATACTTTGCTGCTTCTGATAAAGATGATAGAACTCAACAACAAGTAATAAATTATGGAAGACGTTCATAAGTTAGATAACTAAAGTCATATTTGTGTCTTTCATCTACTGGATGGTATTCTTCTTTAACTAATTCCCACTCTTCCCCAATTTCTGGAAAGAAAGTATCTGCTTCAAACTCTGAATGAACTCTTGTTAGTTCAATTCTATCCGCAATTTCCATTGATTGTTTGTAGATTTCTCCGCCACCTATTATCCAAATATTATTATCCGAATGTTCCAATACTTCATCTAATGCAGATTGAATACTATCAAATGTGAAACATTTTTCTGGTACTGAATAGTCATTTTGTCTTGTTATAATTAGATGTGTTCTATTAGGTAAAGGTTTAGGGAATGTTTCAAACGTCTTTCTACCCATAAGTATATGATTACCTGATGTAAGTTCTTTAAATCGTTTAAAATCGTCTGGTAAGTGCCAGACTAAGTCATTGTCTTTACCTAAAGAATTGTTTTCTCCGGCTGCAGCTATAATTGTTATCATAAATATTTTATGAAAAAAAATTAAAAAGTTTAATCTTCTGATATTGGAGAAGTGTAACAATCATTACTAAATGTAAACTTAATACATTCGGTGGTTGTAAAGAAGTCTTCTTTATGTGCTCCACCACTAGGAATTGAATGTATTGATAAAGTTACATATTTATAATCGGTTAGTCTTAGTAATTTAATTGCAGATTCAAATCCTATGTAACGAAGATACTCTTGTTCTTTAGGAATTTCATAGTTTTTCTTTCTCCAAACATTACCATATTGAAATCCACTATAGTCTCCATTTCTTTCGATACCGGTCGCTTGTAAAATCCATCTTCCTTTATCACTTGGTACGTTAAATCTATCAGTTCTTTCATTTTTATTAGTATCACATCTTCTAACAAATGAAAGCATATTCACTGGTGTGCTCGAAAATCGCACTGTACTAGTAAAGTTAAAGTGTGCAATCATTTTAGAAAGATCTCCATTAAAAGTAAAACCTTCATCCAATATTTCTAATACTGAATAAGTTACATCATCTTCTGTAAGTCTTTTAGACTCATTAAATTTCTTCAAGTATATCATAATTTAGTTACATTCATAACAATCAACTCTACCACTACCTCCACATTCATCACATTCTGATGTTCCATCACCATCACATCTTCCACATTCTTCTAGACCACGACCTCCACATTCTTTACATTCTACTGTACATTCTCCGTCACATTTATCACAAGTTGATCTACCATCACCATGACAATCATCACATGATTTTTTCCCATTTCCTTCACAGTCAGTGCATTCTTCACCTTCTTCATCAGTTCCGTCTCCATCACAAGTTTCACACTCTACTTCGCCATAACCATCACAATCACGACACTCTACTTCACCATCTCCATCACATTTTGGACAGTTCTCTGTTCCATCACCTTCACATTCAGAACATTCTTGTTCTCCTTCTCCATCACATCTGTAACATTGTCTTTCTCCTGCATCACATTCTTCACATTCAAAACTACCTCTTCCACCACAATTATCACAAGAACCATCTCCACCATCGGTACTAGTTAGTTCTGCATCGTAGTTTGAGTTATAGTTTGTACTAAGTTGTCCTTTGTCTCTTAGAAGATATTTCAGTGTATCCATATAAGGATAATCATCAAAATTTGATTGTTCTAATGTAACATAAACCCAGCTATCTTCTCTTTCAAGTTGTTCTCCATTAAACATAATAGGATCACCTGTGTGGAATGTTTGATTCATTTTATAATAGAATTCGTTTTCTTTTGCAAAGTCTATAAATAATTCAGTATCAGAATGGTTTATAATATAAACTCGGTCCATAAATTTTCTTCCTTTATCATCTAACCAAAGAAGTGCTCTAGCTGTAATTTTATCTGGATTCTCTACAGATCTTAATATAATAAGTGATACTCTATCCGGATTATCGGAATAGATTGATAAGAATTGTTGACATTTTGGATATCTCATGCAGGAAGAACCTAGTGTTCCTAATTCTTTATCGTAATTTTCTACGTGATACCATTTTTTAATATCGTTACCATTAACTATTTCAAATCTTGTAAAAGATTCTTTCTCTATTAAGATAGTTGCTTTATATTTACTTACAAAATCTTCAAGATCTTTTGGTTTAACTTCGATGCCTGCTTTGGTTAGAATTGCTCTTACAAATCTACCAACATTCATGTCAGATTTTTTAATTGTTTTAGGATCTTCTACTTTTTTTGCTTTATCATCTGGTGTAAAGAATACTTTATCTTCTTTATCTACATCATATGAGATATAGTTATAGTTAGTATCTACCTCTTCACCGTCTAATTTTAATAATTCAGATGCAACTGGAGATTTTATTTTTTTCAATAAGTCATAAAACTTATCATCTAGTACAATTGTTGCTTCTAATAAAAGCATCATGTCTTTTTCTAGTAAAAATTCGTCGTATTTTGATATTTTATTATTCATAATGTATATATTATTTTTTTTTATGTGAAAAGTCAATTATTTTTTTAATATATAGTTTATGAGAGTTTTAAAGTATCTTAAATTTTTTGAAGAAGTTGAACTTAACCTAGGTGAGTTAGAAAAGAGTAGAGGTGGTGAAAAGAGGGGTAATGCTTTAATAAAGAAATTACAAGAGCCAGAAGTTAAATTAACTATAAAAGGAGAAGGTGAACGAACTATTGATCATATAAAAGTTGATGGTGAGGATGTAGTTCCTAGTATTGCAGCAAATGCTATTAAGAAAGGAAATACTAATACTTATGATGATATTAAAGGTGCTAAGTTATTCGGTAAGCCTAGATATAAAGATGTTTTTGTTTCTGGTAAAGAAGAATTTAGACTAAATCAAATAAAGAAAACTACAGAATTTGGTGCAGTTGGTCCAGGTGTTTTAACTAGGGAATATGAAGCAATTCAATGTTTATTTATAGCATATAAGTTAAAGTATCCTGAAAAACCTATCCTTATTTCTGAAGTTTTAGATTTTTGGGAAAGTTATTGTAACAAAGATGCGGAAGCATTAAAAAGAATTCATATTTATTTAGATAGTAATGTTGTAATCACAGAAGATATGTTAGATAGTTTATCTTCTAATAGAGATTGGTTCAATACTTTTGTTAAAGTACCTGAGGAGTTATTAAAATTTAGAGGTAAGTTTTCAACGGGAAAGAGTTATTCTGTTTTTCATGAGTCTAATAATGATAAACAGTCACCTGTTCGTTTATTGATAGAAAAGTTCAATGAGTTAAAAAATAAAAAAGTGGTTGGTAAAAATAAAAATGGTTCAAATAAGACAGCTTCTATTAATTTTTCTAAATTTTGTCCAGCAGATGTTTATATTATACAGACAGACTTTATTACAGAATTAAATAAAGCAATTGAGGATTGTAAGATTAGTATAGATTCTTTGAAACCCTTAGAGAATTTAATAAATATTATGGATGATTATTTTGATCGTAATATTTTAATACCAATATCACTTAAAAAGATAAAATCTGGTAAGGAAACATTTCAAATAATTGTAAATAAAGAAAGAAATAAAAAACTACCTGATTTTGATATTAAATATTTTAGAATAACACAAGATCCTACTAAAGGAATTGGGTCAAAAATTTCTACCATATCTAAATGGAGTGAAGAACGTACTACAGATGGAGAAGAAAATACAATTAGAAAAAATAGAGATATTACTATTGACTCATCAAATACTGGCAACTCTGTAAATGTTGATGGTGAGGTAATTGGTTCTTCGTCGAGACATGGAAAAATATCTTTTACTGCAATAAAATCTATATTAGATATTTATAAAGATGATAAAAGGTTTAATTTAGATGAGATAGAGAAGCATTCTGAACTTAAAAAAAGAACTCTTATGGATTTAAGAAATTCTATTAGTATTTTATACAATGAATTACTTAGTCTAAGAGAATTTGCAAATGGTGTTGATATTATGGAAATGCCTTCTACTCAGCAAATTCCAAATATTAAAAAAGGTGAATTTACTGGTACTTCTTGGGATAAAGTTATTAAATATACTGATTTATCTAAAACTGAAGAGGAAGATGGTAATATTAAAAATAAATTAATATCCAAATTACAATCTTTACAAATATTAGTTTCTATCGCAACGATATATAAAGTGGATCCAAATTTAGGTAATGATATTATTACCAAAATGATGAGACACGCCCTTTCTATTCAAACTTATGATTTTGAAACTCCTAGATATTTAAGAATAATTTAAAAATATCTTTTAATATTTCCTACTTTATCTATAAGAACATTTTTACCATCTTTCTTACGAACTAGAATATCTGTTCCTGAAAATCTTGCTTCTAATACACCGTGTGATAAAACTCTTATCGGATTACCACCAATATCTTTAGTTTCTAATTTACCATCTATACTGGTTATTAAAAAAATATTCTGTGATTCATCATATGTACCAAAGGCAACATTTTCAGATATTTTTCTACCAAGATTCCCCATAGTATCACATATGTATAATGATTGATTTAGTATTTTAAACATCATAACTTTTATATAATTTTATTATATATATAATAATATGGAAAAGAAAAATATATTTCTTTTATTAGATGATGAAATTGTTACACGTTACAAAGAACATCTAGATAAGGTAGGATATGATAAAAATAAGTTATTTGAAAGAATAATTATTGATTTTTTGAAGAAAAACACAATAAAGTCTTAAAAAGGTACTTTTAGGTAATTTTTATTTATATATAGCATAAGGAAAATAATTATGAGGTACTTGAAAGAATTTAACGAAAATAAGGATGTATTCATGGAATACCTACTTGAGTTTACTGAGAACGGTAAGCCAGAGGAGTTGTATAGTAGTAGATTAACTAAATTACTTAGATTTGTGAGAATGGAAGGCCTTAAAGATTATACTATAAAAGGAATAACTCGTTCAGCAGAACATAAGATAATTTTAAAAATAGGAAAATGAAGAACCCACTCGAAAGTGGGTTTTTTTAGTTCATATACTCTGTGAAAAATTGTTCAAAGATAGCTTGCATTACTGGAACACATATTGAATTTCCAGCTAGTGCTACGTGTTGTTTAGTTGTTAAACTTGTAGTTAGTAAATTATCAATATCCTCATCTTTAACTCCCATAAAACGATAACCTTCTCTTGCAGTTAAAGTTCTAATTTTCTTATCATCTAACATAATTTGTGGTGAACCTGATGTAGTTAAACAAGGTGAACAACCATCTATTGAGTAGATTCTTCTTGTTTGATCATATTTTATATCACTTCTTCGAGCAATCATTCTACAAACAGAGTTTAGTTTAGGCGTATTTATTTCATAAGGTGGTGTAATAAATAAACTATTATCCGCAGTTGTATCAATAAATGGTTTCATTGGAACTCTAGTTTTTTTATGATTGTGAACACTCATCATTTTATTAGAAACATCTAAAGAAGATTCTCCTAATACTGAAAACATGAAAACTCTTTCTCTATTTTGAGGACAGCCGAAGTCGGCACCATTAAGTACCATCCAAGCTGAACCATAACCTAAAGAGTTAAGTTTTTCAATGTAATCATTAAATTTTTTGATGTGATTTTTTGAAACTAAATTTTTCACATTTTCCATTAGTAGATACTTTGGTTTATTATGTTCTACGATTCTTTCTACTTCGTATAATAAACCACTTCGTGTTCCTTTTTCAATACCACGTTGTACACCAGAGATAGATATATCTTGACAGGGAAATGAGTATGTTAAAAAATCACAATGTGGGAAAGTTTTTTCATCAACTTTAGATACATCACCTAAATTACCTTGTTCGGTAGTGTGTAGTGAGTCGTACGCTTCGTTTGCTGATTTAAGAATGTCACAATTTGCGACGTTACGGTATTTAATACCACTATACTTTAGTGCTAGTTCTTGAGTGCCATACCCTGAGAATAGGCTTATAATTTTTAATTCTTCCATATTAGATTATATGTGAGAATTAAAAAATGTTTAGTCTAAGTGTCTAATATCTTTATGTGAAGATTTTTCGTTACCGTTGTGAGACCACAATCTTGCAAATGGTGTAGTAAAGTAATCATTATAACATAAAGTATCATCAATATGAAGGTCTATATTATTTTCTTTACAATATTCTGCTTTTGTTGAATCCCATAAAACATCATCGAATTTTTTCTGAATAGTTCCATCCGGAAATTCAATCTCACCTAAGATTTCTGCGGTTTTTAATAGGTGATCATAAACTGAGAATTTATGAGTATAGTTTATACCGTGTAGTTGTTTTTCTAATTTATCTGTCCATTCCCCTCCAGTGATTACATGCACTTCACCACCATTTTTTATAACAGAGTCTGCTAAAAATACAAAGAATTCTGGAATTGCATCGATTACTCCGTGTATATCGATACCAATTTTGAATTTTGCTGTTGAACTTTCGTTCACTATACTACTAAATTTTGTTATCATAATTTATATATTAAATTATTTCTTCAATTTTCTTATCTCTCATTTCTGCAGTAGATAAAATTTCTTTTACAAAGATATGAAAATTACTCGTAAAAGTAATCAAGTTGAATGAAATATTTGTACTCATTCCGGCACCACTTGATTGACTATCTAAAGTTGGATTTGTCTTTGTAATACTTCCCCAATAGTTAAATCCAAATGATGGTTCATAAATAGCACTATTACTACTTCTTTCATTCCAAAATTCTATTACAAATGTTTTGCTTTCTGTTTCGTTACTGTCATATTCATATAAAATTGTAAATTGATCATTGTCATAAAATATATTTAAAATCTTACTGTAAGCAGGTAAATGAAAGCTTGCTTGATTATAACTGGTGTGTGTTGATTGTGTTGTTATCATATTCCTAATTTACTTAAAATTTTATCTCTATAGAAACTTATATCATCAACAATAAAAAGGTTTGAATCTGTAATAATTAGATCATCAATAATCTCAATAATCTTTGATGTTTTTTGTAGTGACATAATTCCTACATTTTGATTACTTGTAACTATTTGATCTATTTCTAATAAATCTACATTAGCTGGTTCTTGATTTACAATACCTTTACATCTTTGTATAGAATACTTATCTATAAATTCTTTATTATTTAATATTTTTTTATAGAATTTATTTTCAGTATCTACCATAACATAGGAAACCTCGGTAGATTTCCCACCGAGGTGATTATGAATTAAATCTCCTACCTTAATTAGTTTCATTATAGTATTTTAGTGCCTGGTTTGGCATTTACCACAAATACTGGTGTACCATTTTCTAATTCACCTGGCATAATCATCGCGTGTGACTCAATCCCCATCATCTTAACAGGTTTTAAATTTGTTATGAACAAGAAAGAGTACCCTTCTAATTTATCAACGTAGTTCTCACCTAAAGAAGGTTTAATGTTTGTTACAACAACTCTCGGTGTATCTTCACCAAAATCAACTTCTAACTTAATAAGTTTATCTGATTTAGGTACATCTGTTACTGATATAATCTTACCTGTTTTAATTTCTAATTTAGATGAAGCATCTAAAAATTCCGAAAATTCTATTTTATCTTTCATGTTTAATATATTTATTGCTTTAATTTTACATTCTTCTTTTAGTCCTGGAATTCCTAATTTCCAAGGTTTTACTGGTTCTCCTGTTGAACAATTTACAAAATAATCTTGTTGTTCGTCCAGGAAATCTTGTATATCATCAAATATAACATACTGGGTTACTTCTGGGTGTCTATCTAACCAAAGTTTAATTTCATGACCTCTTTTTACTTGGTCATAATAAACTATATTGGTTGATTCACATACATCTACACAATCTGGTGTTACATCAATAATTTCACCTGGTAGTTGACGTTCTTTCCATAGATCTAACATTCTTTGAATACCTTTATCTTTCCAAGTGGAAGAGATAACGATTTTCGCACCTGTTTTTTCAATAATTTCCTTTAAGTTCTGGACGTATTCATCCCTGAAGATATGACCGAATTGGTCTTTATCATCATAATCTACGTTTAGAACGCCGTCTATGTCAAGAAATATTGTTTTCATAATAGCAAAGATAAGAATTATTTTTGATTTATTAGAGAAATTTTTTGAATTCTTGTTAGTTGTTTAATTCTCCACTCTTCTTTTGCTGCCAAAGATTTTGTTTCAAATTCACACTGATACATCAGTTTTACTGGTGTTCTTGTCTTGGTGTATTTAGCACCTTTCTTCTTATTATGTGTATCAATTCTCTTTTCTACGTTATTGGTTATACCGGTATATAACGTCAAATCACTACACTCTAAAATATAAACATACCACATTATCTATATATTCACTTTCATGCAACATCATGATATATAACTAAATAATAATATAATTTTTGTTTTTAAAATTTAATATATACTCTTATGAAATACATAAAATTATTTGAGAATGCTATACCTCTACGACAGCCTTCTTATAAGAAAGGTGAGATAATAATTTGGTCGGATCAGATTAAAAATAAAGATGTTGATTATGATTTTGCTAAGAAATTGCTTGATCGAGTAGGTCTTAAATTAGTAGGAGAACCTTATGATGGTGGATTTTTAGTAGAATGTGAACCAGGTAAAGAAGTAGAAAGTGCAGAAATGGCAATTTCTAGGTTTCCTGAATTTTTTGATAGTTACCAAAGAGAAGATATAAGAATGCCATTTATTTGGGATAAAATGGAAGAAATAACCGATAAAGTTGCGGGTATAGAAGATTTCTTTGAAAGAATTGATAAGAAATTTGTAAATATTAAAAAGTATAATGATTATCTTGATGATATAATAAGTGAACTTGATAATTTAAAAATAAAATAAAAAATGAAACCCTTACTCTTTCAAGTAAGGGTTTCATATAATAAGTAAAGTTGTGTTACTCACTAACCATCGCTTCACGAATTTTTCTTTTTCATAATTATCTACATTCACCAATTTTAGGAATTTGCGAAGCAACTGTTGTCGTATGATTTCTTTCCCTCTGAACTCCTGTACAGTCATTAATTGTTATATAATAAGTAGAAAAATTCATCGCTGGATTCTGTGGTGTACCCACAACATTGAAGGTAGTTGCCTAAATATATCTGAGTATCGTTATACATAATATTTTTAATTATTACTATACCAAATTTTTTCTATTTCTTCGATATCATTAAAAGGTATTATAAATGCAAATGAATTTTTGTTTTTACTTCTATCAAAAAATAGTCTATGATGTCCATCCATTATCCACAAATTCTGATGTTTATCCTCAACTAAAATTATATCAGACTTTTTGTATGTTTGGTCATCTAAACTATCGATAAAATTTTTAGATAGGTATTTTTGTGTAGTGAGTAGTGGTATTGATTTATCTATTTCTTCTTTTTCATAAGGAAACGCTTCTAATGTATCATCCCAATAGTTTATTGAAGTATCACGAATATTGTATAGGTAATCTGGTAATCTCTCAAGAAAGATTATGTTATGATATTTTTTAGATAAATCTATTTTATCATCTGAGATGTTTTCATTGAAACTAAAAAATTTTTTTATTAAACTCATAAAATATTAACTTTTTTATAATCCCCATATACTAAAAGTTTTCCCGTTAGAGTTTCATACCAGAATCTCAATTTTTTGTTGTTCTCATCATAACATTGAAGAATCATTTCTTTTTTAACATAAAAAATAGATGTTGCATTGATAAAATTTGTTCTCTTTATTTCCATATCTTATATATATTAAAAACTGAATATAACAAATGATAAACAACATTAAAACGATTGTTTATCATCAGACGTTATACACAATACTACATTAGTGTTTCAAATTAAGTTCCGTGTAAAAAACTTTTAAAAATTATGGTTTAATCGTTCTTTGATACCAACTTTCCAAAATAACAACATCTTCTTTTCTTGCTTCAACTTCACCACCAAACATTCTAATCCAAGTAAAATCGCCAATCTAAAAATAAAATAAAAAGTCCTCATATGAGGACTTTTTATTAAACAATAAGTGAAGTTGTGTTACTCACTAACCACAACTTCACGAATTTTTGTGAATTCACCATTACTTACAGCTTTGCTGATCCACCTGTTTAAATCTGAACCTTTCATTTCTGACTCGAATGTAGTTGTGCCTAAATCAGAAGATAATCTGGTTTCTAATACTTCGTCACCTTTATTATCAAATCCACAATTTCCAACTTCAACAGTAGCGATAGGAAATTGATAAACACCGTCAGCTAACTCTACTGTATAGTAAAGATTACCACTAACATAGTGACTTAATTTTGCCATTGCTTTAGATTTGTATAAATCTTTTTTAATATCGTTTAATTCCATTTTGAATTTTTATTTTTAATTGTGGTGGCGATTGAGGGATTTGAACCCCCGACCTTCTCGTTATGAGCGAGCTACTACTTACCAGACTGAGTTAAATCGCCTATCATTCTACAAAGATATATATATATACTTGTATTTCGTATTTGTTTTACAAAAGTACAAAAAATAATTGAAAAAAAAATTAAATAAATAGGAAAAATATACTATCTTTGTGAAATGGAAATTATACAGCGACATGGCATTGCCTTTAAAGTAATAGAAAGAAAGATGAATTTCCCTTTCATAACTGATTGTGATGATATGTTATGTGAAGATATAAGTTCATTTTATTCAGACCCAAACACACAATCTATTGTTCTAATTAGAGATAACTATTCTAAACCTATTATGACTTATCAAGATGTTCTTGATGAGATAGAGTATCTATATGATAATAGTATTCGTTGGAGAAGTGAAGAAAGAAGAGATAGTTTAAGAACTTACTATCATAAAGTCTCTAATATAATGAAAACTTACAAAAGACAAGAACAAATAAATAAGGTATTAAATAGTAACGAATGTACATTTCACCTAGCATGTTAAAAAACAAATTATACTTATTCGATAAGTGGTTATACAAAGATAGAAACTCATTACTTGTTTTACTATTAGTTGTTGGTTCTACATTTATGATTAGTTATGAACCTACTATTTTTTATGGTATTGGATTATTATCTATCATATGTTTTTATGTTGTCTTTATAAAAGCAAAAATTTTAGGTCAAGATTGGAAACTAGATAAGTCAGTATATGATGTACCACAAGAACAAGAAATTATAGTAACGACAAAAGATTTTTATTGGGATGGTTATGTCAAATCAAATCACATACATAGTCATACTAGTAAACCTAATACACTTTTTGTAAAGAAAGGAACAGAATTTAAGATTATTGATTTAAAAGAAGAGAAAGAAGATTGGAGACTAATGCTAAAAAAAGGTAATGGTGAAATGATTATTACGGTAGGTTACTTTGAATCAAGAAAGTATTATAAAACAAAGTCTCAAATTAGAGAAGAAAAATTAAAGAAATTATTAAGTAAAAAAATATGGTAAAATTACTACCCGCAACATTCAAATGGGTTCCCAAATTAGATGATGTTATCAAGATTTCCGGTCTACATCCAAGTCGAGTATTTAACGTAACTATTTTTGGTTCACGTGTTTATGGTAATTATGATTCAGCATCTGACTGGGATATTATTATAGTTGCAAATAATTCAGTAGAAGCAATTGAGTTAAAAGAAACTGTGCAAGACGAGTATTCTTATAATATGAATCATAGATTTATTACATATAACATTCACATTTATACACCAGATAGATTTCAAAAGGATTTAGATTGGCATCGTATGAATAATCTTGAATGTATCTTTGCACCAGACTGGGCTAAGTTAAAAGAAGATAAAAAATATGAGTTTAACTTAGACTTAAAAAAATTAAGACATGCTTCATCACATATTAGTTCTAATTCTTGGATAAAATGTAAGAAAAAACTATTGATTGATGATCAGTATCGTACTGCTATAAAATCATTCTATCATTCTATAAGAATACCTATGTTTGCAACACAAATTGCTAGAAGTGGTAGAATAACTGACTTTACAACTGCTAACTTTATTTGGAGAAGACTTATGTTTGATGAAGTTCCTAGTTATCAAAAGAAAGATAGTAAATGGGATTGGGATTCTTTAAATTTAGAGTTTAAAATTACATATAATCTAATGTTAAGTTTATTTAGAAAAGTAACTGATAAATAATGGAAGAAGAATTAGAAAAATTATATCAAGATTTACTTACAAATAGACAAACCTATAGAGGTCAAGGTTTATTACAAGTTAGTCCGCCACAACCACATCAGAATTTAATTGATAATCCAACGGTTATAAATTATGATTTTGCTTCTTTGTATCCAAGTGTTCAGAAAAAGTATTATTATAAAATAAGTATGAAAGTTTCTATTAGAAAAAGAAAGATTAGAAATATATTACAATAAAAAAACACATCGTTAAGATGTGTTTTTTGTTTAATTACATTCTGGACATCCAACTTCACCTCGTCCATTACATATATCACAAGATTCTTCACCTCGTCCATCACAGTTATAACATTCTCCTCTTTTCTCACCTTCACAGGTTTCACATTCATTTTTACCTGTTCCCGAACAAGTAGCACATTCTACTTCACCAGATAATAATTCTATTGTTCCGGTTCCAGAACATTCATTACAATCTACTTCACCATGTCCTTCACATTCAGAACAATCTGATTCACCAGTACCATGACAAACACGACAATTTGTAGTACGTTCTCCTTCACATTCAGGACAATCAACTATTCCACTACCTTCACATATATCACAACCTTGTCCATTAGAACCATTAGTTTGAGTTAGTGTATAATATGTTGTGTGATTCGACCAGGGGAACTCTCTATTAGAGATTATACCAAGATCTGGGCTATAATACTTCATAGTATCCATATAAGGATAATAGTCATAATATTCTCTTCTAAGTTTGACTGTTACTACACTTTCTTTACCATATACTTCATTTCCGTTAAAAACTAAACTAGAATCTTCTTCATAGCTTTGTTCTGATTTGTGATAATAATCATGTTTATAACAATACTCTTTGAATAGAAGTATATCAGAATTTCTAATAGTGTATATTCTGTCCATAAATCTTCTTCCTTCTTCATCTAACCAAAGAATAGCTCTACCAGAAATTTTAGTAGAATCTTCTTCACTTATTAAAATAATCATTGATACTTTATCAGAATTTTCAGTATAAATATCAAAATATTTTTGACATTCTGAATGTCTCATACAAGATCCACCTAATGGTCCTCCAATTTTTTCATAATTATCTTCTAAATACCACTTTTTTATTTCATCACCTTTAACTTCTTTAAATCTTTTAAAAACATTCTTTTGTAATTCTAATACTTTTTTATATTTATCAACAAAGTCTTCAATCTCTTTATCTTTATATTCTAATCCTAAATTTTTTAGAAAGGCTCTAACAAATCTTCCAACATTTACCTCAGTAGGGGTAATTTTAGAAACATCTTTCACAAGATAATTGTCTAAGACTATTGCTTCATAGGTTTTACCTCTTTCTTCAAATTGAAAAACAAATAATTGTTGGTTATTATCGTACATATAAGACCAAACACCTGGATTATTTGGTGAAATTTTTAGAACTTCTTCTAAAGTAAACTTTTTTATAACCGTCCCGGTTTGACCATCAGATGGCTCTTTCCAACCGTGTATAATACCCATATTATCTGCTACCTTAGATAGATTATCATAAACACCTCCATTACTACGTAATGTGTATATAGCTTTATCAATTTTATCTTGAGGTTTAAAAAATATACTATCAGTTTTATCTCTATTTATATCAATATAGTTTCTGGTAACATCCATATCTCTACCCTTATATGATAAAATTTGAGCGGCTATATTAGAATCTATCTTATCTAATACATCTAAAAATTGTTGTGTATAAACTATTTTAGCTTCTAAAAGAAGTTCTAGTTTACTTTCTGTAATAAAATCTAAGTAATTTGAAATCATAGGTTATATATTAAATTAGTATCATGAAAAAATCCCTTTAGAAAGGGATTTTTTTTAATTTTTATTTGTTAGTAATCACCTTCACAGTCTGGACAAGTAATCTGATCATCACCATCACATTGTGAACAAGTTTTCTTACCTTCACCACCACATGTTTCACATTCCATATCATCTATTTCACCATCTCCATTACATTCAGTACAAACTTCTTCACCATCTCCATTACAAGTTGGACAAGTAATAGTACCATCTTGTTCACAAGTTGCACAAAGTTTATCATAATAACCTTCAGTTGATTCACAATAATAAACTACTCCACTTTCTGAATTTTCATTTGATATAATTCCAGTTTCAGGACTATAGTATTTTAAAGTATCCATATAAGGAAAATTTTCATGTCTTTTATGTAATTGAACTTGTGCAGTAAAATAGTTTTCCTGTTGACCTTCTGGTCCAATAGCATTTATAGTTGAAGAACTATTATTATTTGATTTATACCACCAACCACTATCTTGTGCAAATTGTTTGAACAGTTCAACATCAGAATCAGAATTAGTATAAACCCTATCCATTAATTTTTTACCATTTAAACATTCCCAAAGAATTGCACGTCCAATAATTTTACTATCATCATCTTGTGATTTATAAATAATTAAAGATACAGTGTTGTTTTCAGTATATGGATCTAACCAACTAGATTCAGCTTCTGCCATACAAGAATTTGCTAATGTACCACTTGGATCATAGTAATTATCATACTGATATTTATAATAAATATCATCACCTTGAACAACATCAAAGAATGAGAATTTATCATTGAATTTATCCATCTGAGCTTTATATAAATTCACAAAGATTTCAATATCTCTTGCTGTAAATTTGGCAGTATCATCTTCTCTAGCAGCTAAAGTTAAAAGAGCATTCATTGATCTACCAACTCTAACATCTTGACGATTTTTTGACCAAACCAATTTGTTTCTATCATCAACTGGTCTCAATTTCTCTAAATTAAAAACACCTTGACCATTTGCAAATTTTAACCAAATCCAAGTTTTACCAGATTTTTCAGAAACTATCTTTTCAACAACTTCACCAACTTCTGCTGATGTAGGTTTATAAACATCTCCTTCTGGTACATATCCTAATCTACCAAAAATTCCATTATTTGCTTCACCGTGAGTTAGCCATCCACCATTATTTCCTACAAAACGATATAATTCTTTTGGATCATTTAAAATCTCTTGAGCTTTTCTATCTGCAGTAAAGTACAAATAATCATTTCTTACTGGATCTATATCAAAGTAGTTAGCAACTACTGGTAAGTCTTTCTTTTCTAATCCTAGAATCTTTTTAGCAACAGGACTATCAATTTTACCTAATACTTTCTTAAAATTATCTGAAAACATTACATCCGACTCTAATAAAAGTTCAATCAATTGAGATTCTGTTATTAAATCATGTGATTCTGTTATAAAATCAATATATTTTTTTAACATTATTATAATATAATTTTTTATTATATATTATTATTTCATTCTCATAAATTATACTTATATTTGTTCAAATTATATAAAATGAGTACATTCGGTAAGAAAGCGTTAGTTTTTTGGAATTACGATTCTAATGAAACAAATCGTTTTAGTAAAACACCAATAGAAATACAACTAAAGATACTAGAGAAATGGTATCCAATTGGATATATGTGTAAATTTTTTCCACCGACTTATCCTTCTGATCGAGTCTATCAAATAAAAGACTACTTATTACATGTAGGTGGTTTTTATACAGTACTTATAGAGCAAAAGATTACAGAAGGATATTCATCGATGATAGTAAAGAATGGATATAATCCTTTAAGATTAGATATGATAGATAAACAGATACTATTAAGAGATTATAAATTAGAGAGAATATTAAAAAACCCATCTTAATTAAGATGGGTTTCTTTGTTATGCTTTTCTTAAAACTTCTTTAGTATAGTAATCTTCAAAACCATCTAGGTAAGTAGTAATCGGTGTTGATTTATCAGTGATAATGATTTCATCAATAAATCCAAAGTCTAAAGCTTCTTGTGAGTTTAACCAATTATCTCTTCTAGCACTTTCAAGTACATAATCAAAATCTCTACCACTATTCTCTGCAAGCATCTTGAATAATATATAGTTGTATTTTTCTGATTCCATTTGAGAAATACGATTATCTTCAACGTGTCCTGATGCACCAGAAGAAACTTGATGTATCATTACTTTAGAGAAGTTTAATGATGCTCTTTTACCTTTAGTTCCTGATGATAATAAGATAGAACCCATTGATGCTGCCATACCTGTATTGATAGTTTCAACATCCGAATTGATATATCTCATAACATCAACCATACCTAATCCAGCTAAAACTGAACCACCTGGTGAGTCAATGTGCATCTTAATATCTTTTTTCTCAACAGAGTCTAAATACATCAATTGAGCTTGAACAACGGTTGACATTTGTGTGTTTACAACACCAGCAACCCATAATATACGATCACGCATGAGTCTACTAAAAATGTCCATCTGCGTTACTCTCATTTCTCTTTCTTCAAGAATATATGGTGTCATACTATTCTCTACTAAACCTTTTTCAAAGTAGTCTAAGTTTAAAGAAGAAATTCCTTCACTTAAAGCATACTTTTTAAAATCTTTTCCAAAATCCATTTTTTATAATTTAAAGTTATTAAACTGATATGTCAAAAAGTGATAAAAGTTTATCAATAATAATTTTTTAGTTTCACTTATTTATACATATCTTTGTCTTTTAAACTAAAAAATATATATGAAAAACGCTTTTAAGTTATTTGACTTTATGGGAACTCCAGTTTATTTGAAATACTGGTTCTTTATCTTACTTCCTTTATTTATGTTACAATCTGGTGGATTTACAGAACAAGGATTTCTAACTGGGTTAGATTGGTTCTTATCAATCTTTGCCGCAGTCTTATTACATGAATTGGCACATACTGCAGTTGCTAAAAAATTGAATCATCCAGTAGATCATGTTTATTTAGATGTGTTTAATGGTGCGGCCGCAATTGATACAACCTACTCTTCTTATAAAGATACTATTCTTATTGTATTGGCCGGCCCACTCTCAAATTTAGTATTATGGATTATTGGTTCTTATTTAGGACTGGATATATTTGTACAAGTGAATATGTTTTTATTCATATTTAATATTTTACCTATTTATCCAATGGATGGTGGTCGAATTTGTAAAGCAATTTGTCAATGGATGACTAAACCTTCGCTCGGAAGAAAAATAAATGGATATATCTCGATCATTTTTAGTTCATTACTATTTATTGCATCGATTATGACTACTAATGTTATTATGGCTATATTTGCAGTCTTTTTTATCTTTCTTTCATATAAGGAAATAGAACAAAAATATTAAAAATGTTAGACATTGGTAAAACAAATCTTTTCCTAAATGACAAAGCTAAATATGTTGTTAGTAAACTAATAGACGATTATGATCTTATGGGTCAAAATTGTTTGTTTTTAACTCATAAGAATGACACGTTACAACTTAAATGTGCTTCTTGTACTTATACTACTTATGATTCAATACCAGATATTTTATCTGAGAATTTATTTAGAGTAAATATTATTATTGTCGAGTCAAATAGAAAATTTAATTTTTTACTTGATTCTATAAGAGAAGTAACAGATTTACCAGTTATTGTAGTTACTGATGATTTATCATATGATTATCCAGATTATAGATTTGATTATATTTATAAACTTTATAGACAAGAAAGAGATATAAATTTCCCATTAAATATAGATAGATTTGAAGAAGAATTTTTAAATAGTTCACATATAACAGATGTTAAAAATAATTGGAGCACATCTTTGGCAGATTTAAGAACACAATACATTAGAGATAAAAAAATTAACGATTTATTAAAATAAAAATGAAAGCACACGTAATTGTAAAAAAAGGTTATGAGTATGATGATAGCATCTATACTGAGTCAGAGGGTGGAAATCCTGAATTGATTTGTTTCTCAAAAGAGGATGCGGATAATAAAGTAAATGAATTAAATAAACAGGAGTTTAAAACAACTTCACTTAGTTATTATTCATATGAATTAGAAGACATATTAAATGTTGATATTGAAGAATATGAAAAGTTCAATCAATCCTTGGTTGAAAAGTATGGTAAGATAGCGAAAAAAGATTCTTGGAATGATGTTGAAAATACTTTACATCCAATGGCAAATGATGAAGAGATTGAGAAATATATAAAGATGGTTAGTATAAGTTTTTATGAAGTAAAACCGACAGACATTGATGTTCAAAGTTTTAGAGATTATAAAATTGATGAAGTATTAAAATAAGAAAATGAAGAAAGAATATATATGTTATGAGATATATATTCTTTCTTTTTCTATTTATATTATTTTCTTGTAAAACTACAAAGAATACAATTGTGTTACCTACACCTTTAGAAACTTTTTGTGATAGTGATGAGGATGGTGTTGATGATATGTATGATAAATGTCCTGATATAAAAGGTAGAGTAGAAAATATGGGTTGTCCTGATATTGAGGAAAATGAAAAGTATTCCGGAACAAAAGATGATATTGAAATTGTTGGATCACCAAAAGAGCCAGTTCCTGTAATAGTTGCTAAAGATAGAAATACTAAAACTGGTACAAAAAAAAATGATCCACTGGTAATTAAACCTAAAGAGGTTAGACCTAGAGGTTTAATAGCTTATTCTGTACCAAATGAAATGCAAGTTGGTGATGATTATTTAGTAAAAGTTAGAATAAGTAAACTGAATGATAGAACTGTTTTATTAGTTGGTGATAGAGAGATTCCTATATCTGATAATTTAGAGGATGTTAAAGTTGAATCAATTACAGTTTCTCCAATAATGTCTGCGAGTTTATTATCAAGTAAAAGAGATTTTGAGATAACTACATTATCAACAGAAATTCAAAATATAGATGATGAAGGATATACTGAATGGAGTTGGAGTGTAATTCCTTTACAAGGTGGTGAAAATAATTTAAAACTTAATGTAAAAATTAGAATACAAGAAGAAGGTAAAGACTATTATAAGGATATTACCGTCTTTGAAAGAAAGATAAAAGTCAAGTCTAATATTGGTTCCAGTATAAAAGACTTCATATTCAAAAACTGGGAGTGGTTTATGGGAGTGGTTTTTATCCCGATTTTTCAATGGTTTTGGCTATTGTGGAAGAGGAAAAAAGAAGATAAAAAAGAAGATGTTTAATTACATCTTTTTTTATTTTATAAACATAATTGTATAATTTGAATACAAATAAAAATAAAAAAATATTATGGATAATATAAATCTAGTAGAGTCTTTTACTGAGTTAAAAGATGTTAAAAACATTGATAAATCATCAATGATTAAAATAATGCAAGAAGTTTTTCAAACTATAATCATAAAGAAATATGGTTCTGCTGATAACTTTGATATTATTGTAAATCCAAATAAAGGAGATTTAGAGATATGGAGAAATCGAACAATTGTAGAAGATAATTATGAAGAGTTTGATGAAAACTTACATATTAAATTGACTGATGCGCATAAAGTAGAATCTGATTTTGAAGTTGGAGAAGACTTAACTGATGAAGTTAAGATTGCGGACTTTGGAAGACGTTCAATTTCATCAATTCGTCAAATACTTAAATCTAAAATTATTGATTTAGGTAAAGAATCTTTATATAAAAAATATAAAGATAGAGAAGGTGAAATTTTTACTTGTGAAGTATATCAAATTTTAAGAAAAGAAACAATTGTTATTGATGATGAAGGTAATGAATTTGTTTTACCTAAAACAGAACAAGTACCTGGTGATTTTTATAGAAAAGGAGATTCAATTAGAGCTATTTTACAAACTGTTTCTATTGATAATGGTAAACTTTTTATGACACTATCAAGAACTTCTAATAGATTCTTAGAAAAATTATTTGAACTTGAAATACCTGAGGTATTTGATGGTTTAATTACCGTTAAAGCAGTTGTTAGAGAGCCTGGTTCTAAAGCAAAAGTTGCGGTTGAGTCTTATGATGATAGAATTGATCCTGTTGGAACTTGTGTTGGTGTTAAAGGTAGTAGAATACATAGTATTGTAAGAGAACTTAACAACGAAAACATTGATGTTATTAGTTACACTACAAATAAATCATTATTTGTTACAAGAGCACTTGGTCAAAGTAAGGCAACTGTAGAGTTAGATGAGGAAAAGAAAACCGCTAATGTGGTTATACCTTCTGAAAACATTTCATTGGCAATTGGTAAAGGTGGTATGAATATTAAACTAGCAAGTAGAATAAGTGGATATAAAATAAATGTATTCTCTGATGTTGAACATAATGAAGATGTTTTATTAGAAGATTTCTCTGATGAAATTGATGGTTGGATTATCGATGAGTTTAAGAAAGTTGGATTTGATACTGCCAAAAGTGTTTTAAAAGCAGACTTTAACTACATTGTAAAACAAACAGATTTAGAAGAAGAAACAATAAGAGAAGTTATTAAAATTTTAGAAATCGAATTTAATTAAAAAAAGAGACTCAAATGAGTCTCTTTTTTATTTTATTAAGTAAAGTTTGAAATTACTAAATTTTGGTTTTTCATTTAGAAAGTAATACTTTTCTGTTATACCATTATATTTTATAATCTTTAAGAAAGCATCTGGTACTGTTGCACCAGTTGGTAACTTAATTGATTTATCAGAAAAGATAAGTTTTATCTCAACATCAACTTTATAACTTTTGGCTACTTTTCTTTCATATACTTCTAAAAATCTCCAAGTACCTCTATTTAAGTATTGATTTTGTAATGTACAGTTTAGATAAGTAAATGTTTTAAACAACATTACTTTATCACAGTTAAAGTCTGCGGCGGGTGCACAATGTCCTTTGTCATATATGTTTGTTTCATAATCTTTTGCATCAGATGTCTTATAAAGCTTTTCAGTATAGAATTCCATACCCTGTCTTGATGCTTTACCATCTTGACAAAGTACACGGTACTTAACTCTCAATGGTTGTTCAAATTTTTCTGAATAACTGACTTCAAAAATATCTGTTTTAACTAACACACTATCTCTAACAACTTGAGAATGGCTCATGAGTGTTGTCATAAATAAGAAAATCGATAATAATTTCTTCATTGTTTTTTATTTTTTTAACTTATTATATATTAAGTTTTAATATATAATAATATGAAGATAATAGGTATGACTTTAATTGTGATTTCCTTAGTGATTGGAATATTGGTTGATAACAACTATTTTATAGAAATTAGACTTCCTATATTTAGTTCCTTTATTATATTCCTATTAGGAATATATCTTCTTATAGATAAAGATCAATTTACCACATAAATAATCACTTTACTATGTTCTTTAATAAATTTAAGTTCACCATAAAATCCTAGTTCTTTGGCTTTTTGTTCATACTTATCATAAATCTCATCAAAGTTATTATCAACAACTTTAACTTTTTCAATTCCTAGTTTTTTTAATAGTTCCATATTGTATATATTTTATATTTCAACTCCTAAGAATAATTTCATATAATTATTATGAAATTAAAAGTTTACATTTCCGGATACGGTGCTGAAGTTACTCAAGGAACTTTAACAAATGAGAAGGTTGAAAAGATATATGAAATTCATGATTCATTAGAAGAATACTTTAGTCAATATGTTGATGATGATTTTAGTTGGTATGAGATTGATGATAACTTTCATTGCTCTGCTGCTTATTTAGATGAATCTTCTATTCAAATTATTGACGAAGAGGGTTCAACTATATATGAAAGACCTTGTGATGAATTGATTTATGATCAAGTAATAACAGAACCTATTTATTCTACAGATGAGAAATGTGCTATTACCTGTGTATCTACTGAAAAGGGTACTTTTTTTGAAGGAGATTTTGAAATTGAAGAATTTGATCCAGAGTTACTTACTTTGAAAATTAAAAGATTGGAAAGTTTTAAAATGGTTTCTGAAGTATTCTATAATGGTGAGAAGATACCTGGGGATTTTGTTTTCTCAAATGGAAAAGACTTCAATGTTTATATTGACTAGTCTATTTTAGAGGTATCTCGGGAGTAATATCAAAATTATCATTAAGATAGATCTTTAACTCATTTTCGATATAATGTTCTGGTACAACCTTGTCATTATCTTCTTTACCCATCTTATCACTAATAAATGTTGTAAATTCATCAATCACTTCTGGTTTGAGTGCTTCAATCAATCTGTCTGATACTACAAATGCTCTTGAGAATCTATCCTTTAAATTTATTTGACCTTCTGGTAGCATCATATAAGTATCAATTGTCTTTTTTAAAAAGTCTGTATATTTAGATTGTGGTTCTAAATAAGTAAATATTGTATCAAATATCCTATGTACTAAACGAGAAGAACCAAATATAGTACCTATAATTGCAAGTACTGGAAAAAATGGTGCTAATGATAATGGAATTGCCATTGGTAAGATATTAAATATATTCTTTTTAAGTGTTGTTCTTTTTTTTGCTTTTATAGCATCTTTAAAAATAGCATTAAGTATTCCAAATGTAAAATTATCACCTTTACTGTGTAAATAAGTTGCTAGATGTCCATGTTTAGATAAAGTAACTTGTCTGTCTAGTTCTTCTTTATCTGTCACACCTATACTGATAAGATATTCTCTTATATTTCTATCATGTTTCTCAAGAATCAGAAAATCGTTATATTTTTTTACTTTAGTCATATTAAATTACTGCTTGTTTTCAATGTATATAAAAACAAAGATTATTTTTTTACTATATATAAAATTATGATAACAGAAAAAACGATTTCAGATTTTCTTTCATGTGAGTATAAAGAATTCGCAATGTATTCAATCGAAGGTAGAGCAATACCATCAGTTGTTGATGGTTTTAAGCCAACTCAAAGAAAAATTATTCACATATCCAACCAAATATGGCGAACAGGTAATGAGAAGAACCTAAAAGTATTTCAACTAGCTGGTAAAGTAGCATCCGATGCATTTTATCATCACGGTAATACTTCATTAGAAAATGCTATTGTTACAATGGCACAAAAATTTAAAAATAATGCTGCTTTATTAGAGGAAGATGGACAATTTGGTTCATTACGTTCTCCGCAACCAGGTGCCGCAAGATATATTGGAACAAAGTTAAGTGATAATTTTAGATTGATTTACAAAGATTTTGATCTACTTGAATATAAACAAGAAGAAGGTGAAACAATTGAACCTAAATACTTTTTACCAATTATTCCAACAGTATTATTAAATGGTTCAAGTGGTATTGCAGTAGGATTTGCTTCTAATGTGTTAAATAGAGACATTAAAAGCATTATTGATACATGTGTGAGAGTTATTGAGGGTAAAAAAATAATGAGTATTAAACCTTCTTTAAACGAGTTTACTGGTGAATTCATACAAGATAAAGAAAATCCTAAAAGATGGATAATTAGAGGATTATTTCAAAGAGTAAATACTTCAACTGTAAGAATAACAGAATTACCACCTTCTATGACTTATGAAAAGTATGAAGAGATACTAGATAAACTAGTTGATAACAAAGATATTGTATCATATGATGATAATTGTAAAGATAATATAGATTATACAATTAAATTTCAGAGAGCTATTTTAGAAGGTATTGATGATACTGCAATGATTAAGTTATTAAAGTTAGAGGAGTCATCGACCGAAATATTTACAACACTTGACGAATTTGGTAAATTAAAAATATTTGAAACATCAGAAGAGATAATAGAATACTTCACTAAATTTAGATTAAATTATTATGATATAAGAAAACAACATAGTTTGGATAAACTTAATAGAGAATTAAAGATATTAAGTAATAGAGGTAGATTTATTAAAGCTATTTTAGATGAGAAATTAAAAATAAATAATGTTTCTAAAACGGAAATTATAACAAATATAGAAACACTCGGTTTAGAACAAATAGATGATTCTTATGATTATTTATTGAGAATGCCACTTTACTCTTTAACAAAAGAGTTGTTTGAAAAAATGAAACAGGACTTCACTGCAAAAAAAGAAGAAATTAAAATATTAGAATCTACTGATCCAAAAGATATGTATCTACTAGATTTAAGTGAATTAAAAAAGAAGTTTAAATAGTTGAACATTGAATTTTTTTCACTATATTTGTAAAAATTATATAATAGAAATGAAAGAACAACTAAGTCAACTTATAAATGAAAGATCTCCTGGATCTAAACCAATCTTTTTGGTTGTTAGGGGATCACATGCATATGGAACTAATATAGAAACTTCCGATACTGACTACGCAGGTGTATTTATCCAATCATTGGATGATATTCTTGGTAGTAAATACAAACAACAAGTAAATGATGATACTAATGATACTGTAATCTATGAGTTACGTAGATTTTTAGAATTACTATCTAGTAATAATCCAACTGTTTTAGAATTACTTAATACTCCAGAGGAATGTATTATCTATAAAGATCCTATTTTTGATCTAATATTAGAGAATAGAGAACAATTTATTACTAAAATCTGTGCTAATTCTTTCGGTGGTTATGCAAAAGCTCAAATTGGTAAAGCAAAAGGTCAAAATAAAAAACAAAACTGGGAAAAGGATAAAGTAACTCGTAAAGACTTGCTTGACTTTTGTTATGTTATTCAAGGAACAAAAGCAATTCCATGGAAAAAATGGAATGATGGTAGATTTGATGAAAGATTTATTGGTGCAGTAAATGTTCCATATGCAAAAGATGTTTATACTTTATTCTACGATAGTGAAGGTGATATGATGTTCTCTGGAAAAGAGAAAAAAGAGTTGAGTGATATGATGATTCAACAACGTAAAGATGCTGGTCTTGCATTAGGTCTTGGTTATAAAGGATTAGTTAAAGTAGGTACAACTACTATTGATAGAAGTAAACTTACTAATATGACTGATGAACAAATTGATAGACTTGAGTTAGTTTTTCAAAAAGAGGCTGAGAAAAACTTAGGTGTATCAAATCAATTGAGATTATCATCAATTCCAAAAGGTCAAGAACCATTTTGTACTATTACTTATAACAAAGATGGTTATTCAGAACACTGTAAAGACTTTAGAGAGTATGAAGAATGGTTATCAAAGAGAAATCTTCAAAGATGGGTGGATGTTAAGTCTCACGGTCAACAAATTGATGGTAAGAATATGATGCACTGTCGTAGATTGATGGATATGGCTCGTGAGATTGCAGAGGGTAAAGGTATTCTTGTTAAGAGAGATAATGCACAAGAACTTCTTGCAATTAGAAGAGGTGAAATAGATTTACAAACTTTGATTGATCATGTTGAAAGCGAGATTAAAGAAGTAGATACTTTGTTTAAAGAATCAAATTTACCAGAAAAGGTAGATGAAAATTTTATAAATAGTTTATTAGTAAAAATTAGAAAATCAGTTTATGGTATACAATAACGTTTCAATTATCGCAATTATTATAGGGTTCTTTTGTTTAGGATATTTATTTAATAATCTTTTAAGAAAGATTATTGATGGGTATAATGATGGTAAGTATAAAAAAGAAATTACGGATATTTTTCAAAATGTATTGGATAATCTTTATACAAATAAGACAAGTTTTATTAGTAGAATCAATAACACTGTTACTATTATGACTGAACTAAATGAGGTAGGTGTGGTAAATGTTGTTTATCTAATGGATAGACGTGATATAGCTATATTCAAAGGAGATAAATGTATATATACATCAGACTCAATAGATAAGTCAGTGGTCGATGAAATAATTGTGGGTGTGGATGTTTTCTATAAACATGAGATAAATGATGTCGTAAATGTAATGGGTATGGTTTTCTCTCGTGATGAATTTGAGAATAAGTTCAAAATAAAAGTAGAAGATATGAAGAAGGGTATGTTTGGTGGTTTTCCTAAAGAAGAAATGTCAGATATTGAAAAAATAAAAAGACAAAATGAGATAAAGTTTAATATAGATGATATATTAGATAGAATTACATCTGTTGGTATTGAAAATCTTACACCAGAGGAAAAAAGATTTTTAGATAGCTATAACAATGAATAATCTAGAATTAAATGGATTTAACTCTAATTTTGGTGATTTTAAAATAGTATCTATTTTAAGTGATTATGAAAGTCATTGGATATTGGGTTTAACTTCTATTATTCTTGAAAAAGATAGTTTATATTTTTTTATTCAAGATGATAAAGAGAAAATTAGTGATGTTTCTAAGATGCCGATTTATATAAAAGAGGATTGGATAAATTATAATAAAAATGATTTAAGTTTAGATATTATAAATAAACATATTAAGTATTATAAAAATGATGATGAAGATATGTTTAACTTGCTAATGACAATACGAAGAGATTTTATACTTACAAAGTATATTAAATAAAAAAAACCACTCAATGAGTGGTTTTTCTTTTATTATTAAGATTAAAGTGGTAATTCTTCCTCTTCATCCTCTTCTTGAGCTTGTCCTTGTGCAGGTTCTTGAGCTTGTCCTTGTGGTTGAGCTTGTCCTTGTGTAGGTTCTTCAAATTCTCCTTCTGTAGGTTCTTGAGCTTGTGGTTGAGCTTCAGTTTGTACTTGTGGTTGAGCTTGTGCTTGAGGTTCAGTCTGTGCTTGAGGTTCAGTCTGTACTTGAACTTGTCCTTGTGTTTGTGCTTGTGTTTGACCACCCATTATAGCACCACCAGGAATCTTATCTATATCTAAGAAAGTAGTTGTTACATATTTAATAATTTCTTCGGCAATATCTACATCACCAAAAAATTGACGTAAGTTTTTACCTGTAGTATCTTTTACTTTTTTAACATAAGCGTTTATTAAAGATTGAGGTAAGTCAATCATAGTTTTTACTTTATAAAGATCGTTAACTTGGAAAACAGATTCTTTGATAATCTCTTCTCTATTTTTTTGAATACGAAATTTTTCAAATGCTTTAACGTGTTTCATGTTTTTGTTTATTTTTTATATGATTTATATATTAAGAATAAAAAGCCATTTTTTGTATTTTTTATAAATTATTGAATAATACCCAATGCGGCCAGTACTAATCCTATTATTACTACAGATCCACCTATTCCACCTACAACCATCTTTGTTTTTAGTCTTGATAATTGACTATTTTTCTCATCAATTACTTTTTGTCTATTGACTATTTCTGTTTCTAGTATTTTATTTTTTTGCATCCAAGCAAGTATCTCACCTTGTAGAGCTTTAATTTTATCATCTTTTACTAAAATTTGTCCGTCTAATTTTTTAACAACAATATCTAGTTTGGTGATTGCCTTATTCTTTTCATCAATTACTTTTAATGTTAGTGTCTCATAATCTTTCATTTCTTCTGCCAACTTTTCAAATTTTTCTAAAATATTTGAATTATTATTAAGATGCATCGCTTGTGGAATAGTCATTATTATTACTTTTTGACCAAGTGAATCAACCTCAAACTTTGGATATTCTATTTGCTTACCCTGTGAAAACATTGTTGTAAAAACTAATGTTATTAGTATTGTAAATAATTTTCTCATTTTTATTTTTATTTTTAAGTTACTTAGTAATAATTATCAAAGTTTGTCCTGTTTGTAAACCATTCGCCAAAAACTTATTTTGTTCAATTATTTCAGTTATACTTACATTATATAGCTTTGATAAAGAATATAATGTTTCATGTTTTAGTACTTTATGTCTAATTTCTGTTGGTTTATCTACTTTTTGAATCTCTTTTGTTGTTGTATTTTTTACTAAATCTTTTAAAAGTTCCTCATCAGTTAGAACTTTTGGATTATTTTTCAACTCTTCAATTTCTCTTCGTGTCTGAGCCATATCTCCTTTTATACTGGAAAGTTCTGACTCAAATTTCGCAGCCATTGCTCTTGCAATCATTACTTCTTTTTTTGCATTGGTAACTTCTATTATCAATTTCTTATCTTCTATATCTTTTAGTCGGTATACCTCCTGCCAAGCAGCAACTTTTTCTTCTGCAATTTTTTTCTCTGCTTCTAATTTTTTATAATCTCTTTCAAGTTGTTTAACTCTTTCTTTTGATTCAGAAAAACCACCGAAGTACCAAGTAAGTCCAAAACCAACTGTTGATATTAGTAAAAATAAAATTAGAATTATATTAAAGTTAAGTTTCATATTTTTTCATTGTTTTTTATTATATATTAAATTTTTTTAGTCTGGCTAGTAATTCTACTAAAACATATAATAATACTAATAATAGTTTATATATTAAATTTTTTTATATATATTTGTATAAAATTTTATAGAAAATATGGAAATAAAAAAATTGATATGTTTTGACTTTGATGATACTCTTTGTCATACCCTTAAACCAGAGGAAGGTAAACCTATCTGGAAAGAAAAATTTGGTACAGATTGGCCTTATAAAGGATGGTGGTCGAAGCCAGAAACTTTGGACTTAGATACTTTTGATACAAAAATAAACCCTTATGTTTACCAAGAATATCTTAAAGCCGTTTCTGATCCTGATAACTATGTTTTTTGTGCAACAGGTCGTATTGAAAAATTAAGAACTGAAGTGGAAAAAGTTTTACATAAACTAAATTTATCATTCGATGCTCTATATTTAAACAATGGTGGAGACACCTTTACTTTTAAAAGTAGATTATTTGAAAAACTAATTAGTGAATTGCAACCAGAGGAATTCATCATGTATGATGATAGATTTGAGCATCTAGTTGAATTTGAAAAATGGACGGAAACTATTGATTGTAAAATCACTATAATAGATGTAATAAACAAAACAACAAAAACATTCAATTAAAATGCCAACTATTACTAAGAAAAAAACACAGTCTAAAGTACAAGAGATTTTATCTAAACCTTATAAACTAATAGTTCATAATGATGATTACAATTCATTTGACCACGTTATTAGTTGTCTAATGAAAGTTTGTGATCATGAATATGAACAAGCTACACAGTGTGCTCACATAATTCATAATAGTGGAAAATGTGATGTTAAATATGGTGATTTAGAAACCATTTCAGAAATGAAAAATAAACTAAGAGGAGCGGGACTCTCTGCTACCATGGAAGTGAATGAATAAAAAAAAGACATCTTTAAGATGTCTTTTTTTATTATTTACCACCACTATTAAACCAATTTATTCCAGTTGTATTAGATTCACTAACTGTTTTATTTCTATTTAAAATTTTTCTTCTAACATTTAGTAGTTGTGTATAATCAACAGTTTCTGTAAATTCAAGATTTTTTAAACAATCTTCTACATATATCTTAAATGATGGATCTTTTTGTAAAGTATCTTCTACCATCTCTTTAAAATCATTTTTTACAAAAGCAGATGTTGCATTTACAATAGTCATTACACAGTCATCATGTCCAACATCTGCGGCATATCTAGTATTGCCCGCAGTTGTTGTATGTTTAACAAATGTTGTAATCTCTCTAACAGTTTCTTCATTATTTATAGAGAAACCTTTTGAAATCATTAAATCTTGATAATCTTTGACCATCATATTCTTATTCTCACCTACTTTTAATCCAACTTTTTCTTCGGTTGCATCAGCTCTATGTTTGTATCTAAGGAAAATAGATGATCCATATTGATTATTCCCATCAAAAACGTGTGGTAGTTCAGCAAGTAAAGTATTTCCATAGTTATTTAACTCTAAAACTATTTTAACATTATCTGGGTTTAAATACTCAAATGCTAAAATATAAAGTAATTCTGCTAATTGTTTAACTGAAACTAAGTTACTTCTAAATAATCCAATTTGTTCTAATCTAAAAAAATCTGTAACTGATTTATATGCCAATCTTTGTGATTCTATTGTATCCATATCTTTTTTAGATATTTTAAATATATTTATAATTGAATAATCTTGTCCTAAACCTTCTGCAATATCGACTGATAGTATAATCTTTTCATTTTTCCTATTCATTGGTATAAAAATCTCATCATCATCTATCCACCTTAAATCTTTATAACTAAATCTTAATTTACTTTCAAATTCGTAAATCTCCTCAAATTTATAATTTTTCTTATTATTTAAAAGACTATCAATTATTGCTTCATTTAATAATGACTTACTTGAATTGATAAATCTTAAACCATATTCTTGGTTAAAAGCATCCTCACCACCAATATCCTTTACTGCTTCTTCTTTCCAAGTTGTCATCTCACCAATTGCTCTCAAAGGTACTTCGAATCCTTTTGAATCAATAAATGTTAAGTTTTTAACATCTTCATCAGTACATCTCTCATTATTAAATACAGAGATGATGTCTTTTTGAAAATCCGAATTGAATCCCATATGAGTTTTTGTTATATTCTCTGGATATGTTTCTTTGATACTACTAAATATTTGTTCTTTTGTTACACCATGTTCATATAATCTATGATCATTTAATCTCAAATATGTAACAAATCTTCCCGGAACTTGATGCCAGTAAACACGCATTGCTTTATAGTTATTTTTAAGTGGATCTCCATCTGGCCTTTCTGCATCATTAAGTAATTTATGAAACAAGTTCATACCATCTGGTGTTGATGTGATAATAATCTTTGAGTTTTGTACTGCTGACACGGTTGGATAAGCAGCGGTATAGTAAGGTTCGATAATATTTGAGGGAATATGTGCAAACTCATCAAGATAAAGTACGTCAATCGTAAAACCAATTGCTGGAGTTTTAGACCTTGCGGATGTTTTTATTCTACATCCATTCTCAAATGTTAGAGACTTTTGATTCCAAGTTTTAATACCTGGTTTTAAAAAGAATGGTAATAATGAATATATAGACTTAATTTTATCTACAATCTCTACTGCAGTATCTCCTTTATTGGCGACAATCATTATATTCTTATCATTACTAAATAGAATTGTATGCAACATGAAAATTGATGCCGATATTGTTTTACCAACCTGACGACTTGCCATTAGTATGTTAAATCTACTATTTACAAAATTGTCTAATATTTCTTTTTGATACTCTCTCAACTTAATTTGACCTACTGATCCATCTTCTGTTTTTACTTTACAATATTGTTCTGTGAAGTAGTGTATATCTAATGCACACTTAATATATTCTTCTTGTTCTTCAGGTGACATCCTAAAAGATACACCTGCTCTTCTTAATCCTACTTCAGATTTTAACCAGGGATTTTGGTATCTTTTGATGACGATACCGTCATTTATTTTATCTGTTGATTCATCTACCAGCTTCGTGGTAAAGATCATTTGTTTTTCTATTATTTCTTTTGCCATAATTGGACTTTACTTTTTTTATATATATTGTAAAAAACCGTTTACTTATGTCAAAAAGTGAAGAACAAAGAATTAGACTACAAGATGAATTCGATCAAATCCAGTCAGAAAACTCGGAATTCGACATCTCTCTACACTTAGCAAAGCCAGAAGATTTACCAGATTTAGGGGAAATCGAGATATATGATTATGATGCTGATTTAACTGTGGCTAGTCAACAATCAATGGATGTACTAGAATCATTGGTTGATTTATATCTAAGTGATATACCAAAATTAAAAGAACACTCCTATATTAGAAATAAGATGAGAGAGGATGCTATGGTTTATGCTGAAGCAATTTTCTTATCAAAAATGACTAGAAAAAACTTTCTATCTCAATTGAGACAAGTTGATAATGGTGATAATGCAGCAAGAATGCATGAAGTCGTCAATCAAACAATTGGTCAGATTAGAGAGAATGGTAAGTTTTTATCAAATCAAAGAACTGAATTAGAGAAGTTCTATAAAACACTAAGAAAGGACTTAGGTTATAATGAAATTGAAAATCCTGAAGTTAAACAAGCTGAAGCAGAAAAATCTGATACATCTTCGGAGGGATTAGTTACTAATAATCGAGATCTAAATGATTTGATTAAAAATGCGATGACTAAAAGAGATGAGAAATAAAAAAAGACTAACATTATGTTAGTCTTTTTTGTATATAAAATTTTCAAAAGTTTTTACAATTTTATTCAGATTTAACTCTACCTTAGTTACAATAAATGGATTTACTTTATTAAAGGTAACTTGATTTATAATAAGTTCACATTCTTCCATTTTAAGTACCTCTTTTACTTTCTCTTTTACTTCATCATCACTATTCTTTACTAAAAATTGAAGTACATCATTTACACCTTTTGCTAATTTGATTGTATTGATGTCATCATCATATAAAGAAACTTCATCATATTTAGTTATTTCTTCTTCTGTAAACTTCGTATCAGCAGTCTTTAATCCAATTATATGTTGGAGTACCAATCTTACTTTTTTGTGTACTATATCGTCTCTATCTCTGTTATAGAATGTTTCAGATATGAAGTAGAAGTTCTTTATTTTTAGTCCAAAATCTAGAAGTTTTTCTTCTAATTTCTCAATTAGCTTTTCGTAGTTTCTTTTAGAGTTTTTAGAACAAATAACATAAATATCATCCTGACTATTATTAAGATGTCTAATGTTCTCTATATGTATTGTAAAGTCACCATTTTCAATAATATCTTTATTCATAAATTCTTGCATCGAGAAAGAAAGTTCTGATATATTTACATTATTATTTTTGGATTTAATTTTAATCTTATTAAAAAGTTCTTCACTTAACCAATAAGTTTGTCCATCTATATTAAAGTTTATATTATCCTTTTTGTAAACACCTTTTCTTAAAAGATTAAATTCAGACTTTGATATTCTTATCAAAGGTTTATTAGGAGTTCGAGTATTTACTATCCAAACTTTACTATTCATTGTTATTAGACTATTAAGGTCGAAGAAGTGTGCGTTCATAGTACTATATATAAATAAAAAAAACCTATCTTTTATGATAGGTTTTTATTTTTTATCTTAACAATTTTTTACTTAATGCGAAGTCATATAGAACAGGTAAGTTTAAATATTCTATAAAGTGTTTTCTCATATCTTCTAATGTTTTAGATCTTCTTATAATACTTATAACTAATAATCCAAATTCTTCTTGAAAATCTAAGTAACAATCACACCAAGGTCTATTATAATTCTCTAATGTTTTCCACTCTTTTTCACCGCCTGTTAGCCAATATAAACTTTTTTCTGGTGATATATTATCAATATTCATTTCTTTAATATCAGTTTTCCAAACTTCGTCACTTGCATCACAATTTCTCAACAATAATGAAACTGCTTCTCCTAAATCTGTCGTCATCTCTTTACCTATTTCGAAGAACCATTCATTTCCCTCTCTGCTTATTATTATTGTTTTATCATCATAAATGATTTTAGTTCCAATTTCTTTCAGTAAAGTCTTTTTCTTTCTCATAGTTAGTAATTATTTTTATCTAGATAGGTTTATTCAACCCACTCTTCCAAGTCCCTTTAAAAAATCCATCTTCCCAAATGCCGTTTTCCCATGTTCCATGAAAAGCACCATTCTTGAATATCCCGTATTTCCAATCTCCATATTTAAAAATACCTTCATGCCAAATTAAGGTTTCTTTCTTAATTTCTATAATAGCATTCTCAACTTCAGAATCAATTAGCCAATTGAATCCAAGTTCTTTTAATTTCTTTAAAATTTCTGATTTTGTTGTGATAGATTTATCACTATATTTAAGTTCTATAATTCCCATTCTAAAAATAATCTTTTTACAAGTATATATATTTTTCAACGTTAGACATTATTTATCTTTTTGTCTAATTTTTCCTCAAAAATGAAGATTTGGATTTGAAAAAAAAATAAAAAATAAAAAAAACCAAGATTACTCTCGGTTTTTTATAATATTTTTATAAGAAATGTTACTTCATTTAATTCAGTATTATCAGATAAATCCTCAAACTCTTCAATTGATAATTTATTATCTTCTATATGTACTAACATTTGTACTTTATCATATGTTTTTTCAACCAATTGTGATGTTAGAAGAATGTATTCTTTGACTTCTGATAGTTTAAAACTGCTTTCTTCATCATCTTCTATGTTTCTAAATATATTTACTTTAAATATGGTTTTAAATTTACCGGTAACCAATTCTCCTTCTTTATTTACATAAGTATCATTTTCACTAAATCCTACTTCTATTTTAAATCTATCATCTTCTGATAAATAGTTAACTTCATTTTTAATTAGTTTTGACAAGTCTGCTTTTGGAAATTCATCAGGTAAACTAGGTTTTAGTTCAAACAAAATATTGATTAGTTCGATAACTTCGTGAGTATCTAAGTCTTCGGGTTTAGTATATTTTATCTTACCTGAGAAATTCTCATATGTTTTTAGATTTTTCATATGAGTATATATAAAAAAAACCAGGTGATTTACCTGGTTTTAATATTATTTTCTAAACTTCATTAGCTTATCAACTTCTGTGTAGTCTTTTCTATCCAATGCGGCATCAATCAATAATTCAATCTCACTTTGTCTTAGTTTTGATAAGTCTTCTGTAATAAGAACATCGCTATTATCACTTTGTTTATTTCGTAAAGACTCAATATATCGGTCAAAACTTACCATTCTAATATCATATCCTTTTTCAAGTAAATATAAGTAAGTATTTAATGATCTTTCAGTTTTAGGTACTTTAGGTACTTTAACTGGTTTCATATTTTTTAATCTATCATAGATTTTTTTAGTAACTGGTGAAAACTTACTAAAAACCATGAATCTTGGATCATGAAATTTATTAGTGTATTTACACCATAGTTGTTCTTCCATACCGATAACCTCACCTGTGTTGGATTCAACATATAATTTATTAGAACCTGTTTTTTTATCATTTAATAATACCTCAAAATCCCAAGAATATGTTTCTGAAATACTAAAAATTTGTTTTAAATCCATTGTCTTTAGATTTAAACAAACTACCTTATCAATATTAAAATCTGCCATAGTTATTTTTATTTTAACAAAGATAAAGATAATATTTAAAATATCCAAAAATGATACTTATTATTTTATATATATACTAAAAATTTTTTTATCATAATGAGATATTTAAACAAAAGAGAAGATTTCTTGAAGAAGAAACAACATATACAAGGAGTACCATATGAAACATTATTAGAGATGACATCCAGTGCTGGACCATTTGCAAATGATGTGGGTTGGAATGACTCTTTATTAGGTCGTTTAATAAATCATGTTATTAGAAAAGCAAGAATCGCTGCAAAAGTACCTAGAATAAAAAGTTTAATTAGTCAGTTAAAAGATGAGTTTGAACAAATTGTAGGTCAAGCTAAAATTTATAGTTTGTCTTCGGAAGATCAACAACTAGTAATTCAAATAGAGCTAGATGTGTTCTTTAAAGAACTAATATACGCGGTTGAGAATAATTTCAAAGTTGGTATCTTAAAAAGTTTGACTGATGGTTGTATCAAAAGAGTAACTGATATGGCAGAGTTTGATAAAAAGGCTGTTCTTTTAGAAGAATTGAAGAAATTTAGAGAATTTTTAGATCAATTTAAAGATGATGAAGGTTCAAATGATGACGATGAAGATGAAGATAATGAAGAAGATACTACTAGTGGTAATCCTACAGGTATTCCTACTGGTGGTCCAGTAATTTATGATTTTACTGAAACTAAAACTTATGACACGATAGTTAGAAATTTAAAAGCACTTGCTTTAATTTTAGACAATTATAAAAAGGTTACTCTTGGTAATTCAGTTGAAAAACCTAAAGCAAAATTTACATATGTGGTAAACCCCGGTGAAACACTAGATAAAATTATAATCGATCCTACTAAAAACCCTAATAAATTAGATATTGCTGCTATTAAAGATAAAAATGCTCAAATATTAGCAAAATATATCCAATCATCGAAAGATGATGATGCAAAACTTGGTAAATTGACACTTGGTAAAATAAATCTTATCATGGAAGGTGGTACATTTGGAACAGGTGGTTCTTTAGAGAGAAATAAAGTACATACTGGTGAAGATCATTTAACACAAGCATTTATTAAATTAAAAAAAGATATTGTTGCTTTGATTACTCCTAAATCTGCAGGTATTGTTTCTGATGAAAAGAGAATAGAAGAGTATCGTTTACAATATCTAAAATTTATCAATGATATTGTTGCAAATTCAAAAAGTGAGGATAGTAGAAAACTCATAAGAAATCTTTACACTGAGATAAATAGATATTTGGTTGGAGATAAGAAAGCAACAATACAAGAAAAAGATAAACTTTACAAAGAAGGCATTGAACTTTTAAAAGACAAAAATAAAACAGTTGAGTTTGCTGAGAAAATTGCAAGATTTTCAAAAAGAGCTCTTCAGTTCAATAAACAAAACTTATATGGTGGTCTAGGTAATCTAAGTACACCGTTGAAAGACTTTGTTGATACGATGTTAGTAATAAATAGTGTTCCTAAAATTACTCCACAAAAAGAGTCATTACTAAATTATAAGTCATTCTTAGAAGCAATATTATCGGATGATCGTACGGAAGAAGAGAAAAAGAATGGTGGTGCTAATAATAAACAAACAACTACACAAAAACCTACTGGTAATAATAAACCTACTACACCTACATCCGGAACTGCATCACAGGCACAGGGACAAGGTGATGGTGAGGGTGGTGATGTATCTACAAAAATATTAGAGTTCTTCAATAAAACTTGTATTGAAGTAAGAGCTTATACTGTTTCTGATGAAGAAAGAAAGTCAATACAAACTAAAATAGAACAAGTAAAAACAGAGGATGGTAAAAAGATTGAGATGACAATGGATCCAATTATTGCAATAATGAATTTATTTATTAAAGCATATAAAACTTATACTGTTAAAACTATTACTAAAAGAACAGAAGGGGTTGATACAAACACATTATCAGAATATACGTCATTTGGTCAATCAGGTGAAGATGGTGGTAAAACAGGTCCTTATAGAAATAACAAATTATTTGATATGTGGGAAGAAGCGGTAAATAATATAAGAAAAGATCGTAAGTACCAAGCAATATTTACTGATAATGCAAATTTAAGATTGCCGAAAGTAACAGACCCTAATCCTGCCGATCCGGAAGATTGGGTTATTAAACCTAAGGCAGGTGCATCATTTAGAAAATTTATCAATGATGTTTTAGATGGTGATACACTATATAAAAGTTCTGCCACAACAGGAGCGGTCGCTACATTTGTAGAGAAATATTTTGGTGATGGTACTGTTAGTGAAGCTAAGGCTGCCACAGATATTGATAGTGCTGCGTTAGCAGAAAGTGCAGAAAGTGCAGAAAAGATTGCAGAGAATGCTATTAAACTAGAGTTAAAAAAACAAACAGCTATTACTCCCGAAGCATATACATTCTTTATAATAGAGGGTATGAGAGCCAAAGATCCTGCAAAACCAGATGTATTTGATGAATCTGTATTAAGAACATTCCTTATAAATAAAACTGAAGCTAGTAAAGTTTGGCTTTTCGGTACAACATTTTTGAAGAAATTTGATTTTGATTTATTAGAACCAAAACACCAAATAGATAAAGGTGACTTTGAAAAATTAAGTAGTAGTAAATCAGGGGATTTTTATTATACTTCAATTGGCGTTGAAGATTTTAAAAAATTAAAACCTAATCAAAAATTAAAAATAGTTACAGAATCACTAACAGGTACTCTATCTAAGGAAGATAATATAAAGATAACAAATATTTATACACTTAATAAAGTAGATGATGTAGCACCATATAAAATTCCTGATGAACAAGTGACTAAGATTCTTAATACAGGGAAAACCGGTTTAAAAAGTGATGTAAAGGCTGCAATTAAAAGTGATAAAGTAGAAATAAAAGCAATATAATGAAACATTTAAAAAAATATGATATATTTTTAGAAGAAGCAGAATTTGATGTTCAAGCAACAGATACTCCTGATGTTAAACTTGCTAAGAATGGTATGAATACTATGAAACTTAATTTAGATGAGTATAAGACAAAGAAATCTTTAATTGATAAGTTATACTTAGAAGTAAAAGATCCTACTCAAATTGAGACTAAATTAAAGGAAATACTAGGTACTACTGATATACAAAATGGTAAAGATAGAAATCCTTTTTTGGTAGAATATTCACATTTGGCAAAGTTAAAAGCTGATGTAGAATCAATGAAGCAACAAAATGTATATGATAAAGCGTTTATTGATGATTTTAATCAAGAGTTAAGAGATTTGGATGCAAATAAGAGTAATGATCCTGCACAAAAATTAGTTATTACTAAAAAAATTGCTGATGTAAATAAAAGAATTATGGATCGAACTCCTAAATTGACACAAATACAGAATGATTATAATAAAAGTTTCACAGAACATACTACTAAAATCAACAAGACAGGTTCAGATATGACCGAATATATCAAAAAAATATCTAATGTTAATCAAAAATAGAGAAAATATGATTTTTTTCTTTTAATATATACATTATACAAAAAATTAAAATAAAAAATATGGCAATTCAAATTGGAAAATACAAAAGACCTGGTATCTTCATCGAAGAAATTGACAAGTCTGTATTCAGTACAGCTACTGTAGAAGGAATAACTAACCTTGTGATGGGAGTTTCTAAAAAAGGACCTGTTAATACACCGATTAGACTAACAACTGTAAATGACTTAGAAACAGTTTTTGGTCAGTTGGATAGAAACTTGGAAAGAAAAGGTTCATTTTTTCACAGAACGGTTTCTAAAATGCTAGAAACAAGTCCTGTCTATGCAATGAACTTAATGATAACTGATGATACATTAGATGTTATTGAATATAAATCTTTGTCTTCTTCTGCATTAAAAACTAATGATATTAAGAGAGAAGGACCTTATAGAAGATTCTTTGATACAACTGGTTTCTGGAAAAAAGATACTGAATCATTTATAAATTTAACAAAACCTAATACTGGATACTCTGATAGAGCATTAAGTTTTACTAACTTATCCGATAGATATATTACAGTTTTTGTAGTAAAAACTGCTGTATCTGGATTTGATAGAACTTTATTAGAATGGTATGGTTCTATTGAAAAAATGCCTGCTTATGTAAGTACTGTAGATTATGCATCTGACTATATGGTTGATGTTATAGTTGTAGGTGGTGATTGGTCTAATTACAAAGAATTGGCGGTTGATAACAGATGGGGTCAATATTTTAATGCAGATGGTTTAATTAAAGGTCAATTAAGAAATTTTGCAAATGATAGAAATATGACTTTATTAGCTTATTATGAAGGTTTGTCATTGATTCCATATTTTAGAGATTTAAACGGTAAAAATATATTTATCGAAACAACAATAAATAGAGATACTGATTCAACAGGTTTATACTGTGCATTTAATGCAGACTTAGTAGAACAAGACTTCTATACTGGTTTAGTTGACCTTATAGGTGGTACTTTAGTTGGTTCTGAGAAAAAAACTATTGATTTCTTATCTTATAAAGAAACTATTGTAGAGTCAGTAGAATTTGCACAAGTTCCATTGGATTTACCTGGAAATGTTGTTGCTTTATTTGGTACTTACTCATACATTGATCAAATGGGTCACGCTTATGGTGATCCTGCTCAATCTGGTGTAGTTACCGGTGGTAAAAATAGAACTGCTTGGTTTACAGAAGGTGCTGTATTACACGTTAGTGTTTTAGAAGGTGGTCAACCTGGTTCTGGATATACTTATGCAGGATCTGGTACTTCATCAACAATAAATGTTAAATATTTAGCAGATAATTCACAATTTGAACCATTCTGTATTATAGGTGGACAATATGTTACAGTTGTAGGTGGTACTGTATCAACTACATTGAGATCGGTAAACTATCCTTATAGTAATGCAACTGCAAGTTATACAACTGCATTTACTCTTAACTCAAGTGGAGTTATTTCAAGTGTTAGTAGTTATTCTGCTGGTAACAATCCATCAGTTGGTGCAAGTGATATAGTTTTAGGTTATTTAACAGTTGATATTTTTCAAGGTGGATTTATTGAATCATCTATAGACTTTTCACCGGTTGCAATAAGTACATCAGGTGGTATATTTGATTTTGTTGTTCCTGAATATGTTGATGGTGTTTATCTTACTGATGGTGTTTCTAATGACCTTGGATTCGGTACAAACTCAACAGTTCATGACTATTATGTTTATGATTTAAGTAATACTCCTGGTTATACACAAGGTGATGTTCAATTAGTTTTCTGGGGAACAAATGCTGCGGCAGCTTCTAAAAACTATAATCAATATAGAAAAATAAAAATTTTTAATACAATTTTATCTTTCATCAATAGTTCTTATAAAGATAGAGCTACTATGATTGTGAGTGAAGATATAACTGGAAATAGAACTAAGAAAAGTCTAGCAGATATGACTGTAACAAATATAGTTACTTCAACATCTCAAAACAAATCTTTTGTACTTAAAACTGGTTTATCTGATGTGTCTTACATAGCAGGTGAAGGTAGATTGATTTTCTATAAAGAAGATAATGAGTTTATACTAGGTACTGATGGATTACTTACTACTAATATCAGTGCTACTCCAGTACAAGGTGTTGTTGCTAAATATTCTACATTCTATGAAAAATACTTTAATGGTTTGATCAATACTGGTGACTACTTCTATGATAATAGATTACTTGCGGGATCTGATGGAATTGTTAATGATTTTATTGATAATGATGGTAATGTCTTAAAAGTAAATGTTACTTTTGTAAATGGTGAAGCTTCTCCAAGTCCAACTAATATAACTGTAACATCTGGTGTTACTGGAGATTATGCAGGATATAACTATATTGTTTTTGAAGTAACTGGACTTACTGGTGTTCAAGCAGAGGCTGCTTTAGATTTAGGTCAATTGGAAGAAATTTCATTCCCTCAATCTGAGAGTAATACTGGTGTATTTACAGTAGTTCAAAACACTGTTCATCCAGAAGATAGTGCAGTTGAATTGGCACAGGCATTAGGATTTACTGCAAGTAATAATTTCTTTGCGTATACTGTATCTGAGAATGTTACGTTTGAACAAGTATCGGATGTTACTATGGTTTATAATAATTTAGATAAACATTATTTAAAAATGCTTCTAAATTTAGATGGTACTTTAGAAGTAGACTTTACAGAAAAAACTTTAGAATCAACAGAAAATATTGATATAGAAACTAATTTTACATTTAATATACAGTCAGAATTAAGTAACTTAAAACAAACTATTGAAATTGAAACACCATCTGGATATGTTGAAGTTCCTAATAAGATTTTAGTAAATGGTTCAAGATATACTGAATTAAAAGTTGGTGATTTCTTATTAGCAGATAATGAAAATGTTGAATTGGCAATTGGTCAAACTCAACAAAGAAATCTTACAAGAGTTTTAAGTAAAAGACAATATGCTGGTAATACTAGTTTATCTGAAATTACTTGTGATGCAAAAATATTAAAAACTCCATATACTAATGATGCGGGTACTGTAGATTACCAAACAACAAGATATTCAACTGTTGATCAATATTCAACAACTTACAAAGGTATTGCGATGAAAGGATTTAGAATTAGACAAGCTTCTTTACCAGATGGTACTGAAACTAGACAAAATCAAGTTTTAAACTTGGTTGCTAAAGGAACTCCATTATTCAAAGCTTTAATCAATAAAGAAGCATTTGACTTTAGATATTTAATAGATTCATTTGGTCTAGGTTTGACTGAAAGATCAAAGCAACAATTAGTAGATATTTGTGGTGAAAGATTAAATGTATTTGGTTTCATAAATATGCCATCATTAAAATCATTCAAAAACTCTTCATCTCCTAGTTTCGTAAACAATGAAGGTACTTTACAAGTTGAGTTTATTGCTAAAGGTGGTGACCCAGAAAGTAATCCTGCATTCCTTTACTCATTCGGTGATGGAACTGGTGTTTCTACAGTTGGTTATTTCACACCTTACTTAACAGTAAATGACAATGGTAGACCATTAGATTTCCCACCGGCATCTTATGTAGCAACTACTTTTATGAGAAAACATATTTCTAATGTAAGTTCAGTTACTCCTTGGACAATTGCGGCTGGTGTTACAAATGGTAGAATTACAAATATTGCGGGTGTTGAACACGAATTTGATCCAACAGATATTGAATTCTTAAACCAAGCACAAATGAATCCAATTGTATTCAAAAGAAATAGAGGATTTGTGATTGAGACAGAAAATACTGCTTTAACACTTTATAAATCAGCATTATCTTTAATCCACGTGAGAGAAGTTTTAGTTGAGTTAGAAAGAGAACTTTCTTCAATGTTACTTGATTACCAATGGAAATTCAATACTCCTGATGTTAGAGCTGAAATTAAATTAAGAGCTGACGTTATTTGTGAAACTTATGTAAACAGAAATGGTTTATATAACTACTTCAACAAAATGGATGACGAGAATAATACATCTGATATTATTGATAGTCAAATTGGAGTTCTTGATACTTATGTAGAACCAATTAAAGGTATGGGTATCATTGTAAACAATGTTACAATTTTAAGAACTGGTGCTATTGCAGCTGGAGGATTCCAAAACGCATAATCACTTAAATAAATATTAAAACCCTTAGAGAAATCTAAGGGTTTTTTATTTTAAACCAATTAGTTATTATTTAATATAATAGAGACATTGATTGTATCAATATATAAATAAAAAATAATAATTAAATTATGCCAGATAATAAGAAAGATATGAGTGAAGAAGATTACCTAAAAAGACATTTAGGTGATATAGACACTAATAAAAAAAGTAATACACCAAGTTCATTTGATGATACTATCACTGAACCAGTACTTGAAAGTACAAGAACTAGTGATCTACAATATTTTAGCTTTGATGTTAGAGACTTTCCTTGTGGAAAATTCTATCCAATTGGAACTATGTTTATGGTTAGACCTGCACAAGTTAGAGAAATTCAAGCTTACTCAATGGTGGATGATAATAACTTCTATGATGTAGTTGAAAAAATGAATGATATGTTACAAGCATGTGTTCGTATTAAATATACTGATGGTAGAGTAGGTTCTTTTTTAGAAGTGAAAGATCAAGATAGAATTTATTTAATTTTCTTAATTAGAGAACTAACATTTCAGCAAGGTAACTCATTGACCGTAAATGCAAAATGTACCTGTGGTGAAGAATTAGCAATAGAATTAAAAAGAGATAACTTTAGATTCCATAAAATTGATGAGAAATTGGATAAATTTTATTCACCTGCATCAAGTTCATTCTCATTTAAAACAATAAACGGTGGTCAGTTTGAAATAACTCCTCCAAACATTGGATTACAAAAAGCTTTTACTGATTATATCATTAAAGAAAATAATGAGAAAAGTACTCCTAATTTATCTTTCTTAAAAATTATTCCATTTATGTTAAATGGTAGATCAAGTATTACTTATGATGGAATTAAAGCAAAATTAAAAGAATTTCAAGAAATGGATGATATTTCATTTCAGTTTTTAAATGCCGCTATAGGTAAAATGACTTTCGGTATTGAAAAACTTGGTAAGGCTTGTACGTGTGGTGAGGAGGTTACCACAGAAATGCAGTTTCCCAACGGAACGTCAGGTATTTTCGTTATTCATGATGCCTTTGAAGCATATATTAAAGAATAAATTATTACTTCAAAAACATTTCCATACTCAGGAAGCAGCAATGGATGAATGGCCTTTTTGGATGCTTGAAGAAAACATTAAATTAGTTAATGAAATTCTTGAAGAAGAAGACAAAAACCAGAAAAAAGAAGAAGAGGGTCAAAGAGGTTCAATGCCAGATACTGGATCAATGATGAAAAGTGCTCAAAGTATGACAGGAAATATGCAAATGCCTAAATTCTAAAATAGATAAAAATAAAAAATCCATCAAATTGATGGATTTTTTTATTTTAATATAAGATGATATTAGTAACCAGAAACCAACGGTGGGTTGATTGTAAAGTTGTTATCAATATACTCATCAATGAAGTAATCATATGTGAAAGTACCACTAACGTTATCTATGATATTATTTGAACTCCAATCAAGTGAATATCCTGTTAGTTTATATAATTGACAGTTTTGAAAGGTAACTCTTCTCAAAACAACTCCTTTTTTATCATGTTGATTTACAATAATAGTACCAATCAAATCACTTTTATAGTGAAGTGCTCCATTTTGAGAGTTGAATGCTAAGTCATACCAAGCTTTCATAGTATTCCAGTTCTCCAAAGAACCCTGTTGATTAACATTAACCTGAATAGGAATAACAATCTCACCCGAAGTTTTTGTAGGAGTTGAAAGAAACTCTCTTGTAGAGTATTTGAATCTCTGTTGTTTAGAAGTTATATCAAATTCTGTTAAGTTAAGATCGATCTTAGTTGCATTTTGTAATAACAAGATCGGATCTCTACCTTGTGCTTGTAAGATAACAGGTAATATAAATGTTATCTCAAATAAGTTTAAATATACTACTTCGTCAGGAAGAGTTCCTGGTCCTCCAGGTGAGCCTACTCCTTGTAGTTGGGTAAAATGAGGTAATGGCATATGCTTTTTTATTATTTTTTGTTTAACTTGAATAACAAATTATTAAATTATATATTTACTTTTCTGTATTCTCTATCTCTATATATTATAATAAAAAAACGTTTTTTTTCTAACTTTGTAGATAAATATCATATAAATAAAAAAGAATTTTTATTGATGAGAGTTTTTATGATAACTGATACACATTTCGGTATTTATCTTAATAATTTAGATAAGTGGTTGAATATGATGGAGTCAACGTTTTATGAGTTTGTTATACCTTACTTAAAAGAAAATGTAAAAGAAGGTGATGTTTTAATACATCTTGGTGATCTATTTGATAATAGAACTAGTTTACCTATTATTGTTTTGAATAAAGTAGAAAAAATACTTAGAGAACTAGCTAAAATTCTTCCTGTTCATATAATGGTTGGAAATCATGATCTGTGGAATAAAGGATCTAATGAAGTAAACTCTGTTAGATTATATGGTTATATCGATAACATTACTGTATATGAAGAAACAACAATCTTACAATTAGGTGGTCAAAGAATTGTTTTAATGCCTTGGGTTGAAAAACGTTTAGATATGGTCAATGAAATTAGATCTAATCAAGGTGATTATCTAATGTGTCACTCTGACTTAAATGGATGTAAAATGCACCTTAATTCAGTTGCTCACAGAAATGCTGATAAGATTGATGTAGAAGATTTTAAGTCGTATAAGAGAGCTTTCTCTGGCCATATTCACCTTTTGCAACATAATAAAAATTTCACGTTTATAGGGTCTTTATATCAAATGGACAGAAATGATTATGGTGATCAAAAGGGAATAACAATATTAGATTTATCTAATGATGAAGTAAGTTTTATTCCAAATACATTTTCTCCAGTATTCAGAAAATATAATGTTATTTCAGAAACTGATGTTGATGGGTTAGATGCTTTAAGAAATTCAAAAGATTATATCGATTTATCTATTTCAAATAACTTACTTATTAGTAATAGAAAGTTAAGAAGAAAGTTAGAAGTTTTATTAGAAAACAGTGGATTTTCTTCTGTTGATTATATTGATGATATAGTTACTAAGGTTGACGAATCTGTTGATACAACACCTGATGAAGAATTTGATGAAGAAAAATTAGATATTTCTATACAACTTGATTATTCGGATTATATAAAAGAGTATATAAACAAACAAAAGTATGATAATGATACTTTTAGAGAAGGAGTAGTAACTGAATATGATGAGGTTATTAGAATTTATAATGAGAACTATAGTTCTAAAAAAGATTAAAATGAGGGCAGAAAACGTATTTGAAAGAATTACAAATGGTATATTATATAACCGTAATTTAAAAGTTTATACAAAAGATTATTTAGAAGGAATTGTAAGAGAACTTGAGCAACAAGAGCAGTTTGAGAAATGTATAAAATTAAATGAATTTATAAGTAAGAGATTTAATCACGAGTTAAATTACAAAAACCCTATTATATAGGGTTTTTGTAATTACTCTTTATCTTGTTTGCCAGTTCCTTTGACTTAGTTATATTACCATGTTCTGTACCAGGTATGATAATTGACGTTGCTTTACCTGTAGTACATTCAGTAACTTCTTTTTCAATTGATGCTATATCTTCTTTCGGCTTAGCTTTGCCCTCTTTATTACCAGCCAGTAAAGAAATTACTTCAACACCTTCCAATTTAGGTAATCTTCCTTTACCTGTTTTTTTTGTGCCGTCCATTTTTAGTTCAGAGATCTCTATTGGTGTTGTTTCCCTACCCAGTCCAAGCTTCTTTAATGTGTCTTGTTCAACAAAATTTATAAGATTGATAACATCACCTTCTTTAAACGTCATACTTTCTACTTCTTTTGGCATAACACTATATCTTTCTTTGAAGTTAGTAGTGTCATACTTATCTTCAATTATATAAACTTCATCTGGAGTTTTCTCATTTATAACTTTGGCCGCTGCATCTAATTTAGTATTATCTGGTGGAAAATCTTTACCCAAATATTCTATATAGTTTCCTTTATTTGCTTTTCTGAAATCAACCAACTCTTTTTCTGTGTATATTCTTTTAATGGATTTTTCTTCTTCTTCCGTGGAATTTACACCCAATCTAGCTTTACTAATCACTCCCATCGGAGTTGCCATAGCTGCTCTTGGTGTATTACCTTTAACTATACCTATTGCAAACTCTTCTGTGGAATCAGGGATACCGCTATCTATAAAGAATAATTGGTTATTGAACTTTTTTGATCCCGACAAAGCACTTGCTAAGTGCCAAGCAATTGCACCACCTATAGAGAATCCACCTACTGCGCACGTCTTAATATTGGGATCAGCCTCTATCTCCTTTGCAATTTTGTTGGCATAGTCTCTCACATTAAACTCATTGATAAAATTTGCAGTATATACGGAGAAATCATTACCAGGATCGTCAGCCAATGCTTGGAAATCATCATCACCTTGACCACCATCTTTACCTGCTCCTGGTAGTAGTATAAGTGTTTTATTTCCTTCATTAGAAAGTTGGTAAAGAATACCTTTAGTTTCTTCTTTATTTTCCTCTTTACTTTCTAAAAAAGATTCATAAGGTTTTAAATATCTCATAATTTCTGTAATCTTATTTTTAAGTCTCCAGTTCCTTTTATAACTCTGTGATAAATTCCCATTGGTATAAAAACTTCACCTTGAATAACTTTTGGTAATTCATCATCTAATTGTATTTGCCAATCTGTTTCTCCAATAGATTCAATTATTCTATCTTCTCTATCACGATGCCAAACGTAATCTCCAGAGTCAGTATCTTGTTTAAACTCTCTGATAAATACATTATCGGATACTATTTCTTCTTTAAACGGTAACATTAGCTTACTATTTCTTTATATCTTTCTTTGAATTTATCAATTTTGTCTAACCAATTATCTTTCACATCACAATCTTTCACATAGTTTTTAACTCTTGGTTCAATATATAATAAAAGTTCTCTTATCTGACCTATAAATGTAGATAACATTTTAGGATTATTATATAATAAACTAAGATTATCAATTAGTTCAGCATATGTTTTTCCATTTATAAGAGGCTCTCTAAGTCTTTTCATCATAGAACTCAATTCATCAGTTGCGGTTTGATCAACACCCATTTTAGTTATTTGTGAAAATCCCATTGTTATCAACATACCAAAATCAAACAAAAAATCATTGATAAACTTTTTGTTAGCAGATTCAAATATTTTATATTCTTTTAAATATCTCATATTATTTATTTTCTTTTATCATAAAGAATTCATTACCAAAAGCCTGGATAAGACTTTCCAAAAATATGAGAATATTTGTTAATCCGACACGCCCAGTACCCCGCTGTAGTTTTATCTTTTTTCAAATGGCATTTATGTCTTGCTGCAAATGATTTTCTTGCTTTAGGATCACTTACTTTGGCAGTTAAACCACCATGAACATCACCAAATGAAATCTTTTTAACATTACCAGTTTTAGGATTTTTAACAAAAACGTGATATTTCTTAGCACCACCTCTCATAGGTTTATTTAACTCTACTTCTTTACCTTGGTATTCTGCTTCATTTAATTCATGTATAGTCTCCATTGGTAAATCTAAAGGAACTGAAACTCCTTCATACTCAGCAAATCTACCTATATCAGTTGATTCAAATAATTCAGTATCTAAGTCTGATAATTCAATTTGATTGTTATCAAATAATTGTCTTGCTTCTTTGATTAGATTAAAGTATTGATTAGAACCAGGTCTAAACACATTTTCAACAATAGGTTTATTATTATCAATGTGGTATTGTAGATTTTCTGATATTCTACCAGAAAAAGATTCAAATAGTTTTAAGTATTTCATATTATTTAAACATTTTTTTAAATTTTTCAGGTGCATTGTCTAATTCTAAAACTCTTGCATTTATAGTTTTGATACCATTTTTAAGACATTTTGCTACTCTATGTTGACCATCTAGAACCATTGTAAACTTACCATTTCTTCTAGAAACTAGTATTGGAAATTCTAAATCTGCACTATCTACTCTATTTGGATCCCTCTCAACATCTATAATAATATCTTTAAGTAATTCTGTTTCTAGTTCTTCAACTGGTATTCCTTTTTCATCTAGGTATTCAATAACATCAGTTATTGTTATTTTGTTTCCATCGTTATCTGCCCAAGAGGTATTCAGACCAGTATCAGATGTAAAATCCTCAAATATCTTTAGGTATTTCATTTTAGTAAAATAATTTTTATTATATATTAAATATCAAGAACTCAAAATTTAATATATAATCAAAACTTAATAAACTTAATGTCAAGTCACGAAAACTTATATTTCTTTAATAAACAGGGAGATGCTCTAAACTTCAGATATGATGAAACAACTCAATTATTTCAAGGAGATATTCTTTTTGATGAGAATTCAACAGATACTTTTAAAACATATGCTCTTTATACATTGGAGAGAATACCATCATTTGAATTTGAGTCACCAGGTGAATTAGGAACTAATAAATTTCAGTTATTTAATGAGTATGGATTTCATTTTTATGGATGTACAAACTCATTAAACAAACAGATAACTAAGATAGAGCCAGTAAATAATGATCCTGACTTCTATTCTAAATGGATATATGGTAGTAACTTTGAATCAACATTTCCAGTAGGAACTTTGATTATATTTAATCAAACATTATTAGAATTTACTAATCCAGATCAAACATTTGTTGTTGTTGGTACAAAAAAGGGAGCAATTTTAATTATATCAACAGTTGATAACTCTACCTTTGAAAGTAATTATTATGGAGATTATTCTAATACTAATCTATATGTTGGTAAAACAATATCTGGTATAAATGCAGTTGGTATTTATAACTATATTGATACAAATTATGTAAATAACTTATCAGTTTGGAATGAACAAAACTTTTATGATAAAGTTTATAGAGGTAAAAAGTTAAATGTAGTAAATAGTAATATAAATGATGGTATTTATACTATAAAGGGTCCAGAGATAACAGATATTATACACTTTGAATATTTAACTAGTCCTGCTTTACTACCGACAAACTCTGATTTAATTATTGAGGTTGTTTTAGGAACAGATTTGCCAAAGTTATATGATGGTGGTTTAGAAATAACAGCAGATAGTAAAATATTAGTAACTAACTATATATACTATCCAACTATGTTAAAGTCTAGACAAGAATTTAAGGTAGTTGGTTCTGTAACAAATGAAAACTTCTTTACAACTGCAGATACTTATGACTTTACTTCAAATAATAATATAAAGTTTTATAATTTAGATGATCAAGTTACTTTTGATGGTAAACTATATCAGTGTGTTCAAGCTTATACTCATAGTCACGCGGATGAGACAACTAGGTTTATAAATCCTTCTAATGATAATACTCACTGGTCAAATCCAACATTTATTAGAGTAAATGAATCGACAGTGAATGAATCATTATTATTTGCACAGATATATCTAACAAAAGAAAAGTACTACTACGATTATGGTTTTACTCAATCTAGTTATGTAACAATGGCTGCCGCGGCAGAGAAATATAAAACTGATTTAGATATATTTAATGTTGATCTTTATTATGATAAGGGTTATTTAAAGGCAGATTTAGTTTATCCAAGTAGATATGCGGTTGTTAATTTCTATCATACACAGGTTGGACCAACATACTCGATAGGAAGTGAATATAGGTCATTTGAGAGACTTATTGAGGTAAATGAGACTCTTAAACCTGAATTTAATTATGATTACTCAGAGAACTTTAAATACAATATAGTTTTTACTGATTTAGATGAGTATGGTTTAAAGATAATTATAAACAAAATGGTTTATGAAGAGCAAATATCTTATGTTTATACTGGAATTGGTTTAGACTTACCAAGAACAATTGATAGAACTCTTAGAAATTGGATAACGAGAAATTATATTAGTTTATATAAACTTGGTATCAACGCTGAGTTGGACTATACATATGTTGCAGGTGGACCTATTAGCTCAGTATTTTTTAATTCAATAGTTATTAAAACTGAATATCCTAATGTACCAATTGATGTTAGTTCTGTATTAGTTGGAACTACTGCGAATTATTTTATTGAACATTCAAGAGTACTTTTTAATGATTTGGGACCTTCTTTAAATATAAAGATAAATAATAAAGATAATATCATCCAAACATCAAACTTTTATGTATTAGATATAAATGCTAATTTACTACCACTTAATAGTGAAATTATTGGTGCAACTGCAGGGACATACAGTACAATATTTAGTACCGGTGATACTGCAAATATATCTGTTGGTGTTGATGGAAAGGTATCATCAATTGTACTTTCATCAGTTGGTAATATTGGTTATTCAATAGGTGCAACATTTAGTTTAGAATTTGGTAATAGTAGTGGTACATCATCTATTATATTTGAGGTTGACGACAGAGATTTACAAAGAAAAGCTGACATTCCTAAAACTTTAAAAAGTTGGTGTGATTTGTATTCAAATGATTTAAAAGAGTATGGATTTCTTATTACTAATATAAATAGTGTTTTAAAGTTTGATATTAAACAAACTGATGTTGCATTTGATTATACTATTACAACAGGTAAAGTAAATCTACCTGGTTTAAATGATTATAAAATAACAAAAAAGATAAAAGGTAATCAAGGCACTTTAGTTGCTTCTAATGAAGTTATTTTATCCGCATCATCATCATTATCATTTGAACAGGAAGGATTCGCCACTGGTATGGTATTTTCACTTAATAATACATACTGGCCTTGGATGAATCAAGAGTTTGCTATTGAGTTCTTAGATCCACATGTATTAAATTTAAGTTATCAAGGTCCTTTCTGGGATTATAACAATATAATTTGTAATAAATCTCCATTTGTTACTATTGCATTTAATTTAGGATTTGGACAAACAGAATGTGATCCTATTAGTTCTACTGGTGGCGGTCAGTTTAATCAGTATCAGTTTAGTGATACACAATTTAATATAAACTTTTATCCTAATACTTATGCTGTTACTGAATATGAATCAACTACTAATTTAGTTGATATTAAGTATATACAACTATCAGAGACTATACTTTCTTTAGGTGATGATTTAGTTGTACATGACTCATACAGTGGAACATATATTACGACAATTACTTTACCAGGTAATGTTACTAGTATTAAAATGGAATTTAACCCTATAAATAATTATATTTATTGTTTATCCTTAAATAAAGTTTATATTGTTGATCCATCTACAAATTATTTACTTACATCATTTTCTTTAGCTAATGATGTGGCAGACTTATTAGTAAATCCTGATAGTGGTGATGTTTATATTACTTATAGTAACTTATCCGAGGTACACATCTTTAAATCTACAACATTTAACTCAGTTCAAGATTATACCATTATTTCTACTTTTGGTAGTACTGGTAGAATGGCTTATAATGAATTTGAGAATGATATTTATGTTGTTACGGTTGATAATATTTTAAGAATTGATGGTAATGCAAGACAAATACAGGTAATCTATAATCTACCTGGAGTTATTGATTATATATTATATGAACCTGCAAATGAGTCTATGTTTGTTTACGATTCTACAAACCTGTATAAAATTGATAATGGAATACTTGTATCTCTATCAATTACAACTCAGTTATTTAATGATATTATTTTTAATAATTTAACTGGTGATATGAATATATCAGACTCTTCTTTTGAAGTAGCAAAATTAGGATTAGATGGTAATATTTTAAAACAAACCGATATTGCAAACTATGGATATATGGCATTGAATCAATATGATGGTGCGATTTATATATCATCACAAAGCGGAAACTCAGTGATTGTTATAGATTCGATAACACAACAGTTGGTTTACTCGAATTCACTTGCCGCACCAACAACAAAAATAATTTATAACCCTGATAGAAAATCTATGTGGGTATTACAACCATCATTTAATCAAATAGTTGAAATAGAAGTAGGTCTGAATAACGATGGAACGATAGTGGTTGGTACAGCAAGTTATATTAATGATAATGTATATGGTACTTTGGATCCTAATTTTGAGGAAAGAGATGATATGTGGTTAAAAACTAGAGATTATTTTAGAAGACCTAGAGAAAACTTCACAGATGATTATCGAGTAGAATATTATTGGAAATGGTTTTCGGATAATGTACCACAATTCTTTCTATATGATTTTTATGGTGATCAATTATCTCGAACAACAACTGGATCATATTCATATGTTGGACCAACTCCTTTAAATAATATTGTTTTAAATAGAAATTCTAATACTGATTTATCTAAGGTTTCTGTATCTGAATATCAACAAACAATTTTTGATAGAATTGATTATTCATTAAGTTATATTGATGATGAGGTTGACATTTCTACTTCTGTAGAACCACTTCAACTATTTGTTGGATTTCAATCACAAAATGAAGGAGCTCTTCGTTCTATACTACAATTGTATAAAAGAGAGGATATAAACTTTACTATTGAAACTAAAGAAGATACAGAAGTAATTTTACAAACATTGGATATAAATGGTCCTGATAAAAGAGGTTTAATATCTCTTAGTACATACTCAACTGAGTATTTTACTGATAAAGGTTTAAAACCAGGTCAGCATATTGTAATCTATATTAAAGATAAGACTAGTCATATAAATCAGTATATATCATATAATAATGGTACTTTACTTAAAATTAGAGAGGTTTATTCAAAATCTTTAATAGTAGATTTCTTTAATTTATCAACCGATATTATAGAACTAGAATCAACAACTGTTAATCATCCAACTGCAAATGATTTACTTTATTTAAGTTTTGGTATTAAAGTTATTGATAAGGAAATAGGTAGATTTTTTACTTATGGTCAGACAGAAGAAGAAGATATTAGACACAAGATTGAATTAGGTAATGTTGGTAAACTAATTTCACCAGAAGATGTATTTATATTTAAACAATATGATATTGAAGAAGGTGGTATTGACTGGGTTTATTTGAATATGAAGAGAAAGGAAATGTTGATGATGAAACATTTGATATATCCTTATATTGGATCTTATAAATCAATTATAAATGCTATAAACTTCTTTGGTTATAATGACTTGGAATTAAATGAATACTATAGAAATATTGATACCAACTCTGCTAATTTTTTAAAGTTATTTAAAGTTGAGATTCCTGATATTTTTGATAATAGTGTTGAAGGTTGGACTGAGAATGACTTTATTAAACATACGATGCCAAATGATAACTTTGAGGATACCAATTTATTTAATTTAACTTATTTTATTACTGATAAAGAAGGTAATAATACTTTAAACTATACATTAGATGAGGTTATTATAAAACTTCAAGGATTGAAATACTGGTTAAAGAAAAATATTATCCCTCTAACACATAAGATACTTGATATTACTGGTAATGCTTACTTTACTGGAGGAACTCAAATACAACATAAATTACAAGATACTAGAATAGTAAATATTTATGATAATATGACACCGATTACATCTAAATTAAATGAAGCTTATCTTATGCCTGTAAATAGTGGTTCTACGGTGTATAACTGTGTATTAGATTTTTATTCAATTATTCCAGATGTTGGTGCAGATAAAACCAAAACTGGTTTAGTTGTACCACCAAAACCTTTTAATGGTAAGACACTAAATTTACCAGACTACTTTACTATTAAAATTAGAACTTATAAAACATATAAAGAATGGGCACCGTTTGTTAGTTATGATTTTGGTGACAGAGTAACTTATTATGGTAAGTTATATGAATCAGTTTATCAAAGAGTAGAGTTTAACATGTTAGTGAATCTTACTAATAAAGTAAACTCTCCTAGAAAGTATGAAAATGTTACTAAATGGATATCTAACCAGTCATACTCGGAAACAAGTTTAGTTGAATATAATAGAGATATTTATGTTTTATTGAGTCCAACCCAATCAACTACTACACCATATTCTGATTTTACTACTAATATTCAAACTGAAACTTTTATTTGGAACAAAGTGACAGAGTGGAAGGAAATGGATTGGGATCCAGTTCAAACCATTTCGGAATTTAGACAAGGAAATGACTTATTGCCATTCAATTTTACATTAGACTCAAATATTGATCCATTTGTAGCAGTAGAGGTAGTATCTGATAATGGATATGGTTGTATTTATAATGATAAAAATAATTATGAAATAAGAGGATTAAAAGATTTAGTAGAGCCTTATAAACCTATTGAAACAATAGGACCATTTGTTCCTATTATAATCAATACTACACCACCAAGACGACCAAGACGTATATTTACACAATTATCTTCACAGATTATAGAAGAAAACCCTTAGATAAAATCTAAGGGTTTTTATTTTTTGATTACTACTTTACTTCTTCAAATTCAATTTCTGTTTGATTACTTTTAACATCTTGAGTAACTCCTTCTTCAAAACAAGCAACCCAGTCTAAGACATCTGTTGAAACATTCTTACCAATAGTATCATAATAGTTAAAAACTTTACTAACTGCACCAATTCTTTTAAGAATTTCAGAAAATGTATAAGTATCTTTTGTAAGACCTTTAACTTTATGTTCTGCAATTAAATGGTAGATATATGTTATCTCTGTTGCATCTACTAAGAATGGAATAGAGTCTGTATCATTTGTAAATTTATCTGCTCTCATAGTTCCTAGTATTTCTGTTAGTTCAATTGCTAAGAATATAGTATTTACATCATATTCTAATTTGCTTTGAATTAAATCACTTAAAAATTTCCATTGAACTCTATTTAAGTTAAAGTTATACTTAGTTGATTTTAATGCGTTTGTATAATTGATACAAAGTTCTTGAGCACTTTTATAAAGACTGTCTTTTTCTAATTCGGTTTTCCCTTTACCATTATTATTTTTGATAAAGTCTAATATTGCTTGATATTTATTATCTAGATTAGATTCAAAACCTTCTCCAATATTTTTATAATCTATATCATTTTCTGTAAAAATAACACTTGGTTTAATTACGTTTGTTTGTATATCTGACATACTTTTTTAATTATTTTTATACGATAAAATCGTTATCTTTATCCTCTTTTTGCTCTGCAAATAAAGTTTCCACCTGATTGGCTCTACTAACCTTTTCAACACCATATTTTACTACAATTGATGAAAATGTATTAAAGTCAGTTCCTACTAACTTAATCTTTCCACTTTCTAAATTCATGTTGATTTTATCAATTTCTTGTTCAATTAAGATAGTTCTTGATTCCTCATCAAAGGCATCCATTAAATCTTCATTGATAGTAATTTTTAAATCCTTTTTAAGAACAAATGCGTAGTCATCTGCAATTTTAGAGATTTTAATAAGTTGTTTTTGTTTTTTAACTCCGATAAATTCAAATTCTATTTTTACCGGAAATGTTTTTTTATTAAAAACATCAAAAAAATCATTTATTGTATCTTCCGATAGCTCATAAAAATTATCCATATTATATTTTATATTTTTATATTATAAAGAAATATAAAAGAAAGTTTACTAATTTTTAAGTAAAAAGTAAGATATGATACCTAATATTGTTAAGGCAGGAATAAATTTATAATAAAGACTATTATAAAGTTTAGGTGTCTCAAGTAGTGAGAATCCAATTACAATTAGATAAGAATATTTGTCAACTTTTTTAATCTCATATGATCTAAAAAGTTCAACTAATCCTTTCGAATTTAGGAATCTCGCAACTTCTGCACTATATTCTCTAATATAAGTTTCTGATATTCTATCAATATCTGTTTTTTTTAGTGAATAAGCTTCACCAACAAGCTCTTCAGGAACATTTAAAACAGTATATAATCGATAAGCATTATCGACTCTTATATTTAAGTTTTTCTCAAGATCTACTTTGTTCTCTTTAACTATTCTTCTATAAGATAGAAAAAGTTTTAATTTTTTTAAAAAAGATATTTTGTTCATAATTATATTATATGTATTTATATGGTATTTGTTTTAAAACAAATTAGTAAACCAGTTACCACCACCGCCACTATTTCCACCACCTACAACAGATTTAGTTTGTACCTGACCTTCAGATGCACCAGAAACATGTTGATCTAAAGTCATAGTAGTCTGATTTATATTACTTAATAATTGAATAATCATATCAAGTTGGTCATTCGTATTCATTTTTGATTTACCACCTTTGAGAGGTGCTGCTGTCGGTGCTAATTTTTTATCACCAACTACTGGACGCTTTGTTTTCGTGCCATCATATTCAACCAACTTACTAAATACACTTGCTCTTTCTTCAAGAGTTCTCATCATATTTTCTAAATTATCCTTATTCATTGAAGCTAACACTGCTAAATTACCAGTTAGATTTCTTATTAGGCCAACCTTCTTACCATCTATTGATGAAAGTGCACCACCAAACTTCTTCAATGATGTTGCTAACTTATCATAAGCTCCTGCAATAGTAATCATACCTCTGGCTGCCTGTGAAATAGGATCTAATCCAAGTAATGATTTTACTCCACTAAAGAAACCAGAATTTTTATCAACACTGGTTAGGTAATTTGCTAGTTTTGCATAATCCATCACATTTTTGGATAAATTCTTCATATAGTTAGGATCAATATTTTTTGAAAAATATTGTCTTCCTGACCAAATAGTTTTTGCCGCCTTCACTAATGAAAGTGCTACTAAATTAGTTTTCGCCAATCCAAATAGACTTGTATTCATTAAACGATTACTTAGACTTTTGTATCCAGTTAAATTTCTCGTTAAACTTGGAACAAACGCATTATTCATAGGGGTAAAATACCTTTTATTATTATGAATTATTTTTGCAGTCGATATCATTGAATACGCAATAAAGTTTATGTTCAAAAGACTAACCGGATCAACATCCATTAAATCGGTTGCAAGTTTAACATAACTTTTAATCGATTTTGATATGTTAGTTATCCATGTACTTGGTGGATAGGAATTCCAAATAGCTTTTTTAACTGTTCCAAATTTGTTTGCGACTGAAACTATCGCATTCGCAACTGATTTAATTCCATATACCATATCATTTGCGGCATCTGCACCTGAAGTAAACCAACCACTATTTTCACTCATATAAGTAAATACTGGTGCAAAAGCTTGTAAAGCTCCTCCAACATTTTTACCCCAATCTGCAGAAGGTGTATTTGATAAATCAAATTTAGACTTATTTACACCAAACGCATCAGCTGCTGCAATTATACCATCTACAATAGTTAGTATACCTGCTTTCATATCTTCTGGAGTAACTTTTGTACTAAACATACCACCACTACTAAGTGCTGCATATACAGGTGCAAAAGCGGCTATAGCACCACCAACTCCCTCTGCCCACTCTTTAGGTGGCCCACCTTTAAAACTATTTTTAACTTTAGGATCTGAAAAAAAGTTTGCCGCATCTACAATACCCATTGACACTGTTCTTATCGCTTGTGCAAAATCATCTGGACCAACTCCACCACCAAATAAACTCATTATTTTATTTGCTGCCAACATTGCATAAACCGGTGAGAATGCTGCCAATGCAAGAGCAATTCCTCCTGCCCATTCTAATGTAGGTCCACCTGTAAAATTACCTTTTGATAAGATTGCGGCCGAATCAACTATTGTTTGTGCAATCAATAAAACAGCTTCACCACCTGCAACTAATGCGGCCATTCCTAATCCAAACGATAAAAGAATTACACTACCTAAACCAGCCATTGCTAAACCAAATGCAGTCAAACTTATACCAACACCCATTGCCCATCCTAAACCAGGATAGTTAGCATATTTACCTTCTGATAAAATATAAGAAGCGGCAACTATTACTGCTGCAATCCCTACTATAGCAAGTGCTCCTAATGCTAGTGCTGCTCCACCAATACCAGTTTCAATTATTAAACCAAATACTGTGGCAATTAAACCAAATGCTAATATAGAAGCACCTGTACCAAGTGCCCATTTCCAACCAGGATAATTATCATATTTACCTTCTGAAATTAAAAGTGATGATACTGCTACAACTCCAGCTAGTATAATCATACATAATCCACCTTCTATAATCTTCTTAATTCCTATTTTTGCAAGTACAAAAGCGGCAAATCCCATTGCAATTGCGGATATCGCAAAAACAATAGAGAATACTACAATATTAAATAATAGAGCATAGTCAATTGGAGTAGTTTCCGCTAATATTTTAGAAGATAACATAATTGCAATTGATAATGCAGTAAATAATAGAGGTAATACAACAACATCTCCCAGTTTTATGTTTTTAATTGCAGGAGCCATTAGTTTTAAAGCAAATGCTAATACGACAAATATTATTGATATACCAATTGCTGTAATAAATTTAGCAAAAGTTATTGGAACTACCTCACCCAAATATTCTGATGATTTTGCTATTGCCATTGACATTGCTATAAGTAATAATGGCATCAATATTGCAGCAACTGCTGCCTGTGCTGGATCTAAACCTTTAAATGCACCTATTAGTTTTTTAATCCCAAATGAAATTACTGTAAACATTGCTGCGATTAAAATACCTGTTATCGCTTGTGCAAATGATATCGGAACTATCATTTGTAATACCCAAGATGATAGTGCAATTCCTAATGCAATTGCTGGTAATATTAGAGGTAAAAATAAAATAGCTTTTCCTAATGTTGATATATCGGCACCTAGTGCGTTTATCAATTTTTTAATTCCAAATGCAATTACTGTAAACATACCTGCTATTAAGATTGCAGTAAATGCCTGAGCAAATGATATTGGTTTTACAAATGCCAATACCCAAGATGATAGTGCAATTCCCAATGCAATTGCTGGTAATAAAATCGGTAGAAAAAGAATAGACTTACCTAATGTTACTATATTTTCTCCTAGTGCTAATATCAATTTTTTAATTCCAAACGCAATTACTGTAAACATACCTGCGATTAAAATCGCTGTTATAGATTGACCAAATGATATTGGTTTTATAAAAGACAGAACCCAAGATGATAACATAATAGCTATAGACATAATAACCATAACCTTACCAGCAGTAATTGCTTGTTCTACAGTTATTTTGGCTTCTGCTACTTTCTGAAATGCGTGTGATATTAAAACTATTGCTAAACCGAGTGAGACAACTGATAGAAAATCAACTTTACCTATTATTTTAAATGCTAAACCAATTGCCAATACCGCAACCGCTATTAAAAGTATTGTAGTTACACCTTTTTTAAGATTACTTTGTTTTTTAGGATCTTCACCAGTTTCATCAATAGCATTCTTTTTATCAGAATCTTTCTTCTTTTGCATCTCTAAAATAGTATTCTGTTTCTCTAAAATCTTTTTAGTATCTGACTTAATAGACTTTAAACTAACTGAAATCTCAGTTAGTTGTTGTGAGAAATTACCACTTTGAAGTGCATTGGTAGTTGTAGTATTACTACCCTCTTTCTTCTCAAGTGCTTTTGAGATCATTTCAAGTGAATCTGATAAATTATTTAATGCGTCTAATAACTGCTTATCCATAAAAGTATATATTAAAAAACTTAATCCTTTTAACATTTTATATATTTTTTACTATAATAAATAATAATATATAATAAATAAAATAATCATATGGAGATGGGACTAAAGAAGACTTTGAAGTACTATATTCTTGGTGAATCTTTAAAAGAAATTGAAGCTAATCGTATATTAGATAAAATTTCTAAAAAGAAAGCACTTTCCGATAGGGAAAAAAGATTTTTAGAATTATATAATCATAAATCTGAAGAAACTCCTAAAGACCATATGTATTTGTCTAAGAATACAACTTGTGAGAGAGTTAGAAATTTACTTGATACTGGTAAGTCAGTAATTTGTGATTTGAGTGATAGAGATGGTAAAATTGGATTACAAATTCTAAATATAGAGAATATTCACACTGATGATGATTGTACTGTATTTATGAAAGGAGATGAAACATATAAACTTCAAGATAGATTTTTATACAACATAATTTATAATCAAAAATTAAACAAGTATTCCCTACAAGAACAAGGTGAATATTATGAAAAAATAGAGCAAAATAATGAAGATTAAAAAATTTGATAACTTTATAAATGAAGTAAGTGGTACTGAGTTAGTTGGTCCAGAAATGGGTATGGGATTTGGTACAACTCCATTAAATAACAATACAATAAGTTCATCAGATACCTCAGTAATTTTTAGTGATATAAATAATACAATTTATACACTAGATGATTATAATCAATTATATCAAGATTATCTAAAAGCAGGTGGTGGACCATTAAATGGATTTACGAAAGAGAATTTAGATAAAATTATAGTTTCTTTACAGGAACAGCAGTAGAATACAATATATATAACAAATTGATAAAAAAACAGAAATCAAGTTATGAGTAAATTAGTTACCTTAAATGGTATAAATGATGAAGAACTATTAAATTCTTTATTTAGTAATGAAATATCTATTATAGAAGATATACAAGGAAGTAAAATTTGGGTTAATTGGAATGGTAAAGAATTCACGATTAAAACAAAGAGTATTTCAAGTGAGCCAATCAATCTTATAGATTTAGCAATGCAGAATTATTATAATCCTGCAATTAATTATTTTAACTCTTTAGATAGTAGAGTAAAATCATTGTTAAATAGAAAGTGGTGGTTTTGTTTTGAGTATTTTCCAGACGAGCAACCTGCTAATATAGAGTATAATAGAGTTCCTAAGAATAAATTGGTTTTAACAGCTATAAATAAAGCAGGTAAATATGAGTTTTTTTTAGAAGAATTAAATGAATATGCAAGACTTTTTGATGTTGAGATTATACCAGTTGTTTTTCAAGGAAAACTAACTGATAAGATGATTGAGGCAATTAAATATTTTTTAAATACTAGTGAAGAAGATTTAGATTATATTTTTGGTGAAAAGTCATTTACATTTTTCTTTTATAAGATATTAAATCCACTTTCGGAAGGTTCATTTTTAATGGATGATGATTTTCAAAAGAATATTGAGAAATTGATTATTAGAAATAACTCGGATGATATGTCATTTGAATTATTAAATCCTTTATATACAAGACTAGGTGAAAATAATGATACTGAGTTTGTTGAGATATACACATTGATATTGATAAACTTTTTAAACTTCTGTCAATCTGTTGATTTGAAAGATATAAAGTTAAAAGGTTCATCAAAAGATGAAATTTATATCTATTTAATATGTAAACTTTATAATATATATATTAGTGAAGTAAAACAGGATCTATTAGACTTTGATTTTGTAGTACCAGAATTTTTTGATAAAGATAAATTTAAAATAAATACAGAACTTATTCTAAATAAAGTAACTAAAGAATATTTATCAGAGTCTGAAAAACTTGAATATATTTTCAAGGTTATTCTTGGTTCATTTAGTAAGAAAAGAAAAAAAGCAATTGGTATATTCACTGATAATACAGTAAAACTATTCAATAAGTTTATTGATGATATTGAAGATCATATTGGAACTTACTTACAAAGAATTAGTGAGATAGAATTGACGAGAGCGGGTTTATTAGATTTTGGAGACTTCTTTGATATTCAATATGATGTTGATGGAGAGGGAGAAGTTTATCCAGATGTTTACTCTGAATTTGAAAAAGGAGTATCAAATGATAAAAAGAAAAAGGGTAAGGGTGGTAAAATGCCAATAGAACCAATAAATACAACAAAAAAACCCATATAATAATGGGTTTTTCTAATATAAAAATATGAAAGAAATAAATTTAAAAACAAAATCGATCAATGTTGAAACAAAGTCAAGACAACTTAAATGTGATTATTCTAGAGAGTTGGTTAAAGATCTTAATTCTTTCCATAATATTGATGTAGAGGCAGAATTAGTAAGACTATTAGATAGTGAAATTAAGACATCAATTAGGAAACAAAGTAGAAAGAAAAAAATTGAAAATTTAACGAAACATACTGACTAATTTTCATATAAAAACTATGTATATTGAAAATGTAATAATCACTAAAGAAAGCTCTGAAAGCGTAGCAAAACGTATAGATGATAAGTTATTTTCTCTTCAATTTTTACCAGAATGTTTATATGGAATATCAACTATAAAAACATTAGAATTTAATAACATTAAACTTAAAACAAACTATCTAATTGATATAGTACATAATTTAATATTAAAGTATTATTTCAAAAAAGAAAACAGATTCGCTCTAAATGCGACTATTCTAAAGGATAAGTATGGTTATCTTTATAACTATTATATCAACTACTTAGTTTCAAATGGTATTTTGATACTTAAAACAAACTATCAAAATGGAGTTACATCAAGAATATATGCCTTAGATGAAAATATATTTACTCATAAAATAAAAAGATATAAAAATTTAGATAAAGTACTTCTAAAAAAGTATAAAAATAAATTTGTTGATATGATTCATATCAATGATATTTCTAAAGTGAGTTTAATTGAACCACTTATAAAGGAAAAATTAGTTTCTGATCTATTCAGTGTTAAAATTGAATATGATAGAGCTATTTTCTTTCTAGATTCCTTAAAACATCAAGATATAGACATATATAACAGAAACATATACTCTGTTGATTGTATCAATGATAAACATATCTTTTATCACTTTGATGATTATGGGAGAATGCATACAAACTACACTATTCTTAAATCATTTATTAGAAAAAACTGTCTATTGATAGATGGTGAAGAAACTTGTGAGATCGACATACCTAACAGCCAGCCATTATTTCTAACTAAAATAATTGACATGCACTCTAATCTAGTAGATCAAAAGGAACTTCTCTTATTTAAAGAACTTACCATATCAGGAACATATTATCAATATGTTATGAATCAATTAGGTGAGAGTAATAAGAAAAAGGTTAAAGAGATGACTTATAAAGTTCTTTTTGGAAGAAATATTGCTACAAGTAAAGTAGATAAAAACTTTAAAAAACTGTTTCCAACAATTCATCAGTTTATTAAAAATTATAAAAAAGAAAATGGTGATTATAGAGTTCTGGCATATGACTTACAAAAAGCAGAATCGGATTTAGTCTTTAATACCGTTATCAAGAAAGTAATGCAATTTTATCCAGAGATAAAACTAATAACAATTCATGATAGTATTGTTATACCTAGAAAATATAAGGAAGAAGTGAATCAAATTTTTGAAATAGAGCTCAAAAAAGAGTTTAACATAAACTAAAAATAATATATAAGAAATGAAAACATTTTATTTAAGAATAAAGAATACGAAAGAAGTTTTAATAAAAACATCTTGTTATAGTATCGAAGAAGCAGTTGATTACTTTTCAAAGGTTAAACAATTACCAAAAAAAGATTTAGTAAGTATATTCTTGATTACTGAATCGAAAAAATAATATATACTTTGTGAATTTAGAAAACCCAAATATATCTTATCTTATATTATCATCTGATGGTTTAGATGATATGACATCTGTTCTTTATGCTAAAGATTATCAGATACTTCCCTTACAAACTTATTATAGAGAATCTTTTGATAATTCTGCTATGGGTTATAGTGATGTTGATAATGATACACTAAGAAAAGATGTTATTTTTTTATTAAATCACTTTCATCAAGAATCTGCGATTATTAAATATAAAGGAGAAAAAAAACCAAGAAGAATCTATAGAACTGGTGCTGAAAAGTTATTAGAAATCAATATGTTTAATACTGATTCTGAAAATGTTTCATACTTATATAGAGGATTATCGTTTTCTTTTGTGGAATCAAAGAGATATTGGGTTCCTAAATCTAAGGAAGATTTCAAAGTAGGTATGATAGTTGAGTATTTCAATAATAATCAATGGTCTGAAAAAGTAGTTGAAAATCCTAATGATGAATGGGAAAGAATGTATAAACTTCTTTTAAAATATGATAAAGTTAGAGTACAATCTATAAATTAAAAAACCTCTCAAAATTTGAGAGGTTTTTCTTATTTTATATGAAACCACATAATTCTATTTTTTAGACTCGGTGTTTCTTTCATAAAGTATTTATCTTCATTAAGTGACTTTATTACAAATAGTCCATCTTCTTGACCACCATTTATATCGGCTCTTAAAACAATAAATTTATCTTTTGAAATTATATTTGATTCAATTAAAGTATAATTTGTTGAAATTATAAGTTGTTTATCTCCATAAAAATATTTTGATATAGTTTCTGGATGTGCTAATAAAGTAGTTCCTGGACCACGTCTATTATTTACTGCAATATAATTACCACACATAAGTAATTTAGACATAATTTTTCTTTGACTATATTCAAAGTTTTCTCTAGAAGTTTTATCAGGATCATTAGTTAGAGTTAAATCAAATGATGACATTCCACTTTTTAAAACAGGTTGTCCTTGTGTAAATTTTTCCATATAGTTTAATAAATCTGTATGTAAATCTTCATAAGATGTAAAGGATGTTTCTTGTACAGTCATTGAAAATATTTTTGGACCAATAGTCTGTGTAAAGTTACCGTCTAATATTGGAAGATCTACTCTACTGTTCCAAGTAGATTCTTCTTTTTCACCAGTTACAATATCAATGGCTAGTTCACGATTTTTTGATTTTATCTTTAATTGTTCTTGAAGTGTATCTTCTTCTATAAAATCCATGTAAGATATAGTAGCAACAGAGCCACTATGTTGTTTTTCATAAAAATTACATAAGTATTTTATCTCCTTTTTTATTTCTTCTTCAGTTTTAGAAAGTATCATAGAAATTACTCATACCTATTTTTTGTGAACTCATGTTTATAGATCTAACTAAATCTTCTTTAGATATTCCAACCATTTGTTGAAGAATCTTTTCATTTATTGGGTTACTATCAATTTTATTATGAAAGAAATGATAAACACTTATTGGTAATACATTACTTGTTAAAAAGTTTTTAACTTTATGTGATAGAAACTCATCCGCACCACCTAGTCCAATAAATGATTCATTCCAACCACCTATTTTTTGTATAGCAGCTTTTCTAAATATAGAAATTCCACTACATAAAGAAGTTTCTTTACCAGGTCTATTGATTTTTAGTATGTCTTCATATTGTAAATTCGCTTCATTAGGAAAAAGATCAACAATAGAATTATGTGGACTAACCATTTCATACTTATCAAGTGATTGAATAGACTCAATAAGCTTATTAGGATCTAATATAGTGTCTGCATCACCAAATATTACGATATTTGTATTTGATGATTTTAAACCAACATTATATCCCCAAGATTTATTATAAGGTTTGTCAGTTTTGATAAAGATGTGTTTACATTTTAATGATAAGTGTGATATTTTAGAGTGTTTATCTTGTTCAACAAGAATAACTTCTACATTTGCAAACCCATTTATCCAATCAAGAACTCGTCTAAGATTGTTTAGCCTATCTGGGCTGTGTCTATATCCAATTATATAGGTAAAAGAATGTGTATTCATTACTAATTTATTATTTTTCTAATTATATTGTATTTTACCAATTAGTTTAGTGGATTTTGATAACCCTTTTGTTGAGTTATAAGTAACATCTGACTAGTTGATAAATCGTTGTGATTCCATCCCATTTTTTTACAATATTCTACTAAAAATTTCTCTTTCAAAAAAGAAATTTCTTGTTTCGTTTTAGTTTTCATAACTTTGATTTTTATTTTATATATAATTTTACTATCTTTGTCGTATGGTATTTAAAGTAAGAGGTATATTAGATTTCAGTCCACAGGACAAAACTAAGAAGCATGCTAGTCAAGCTTCTTGGAAGAGAGTTGCTATGATCCGAACTGAATGTGAATTAGATAGATACTATGCTTGGTTTTTAAAGAAGAGATTTAGTCTTGAATTAAATAGTACCTTGAGAGGAACTCACGTTACTTTCATCAATGATAAAATGGACGCTAAAACATTTGAACAATTTGCACAAATCTTCAATGGTAAAGAAATTGATTTCTATGTTGAAACTGAGCCAAGAAGTAATGGTGAGCACTGGTGGTTAAGAGTTCACTGCCCAGAAGCAGAAAGTATTAGAGAAGTTATGGGTTTATCAAGAGAACCATTCTATGGAATGCACCTAACATTAGGATATGCTCTAGTTAAATATCCAGAGGCTACTGCACTAAATGATAGTCCACTTGCAATTAAAGTAAGAAAAGATTATATAGAACATTCTAAATATATTTTAGAGTGTTGTAAAAGACACGAATTGATTTCTAATGAACCTAGAAAATCTTTAAGTGAACATGAAATAATAGAGTTTAAATAAAAAAGAGGACAAATGTCCTCTTTTTTATGTTCTTGATTGATACCACATTGATTTTGGTTCTTCTTTAGGTTCATCTAATTGTTTTGGTTCCTCCTCTTTAATTTCCTCTTTCTTAGGTACTTCTCTTGGTATATCTGCAATATTATAACGAAACCATTTACTATTTGGATTTCTATAATCTGGTGAACCTCTAAGTGTTTCAACATCATCATACAAGTGATTTACTTTTATACCATATTTTAATGCGTGTATACATCTTTGAAAGTTCCTAGAATCACCTAATAGTGAAAATATCTTCCAAATTTCTCCTTCAATTTGATCATCTATTAGACTTGGTAGTAATTTTTTAAACCTAAATGCACTATTTCTATCCGAGAATATGCCATAATGATACATATTTAGTGCTTCTCTACCACCCGTCCACATAGGTCTTGGATCTGATTGAGGAAGTGTTAAACTAATTTGCAAATCTGCATTATCATCATAAAGTTCTTGTAGTGTGTATTGTTTTGGTGGATCTTCTTGGTCCCATTCATCTGGATTATTCCAATTTTCTAACCCATCATCCCAGTTAGACATATTTATTTTAAATGAAAATAAAGGAACATCCCATCCTGGTAAAGATCTACCTAATTTTAATTTTGTTTCTTCTAATGGTTCAAAATAAAATTGTATCGTAAAGTATAATTCTCTTTCTGCATCACTCCAAAGATCAAGCATTTCTTCTTCTGATATATCTTCATATCTTGTATTGATATCACCTATACTTGATCCAGATTTTCTTGTATTTAGAATAAACTTTGCCTTAGGTTTCGTAAATTTAACCTTTCTATCTATATCACTATAGTTTTTAACGAGTTCTATATTATAAACACCCCATTCTTTTTCGGAACCATAATCTTTTAAATTTCTACCTTTTTCTACTTTATGAGGCATATTCATAAATCTTTGACCGGCATCTCTATAGACTTTTGGTGTTAGTTCTTCGTAAGTTTTAATCCATTTCATAAAGTATATATTATTTTTTAAACTCACATTTATATTCATCATATAATAAATATGAGAGAACTATCATTAGAAGAAAGAGTACAACTATTTTGTAATAAGTATAAAAAACATATTTCTTACGGTTTCGACTTGACACACGAAGATTTAGATAAACATGATATTACTAGAAATATTGAAACTAATTTAAAAAAGGATATATAACTAGAAAATAGTAAATTATTAAATGAGTGATATTACAACAATTGGTTATTTAGAAGATCTAGTCGAACAAGTTAAATCTTTGGATACTACTGAATTATCTGATAAATTAAGTAAAGAAGAAAAAAAAATAAAACAAGTAGTTGAAGAACAAAAAGTTTATTTTTGGATAAGACTTTATTTAAAGGAAGAAGATTCTAACTTAGTGATAGGAGATGATATTTCTATCAAATGGACTCCAACTGGTGAAGAATTAAAAACAAAGTTTATCTGTTATGGTAAAACTGGACTACAAAAAGATTATGATGAGGAAATAGTAAACTATAATTCAGAAGATGATAAGAAAGTTCTTTGTTTAATGGTTGATGAAGGTCAAGTCAATTATAATGAAGATATTCCTTTTGTTAGAACTTTATTTAAAGTTGGTCGTCATTTTGAATATCAATTAGTTAAAAGATCAGAATTACTTTTTGTCAATGTTAGAAATGGTATGATTTTAGACTACTTCGACTGCGATTTTTGATTTATGGAAACAGATTCAATAGAATATTTATTATTATCTTACTTTAATGAACTAATTTGGGTGGATCAAAATCCAGTTGAATTTACTATTAGTGAGACTTTTAAAGAAAATGGAAATATAAGAACTTCAAATAAAGTAGAAGTTTATCAATTACAAGATTTGTTAGTAACTTCTTTGGAAGATACTAACACTTTTTTGTTTGAACTAATGTCTGATTGCCAGTCAAAACAACTAAATTTTTATCCAAAGAATATAGTATCTAGATTATTCAATTTAAAGTCAAATAAACGACTTAAAAAAGAATTAGATGGTCTTACATCAAATAACTGGATAATTACTTCTAATCATATATATGATGTTTATATGAAAGATTGTGGATATAATGTTTACTTATCTAATGAGTTTGAAAATCAAATTGTAATTGGTGACAAATCATCTAAATTGATATTAAACAAAAATCTAAAAGAATTCTATTTGGATAAGTCTAATATTAGAGTAATAAAGTTAAAATAAAAAAAGTCGAGATAAATCTCGACTTTTTTTATTCTATTCCTAATTGTTTTAGTTTAAGATCTCTTTTAACAGAATCATCAACTATTAGTTGAACCTCACTTTTATTTACCCATTTATCTTGCATAAACTGAATTATACCTGATTTTTTTGCCGCATCTCTTCCAATTTGATCCATTGATGTAAAGTCAACTGCTTTAACTTTTACTCTAGATTCGGTTACATCTAAAACTTCTAATTCATAAGTTACTTTGAAAGATTCTGGTTTCATTTTGTTACCATCTTTGTCAGTATCAGTCCAACTAAGTCCGTAATCTGGATAAATAACTTTGTGTCCCGGCTCGATTGCAATTAAATCTTTCTTAAAAGCATCTGCCTTATCCTTTTCTTTTGAGACTTTATCTCTTTCTTTTGAGACTTTATCTTTCTCTTCTCTTATGTCTTCGCACTTAGAATAAAGAATGAAATTACCTATCAAAGAACCTAAAAGACATAGAGATAGTACTAATACTACAATTTGTATCATATTTTTATTTTTTAAAGTTCGTAATACATTTCACCATAAATTGGAGATCTTCTAATTATCTCTTTGATCAATTCAAATCCAATATCTTGAAGTAAATATAGGAATACTTGATCGTTCTCATTCTTAGTTACTATCTCACCTGAAACTAATTTTTTAATGTCCTGTTTAGTAAAATAAACATCAGTTTTATTATAATCAATACCGTGTTTGGCTATTCCGCTTTTACATAAGTTTGTGAAGGTAACCTCATTAAAGACGGTTCTTATTTCTTTTTGCATATTAAAATCTTTTTTAACTATATAGTTTTTTTATTAGTTTGTTTATTGATTATACAAATATATAAAAAAATATCTTTTTAACATATTATTTTTAATATATAAATCACAATAAATTATAATTATACTAACATGAAATGGATTAAAAATAGAAATCTTTTTTTAGAAGCTAAATTACGTGATGTTATCCTACCAAGACAAGCAAAGGCTGTAATATCAAAATGGGGAGAAAAATACTTAGATTATGAAGAGGTAACACCTACTGATAAGATCATACAAGGAAGTTGGAAGTTATCTGAAGAAGATAAGAATGAAGTATTAGGTGTTTTCTGTCAAACAGATATGCCACAACTTTTTACTTTGTTTTCAAGTTTACCAGAACAATTTGGTAATGTTTTAAATCAATCGATCAATACGGATCTATTTAGAGAAGATAAAGCAACATATGAAAGAATTTTCGAAGGATTTGATATTAGAAAACCTAAATTAGATCAAATACTTGCTATATTCAGTTCAGTTTTTAGAAAACTATCAATTGCTGATACAATGGCAACTTCTGTCATCTCTAAAGATGAATCAAACAGACCTATTAGAGATGAACAAGGTAATATGATTAGAGTTGAAAAGAAAGCAGGTGATTTAGTTTTTAGTAATAACTTAATCAATATAAACTCTTTTATCGGTGACTACAATGATTTAGTTGATAAATGTATTGAAGCAAATGTTGATGGATGGTCTGAATCAGATAAAATGGCGTCTTCAAACTTATTTTCTGAAAATAGAAACTTAGGTAGTTTTATAAACTTTGCTGCAACAAATGAGAATACACAATATAAATTAGATTTTGAAATTTTTAATAAAGACATTTTCTTAAAAATCAGTCATAATCCAAAAGACATTTTGAATATGTCTATTTCTAAGTTCTATTCTTCTTGTCAACACTTATATAGTGGTGGATATAGTCGTCAAGTTTTGGCAAATGTATTTGATCCAAATAGTATACCAGCTTTTTTAATTTTTGAAACTCCTATTTTCTGGGAAGGTGAAAAAATATCAGAACATTTACCATTATCTAGAATGATTATTAGAAATTTAGAGTCATTTGAAGAAAATGCTCCTACAAGATTATATTTTGATAGAGCTTATCCAGATAGAATGCAGAATAAATTTGAGGAAATTGTTACTAAATATACAGGAAATGTAAATGATGGTCAAAGAGGAGAAAGATACTTATATACACCAGATTTAGATTTTGAAGATTCGCTAGATGCACCATATCAAGATAAGTTATCACTTACACAAGGTAAGATGATTGGTAAAAACATTAAAACATTATATTTAAGTCAAATTGGAAATTGGAAAAATATTAGAGTTGATCCTAATGCAAGAATTAAAGAATTGATTATCGAAACTACTGAAATACCAGATAGTTTATTGAATATAAATATTACTTTAGATTGGATTAAGTTTAAGTTTATTGAAATACATACTTTGAAAGACTTTGATAATATCAAAACAACAAATATAGCTTTTGATAAATGTAAATTTTCTAATGATGTTTTACAAGATATTAATAAATCAAATCCAAATATTACAAAATTACAAATAATTAGTTGTGATAATGTTGGTTCTTTTGACTTCTCTACTTTCAAAGCATTAGAAGAGTTACAAGTAATATATACTTTAGATTCTGCAGAAGATTTGAAATCGATTGTATCAGAAAGTTTGAAGAAATTGATAATTTCTGGAGACTTGGTAACCAAAGAAAGTAAATCAATAATATCATCTCTTAGAAGTAAAGGATTAAAAATAGAAATAGTTGGACCAGTAATATGAAAAATCTAAAATATATAAAATTATTTGAGGCATTTGATGCAAGAACACTTAATGTAACTTTAAAAAATATTAAAGGATCAGAAGATAAGAAAAACTTTTTATCAAATCTAAAAACAATATGTGATAAATTTGATATACCCGAATCTAAACTTAGTGATGACTTATTTACTTATTTACCTTTTAACAAAGCGTTGAAGTTCAACAATGTTGTTTCTGATGACCAACCTTGTGATGCAGTAGGTGAATTTGTTCATGGTGAAAGATGTGACAATGGTAAAGTAAGAAGACCTTGGGGTAGAGGATTTAGAGTTGTTGATTGTGGTACTTGTAAAGGTACTGGTATCAAACCTAAAAGATCAGATTTATCTTTACTTAAATTTTGGTTTAATTCAGAAGGAAAATACGTTGCTACGACTGCAGTAGATGGTATTTACAGAGCATCAACTAACACTGCGGCAACAGCATTCTCACCAAATATTACTGATTATGATGTAGTTAAAAGAATTCCCAAAACACAGATAAAAAATCAATTAGAAACTGGTGATATAATATCAGTAGATCTTGTAGATAATCATTGGAATGGAACCGCTTATAATGTTGAAACACAAATTGTTGCTTATGTTTATAAAGAAGTAAGATATGGTAATGAGATTAAAGTATTTGCTATTCAAAATAGAAGAGGTAGATATCCTAGACCTTGGAATAGTGACTGGAGAAGTATTGGTAATGAGTCTTGGACTCTTACAACTTCTAAATGTAATAATATAAACCTATTAAAAGCTAAAGCTAATGCAGGTGGTCAGGATCCTTATGGATATAATACATTATTTGATATGTCTAACTTCCGTGTTAGACCAGTTCAAGTTACTTCTACATTGAAAGATGCAAACTTTGCAATTATATTAGATTTTTCTAAATTAGATAAGTTGGGGGTTGTAAAGAAAACAGAAGTAAAATCTGGTAGAACAGAATCAAGAGAAGGTGCGACTGCATTTATATCTAACGATGATATAAAGAAAGCAAATATTAAAAGATACTTTGATAAAATTGCGACTAGTTTTAAACTAACTGGAGAATTACAAGATGTTAGTAAGTTTACTAGTATGGCTACTAGAGTTCTTGGTGGTAGATCTTGTGTGTACTTCTTAAATAATTCTGCAAGTACTAATGAAATGGATACTCTATCAACTATAGCAGGATATATCTTTAAGATGATTAAAAAAATAAAAACTGCAGAAAAGGCAGATAATCAATCTACAGAAGATGGATTCGTAGGAACTGCAGTTGAAGATTTAAAACAGGATAGAGATTTTATAGATATTATTACTATTATTAACGATAAATATAAAAGTTTATTAGATAATTCAATTAAAAAAGTAGATAGTACAACTAGATTCCTTAAACAACTTAAAGATAAAATTAAAGCAGATGCTAGTGAAGATTGGATGGATAAAGATCTTAGAATACTATCCAATATAGATAACTTATCTGCAGAAATAAACAAATATATTTCATCAATCAAAGTAGATACTTTAGAAGATGTTGAATTTTTAATACAAGAAATTTACTCTATAAAAAGTTTATTAAGATCTGATAGAATGTCTATGACAAACTTAAATGGTTTATTTGATAGAATGCGTCCAGGTAGTTATTATAACGAAGTTCGTTATTTATATCCAGCACTTACAGATAGAAGAACTTATTATGGTAATATAAACAACGGTATTCAATCTATAATTACAATTATAAGAAAAAAACTAGCAATGTTAGACTAAATGAAACACTTGAAAATATTTGATAATTTTCAAGATAAACAAACATTGATAATTGTCGATGTTCAAAAGTCTTTTAGAAAGTTTTTTACTGAAATGTATTTACACGAATTAAAAAACTATTGTAAGAAGTTTGAATCTGTTTACCAAATTTGGGATAACCACGTCGATGGTAAGAATGTAGATAAAGATTATCTATATGATGAGGATCCAGACATCCCAGTTCATAAAGATTTATATCGTTTTCCTAATCAAAAAGATCTAATAGAGAAAAGATATAACTATGATGTAGATGTAGATTTCTATAAAAATATTTTATCTAAAGACGTTTATAAAGATCTAAAAGAAAAGGAATCTAATAAGGAATTAAAAAGAGGTGATACTTTCAATACTAAAGAAGGTACATTTATAATTTATATTGGAAATCATCATAAATGGTATCACCTACCGAAAAAACTACAGGAACTATTCACTGAATTAAAAGGACAAGAAGTTGTTATGGTTGGTGGTTCTGATTCAGAATGTTATTTAGACGTTGAAACTGCCGCTAAATCATTTGGAGTTAAAGTAAAAAGAGATTTTAAATATATCTACAGTGCCAATCATTGTCCTATAAAGTAATACTTAGTTTACTGTTGCATAAACTTGATAATCAGAAACCGTAAAACTTATAACCATATATTCTTGGTATCTTTCAGGATCTTCAAAAAACTCTACATATAATTCGTAAGGAACAGAATCTACCTCTGGTATATAATCCGCAATCTGTGCCATTAGTTCTCCTTCAATTGATTCTGATGATAATCTAGTTTCATGTAATAGTTCTGTTAGATTTGCACCAAAGTTAGGTTCACCTAAAACTTCACCTTTATTAGTAAAAATAATCATCTCATACTTTTGTATGATAACTCTGATTACGTCATCTTCGATAAGTTCTGCCAATTTAAACATTGGATGTCCTGGGTAACAGATATAAAAATCTATAAAGTTAAAGTTCGCCATAAATTATATATTAAAAATTTATATATACTTAATGAGATATTTAAAGAAATTTAATGAAGGTCAGTCACCATCTGATATAATAGATAGTATAGAGGGCATTTTAGTCGATTTAATGGATAATAATATGGTAGAAATAACTGATAAGTCTTGGGCTTTAGAGGTTTCTATTAAATTACCGGTCGATATTGTAGATACTGATAATAGGAGAGACTTTATATATAATGAGATTGATTTTGAATCAATTAAAGATAAAGTTTTAATGCTATTGGATTATATGAAGAATAAAGGATATAAATATAGAATGTCTTGTAAGATTAAGGGAAGTAGTACTTTCTTTTCTGTTAAAAGAGATACTATTATTGATTTACCAGTAACAGAAGTAAAAATCATTTTTGATAAATAATATATAAAATAATAAAAATAAAAATTTAAAATGAAATATTTAAAAAGATTTAATGAAAGTATTTTAGATGATGTTAGATCTGAAGTAGATAAAACTCGTTCTAGTATTAGTTCTAAGTTTGGACGTTTTTCTAATGTAGAAGATGAATTCAATGATGATAGTTTTGAAGTAACTGGTAAATTAGAAATACAAGGTGGTTCATCAAAAACACCAGTTATTAAAATTAGAAGTATGAATAAAACTATAGATGGTACTTCGGTATTATCTGGTGATATAATGGCTTGGGATTTAACTAAATTTGACGGACAAGAAGTTACTATAAAAGGAACTACTAAAAATGGTGAAAAGCCTTCTTTTATGAATCCAATTATGGTAAATGAAATACAATAAAAAAAACCCAGTTTTAAACTGGGTTTTTTAATATATCTCTAAATTTTCCTATAATTGTTATACCAAGTATTAAAGGATCTGTTGCTCCTTCTAATTTAGATGAATAATCCGCAATTATATAAGCAGTTTCAAATAATTTATTTACACTTTCTCTTTTATCTGTTATACACCAATCAATAAAAGGTTTTCCTAATAGTTTAATCATTACATCAATTTTCTCCGCTCCAAAGTTTGACACTAAAAAGTGATAAGTTTTTTCAAAGTCTAAATCTTCATATAAAGTATTATAAAGTTCTAACTTCACTTTTGCAGAAACATTACCTGTTCCATCACTTATTGCTCCAGTATCTAAATAACTCTGTACTTCAACTAATACAGAACGAAAGTCTGGAAACTTTTTAGTAATAATATTTACTAAATCTTCTTTTGGTATCTCGGATTCCTCTTTAGGAAGAATTTCATTGATAATCTTTTTATAAATCTCTTGTTTAAGGAACTTTTCTTCTTCTACTCCTTGACAGTCAAATCCAATTTGTTTAATTCTTGATTTTAATCCATCTGATATTTTATTGATGTGGTTCGTTGTAATGATAAAACGAACATTTTTGTTGTATCTTTCTATAAAAGCTTTAAATGCGTCTTGGAAGTTTGTAGAAACTCTCTCAAACTCATCTAAGAATACATATTTAATATCTGAATTAGTATCCATCATTGGAGTAAACTTACAGAAGTTATCGATTTCAGTTCTAAGAACATCAATTGATGTATCCATTGAACAGTTCAATTCTAAGTAAGGAGTTTCTTTTGAGTATCTACCGATTAGTATTCTAGCTAAACTTGTTTTACCGGTTCCGTAGTGACCGTGGAATATATAGTGTTGGTTTACACCATTTTCTAATTCTTTTCTAATTCTTGGAAGTAATATAATGTCGTCGATAGTTTTTGGACGCCATTTTTCCCATAATAATAATTTATTTACTGACATATTTTATCTCATTTTCTCATGAGTATATCAAAAATTATCAAGAAAGTTTATACTTTTGGACGCCCAATTAGATATTCTTCTTCTGTTATAGTATGGTCTGGAAGAGTTCTTGTATAAACACCTTGTCTTATCCAGTTTATCTCTGAATGAGGAAAAATTTTACTAACAGTTTGTTTATCACAGTATTTACAACCTGCACCTATAAGTATCTCAGCAGGTCTTCCTGAAACTTCAATCCAAAATCCTTCTTTATGCAATAGGACAATCAATTGTTTCATTAGTTCTTTCCTAGCTTCTTTTGTTCCATCATGACCCCAACCAGAAATCTTGTGTCCATTAGACTCTCTAGAAAATATAACAACATCGGCTTGTGGATCTTTATCTATATCAACTGCTGTCCAGAAAGTTAAGTCTGGATCATTTACAACTGCATCAGGACTTGATATTCTAACATGTCCACCAAGTGGTTTATATGCCAAATCAACAATCTCCCATATTTCTTTTTTAAGCTTTTTTCTATCTTCCATAGAAAGTTCAACCCATTTATTCTTATCATATAAATCGGAAAAAGTAAAGTCTTCAAATAATTTAATGTAATTCATTGTCACTCCATTTTTTTAATAAGTCTAATGCTATTCTTCTTCTACGTCCAATTGGTATAGTAATATCAGTTCTATCTATTTCTTTTCCATGTTTTTTAAAAAAATCACTTCTACCATTACTATCAATACCTAATTCAATAAAATCATCATCAGTTAGTATAGGTTCACTTTTATATGGTTTTGGTTCTTTAGGTTCTATAGATTTTATATGTTTTTTATGATGACAAGGTGACTCTGTCCATACTTGTAATGTTTCTCCTTCTTCCTTAGACATTTTAAGTAGTTCATCATATGTTAATGTTCCAACTACACCACCATCAATTAACATTTGTTGATATTCTGTGATTGCTTTCATAAATCCATCTTTATCTTCGTAATAATCTGGAAATTCTTCAACTTTTTTACCTAAGAAATCTTTCACGGTTCTTTCTGGGGAGAACCAAGTACTTCCTAATCCACCGTTTCTTAATTCTTTATTAAAACCAAAGATAGCACCTTCTTTAGGGATAATATCAAATGCAGTTCCATACCAACCAATCGAACTATCTGGATTTGGTCTAAAATACATATGTACTGATTTTAAAGGATGTGGAATTCCCAAGTTAGCATAATTATTTATAAATTCAATGTAATCTTCATCAATTGAATTTCCAGAACTTACTGTACGTAATTTAGGATCATCAATATATTCATCTTTATCAATTTTAACTCCTCTTACTAATGTTCCATTAAATACATTGGGAAATTCATTATTAAAATCTTCAAATATTTTTAAGTACTTCATATATCTATATATTAAGTTTAGAGACTTATATTTTTTTAATATATACTTTATGTCAAAAAATATAACAACAGAAGATTTTATAAAAATGTCAATTGAATTATTTACGGATAAGTATAATTATTCAAAGACTAATTATGTTAAAATGAAAGATAAGGTTATTATAATATGTAATGTACATAAAATTGAATTTTTACAAACACCTGATAAACATTTATCTTCCAAAACAGGAGGTTGTCCTAAATGTAATACAATAGGGAAGGGTAGATTAACTAATAAACTTTTCATAGAAAAATCAAATTTAATACATTTAAACAAATATGACTATTCTATAACAGAATATATTAAATCAAATGAAAAAGTTAAAATATCTTGTAAAAAACATGGACCTTTTGAGATTAATGCAAACTCACACCTAAATGGTAGAGGTTGTTCTAAGTGTGGTGGTAATTATAAATATAAAATTATTGAGTTATTGGATACATTTAATAATATGTATAGAGGATATACATATGATTTTAGCAATTATAAAAATATTAAAAGTAGAATATTAGTTAAATGTCCTAAACATTCTCAATTTGAAACAAGTACTGAATTATTACTAAATGGATATGGTTGTAGTTCTTGTGGTAAGAAAAGTACTGGTGAAGAAAAAGTATCAGAGGTATTGAATAAGAACAATATAATATATATAAAACAAAAGTCTTTTGATGGATGTGTTTTCAAAAATAAAATGCAATTTGATTTTTTTATTCCAGAATTTAATACTTGTATAGAGTATGATGGTATACAACATTTTGAACCAATTAAATATTTTGGTGGTATTTATTCATTAGAGAAACAAAAAATTAAGGATAGTATTAAAGATAATTTTTGTAAAAAAAATAATATTAAATTGATAAGAATTCCATATTATGAATTTGATAACATAGAAAAAATATTAAATTATTCATTATGATAGGAGATAGGTATAATATGGATGATGTCTTCTTTCGTGATCTAACCATCTGCGTTTTAGATACACTAGAAGGACAAGTAAAGTGGATAAATAGATTTACCTCAGGTGATAAATTTGTAGAAGTTCCTTTCTACTATTCAATGACTGGTGATGAAAGATTTTTGTTAGATACATTTACTGATGATATAGTTTCTGGTGATTCTACTGGAAATGGTAGGTATCTTGAATTAAATACTGACATTATACCAAGAGGACATTTAACACTTAAATCATTTGCAATTCGTTCAGATGAATTTGCAAATCCAAATGTTTGGTTAAGAACAGTTGTTGAGAATGAAGTTGAAATAAAAAAGGTTTTAGGAAGAATTAGAGCAGTTCCGGTAACTGTTAGTTATGATTTGGTAATCACTTTATCAAGTGAGATAGATACTTTTAAATGTAGTCAGGCTATTATGGATACATTATGGATATATAAATTCATGTATTTTGAACATAATTTTATGAATATTGATGCAGTTATTTTAATGCCTGATTCAAATTCTATTGAAATGACAAGAGATAAGAATTTAACATCTGATAATTCAATAAAAATGACAGTATCATTTGAAGTACAAACATACTACCCTGCTTTTAGAAGAGATAGAGCAGATTTCCCTGGTTATACAAAAGAAAATGGTGGAATGTCAGATCTAAATGGATATGAAATAGAGGGTGGATATTCTGACTTTTTTAATAATGTTCGTGGTGGGACTACTGCAGGAGAGCCAAATAAGGGATTTTTTGTTGCACCTAAAAGAACACGTTGGTTTAATAATATTCTACGAGCTAGAGAACAAAGTTCTAGAAGATATGATAATCCTAATGGAGATTTGGGAAATAAAAACAAATAAAACAAAAAAAGGAAAAAAATGACTTTTTTACCTTAATATATAGTAATATAAAAAAAATAATAAATTAGAAATATGAAGAATCTTAAACTTGAATTGTTTAACTTCAAAAAGGATCTTTCTCTTGATCAAGAAGAAATATCTACAATTGTAGAAGGACATATGAATGCTTGTAATCAACATTCAGAGAAAACTATAATTACTTCTCTTAATGAAAGATTAAAACCTTATACCTATGATAAAGGTGTTAAGGTATTATTAGAAGGTCTTAATGATGATATGGCTGCATTTGAATTACTATACGAATTGAAAAATTTATATGGTGTTCTTAATACAAGAAATCAAGGAGAACTTTACAGACAACCTATAAACGTTTTATTACAAACAATTAATCTTGAATCAGATCAAGATAGAATGTCAAAAATTCTTAATGAATTAGCTATTTATGACTGGGTTCCAGAAATTAAAGTATTTGTTCATAACTTAACAAAATCTCCAGAAAAAAGATCTAATCTTTTAAGTGGTGGTAGTGGTGAATCAATCTTTACTGTTGTAGAACAAGTTGAAGAAGGACATGTTGCTTTGGTTAGAGATTCTTGGTTTTTATTGACTGAAAATTCAATTGAAAAAACATTATTAGAAAATCATATTAAAGATGAGACAGCATTAAGAAGTTTAAGAACTTTGGAAACTGCAATGAAATACTCAACTGTTACTGAAAGTAGAATTAATTTTAGAATTTCAGAATATCTAACAATTGGTTTATCAGTTGGTAAAAAAAGTGGATTATTCATCAATGATGACGAATTAAATGAAGAAACTACATTAGAAAGTTTGTTTAACTCTCCAATTATTCCTATCGTTAACAAAAACTTTTATCCAGTTTTATTAGAAACTTCTAAAAACTTAGATAAATTTGTTGAATTAGATGTTGTAAAAAGAGTTAATAACTTAGTAAATCCTTATTTAGAAGTATTTGCTTTCAATTACAAAAATAATACATTTGTTTACAGATGTGATGAAAGATATGGTAATTCATTCTTTAAATATGAATCTGCTTTAGAATTAGTAAATGAGGTAAGAAATGAACTAAACTATGACTTAACTTACTTCTACGAAAACAAACTAAGTAAAGAATTAATTGTTAAAAGAAAACTTGAAGATAAAGAAAGAGAAATCACTCTTAAATTAGAAGATGTTGAATTTAACATTGATAAAGTTAAAGGTTCTTTAAAAATGATTGGTGAATCAGAAGTTTTAACAACTGCTTTATCTAACTTAGAAAAAAGACAAGCTAATCTTTCTACTGAATTAAGTGCAGTTAAAGAATTACAATATAAAGAAAGAATAAAAGGATAAGATAACTAAACAAGTTATTATTCATAGCATTGCTGATTTCTAATACCTTCGGGTCATGACAATCATATAAATAAAAAAAATACTCAAACGAAAGTTTGAGTATTTTTTTTAATATATACATATATGTATTCACTTTATGTTTTAAAAGACCCAGATAGTCTTATTATTAAATAATCAAGAAAAGGTTATTTTTTATTAAACTTTTATAATCATAATTATATAACATGAAACCATTAAAAGGTAATTAAAGAGTTTACTCTTATAAAAAATGATTTAACGGTTATTTACTTAAACAATAAAGAGCTCTATATAGAGATCATAGTGTCAAAAGCACAAGGACGACTAACAAGAAATGCGGAGAAAATGCTAGAGTTACTAGCAAAAAAGACAATAAGAAAAATGAGATACTGGTCAAATGATGACAAGTTAGATTGCTACCAAAGTGGTTTACTAGATATGTTTCAAAACTGGTTCAATTTTAATGAAGACAAATCAATCAATGCATTTGCTTATTTTACAGAAATCTTTAAAAGAGGATTGGCTAAAGGATGGAATGACCTTTATAAAAAGAAAGGAGATAATGAACATTTAATTAAACTTATCTCAATAAATGGTGCCAACGATGGAAATGGATTACACTCAATTTAATATACAAACATTTGATTTAGTCTCAGATCCGGGTTTTTCTACTGCAAATTTTTTTAATAAAAATTATATAAGAATGAAAAGAATAAGAAACTTATTTAATTTTTAGTATAGAATACTTTTAAACCAATTTTTATGAATAAAGTTTATCTTCAAATCTGGGAAGAGTCAATTATTAATCAAGGAACAAGACCTGATGGTTGTTCACTACATATCGACCTAGAATCAAATCAAAAATATTTAAAATCAATCTATGAATTTAGAGAAAATTTAAAAATACCAAATGATTATGATTCTGCAGTTGGTGAACCAGTTGAGGTCTTGGTAAACGATGATGTTTACAACCTAATAAAGATAGACAAAACAATTAGATTATTACAAAACGAATTTAATAATTTAATACAACTAAAAGATATAATACCAAATGATTGTTAGTTTAATAATTTTATTATTTATAATAAATAATATTTATTTTCTTAAAAATAGAGATTATTTACAAAAGAATTTTTCGGAAAAAAATAATATTAGATTACTAGATGTTTTATATTATTATATAAATCTATTATACTATGTCTTTGTATTTATTGGTTTATTTACTGACTATAAGTTATATTTCTATATTTTAACTATAACATACCTATTAAAGTTTCCGCTATATCATATAAATAGAAAGATATATCAAATATTTTCATATTTCTATTCACATATAACAATTATTATTTTACTTACTTTATTATATTCCAAACTTTTTTAAATGTAGTTCAGTTATGATTATAAAATCATATCCTTTCTTATCACACCAAGAAATCATAGTTTCCCACTTAGTCTTATTCTTATAAGCCATTTTAAGATCATACTCGAAGTTTTTTAACTTCTTTAATCCATTTTGAGGTACATTCATTTTTCCTTCTTTTAAATCAATTACCATTTGATATTCTTTCATTGGCTTTACTTCAACCACGACTCTCTTTCTAGTTCCATCTGCAAGTTGCATCTCATAATAAAAGTCTGGATAATAACAGTGTTCTTTAACTCTCATATCACCATTGTCAAAATGAGTCATTTGATAAGGTATTTTAAGACACTCTGCACCCCACATTAAAATACTTGAGTTATTATCTAACCAAGTCATTATTCTCTTCTCCCAAGAGCTTCTAAAGTAAACTCCACCGTTAGTATTTAGTTTCATTACTTTATCCTTATTTATAGGAATAAAATTTCCCTGGTTGTAGTTCTTATTATTTGGTTTTGAATTTATCATATTTTATATATAAATAAAAATAATTCTCTTATGGCAGTTGTTGATTCTTTGTTAGAACGTGTTAAACTAGCTTTACTTTATAACGGAAATGGAATAGTTGAAAATTTTAAAAATAACTCCTTATTTTTCTATGATAAGTATAGTAAATCTAGTAAAGATGTTGAATCTATAAATATTAAAGATATTTATCCTGGTGGGTTTTACTTTTTTCACTATAAAGACGATTCTAATTGGATGAAATATTCACCAGTATTTGTTGTCGATTTTAAAAAATTTGAAGATAAAGTAATTCTATTTGCAGTGAATTTTAATTTTATTCCGATGGAGATAAGAGCTCAGATATTTAATAAGTATATACAAACAAATGACTTTGAAAACAATACTTTCTTAAAGGTAAATTATGAAGGAATGTATAAAGAATTGTTAAATTCTGGATTTGAATATGCTTTAATGGAGTTTAATGCAGTACAACTAGTTTTGGTTCATAGAATTCATTTAGAACTACTACCTAGATTTCTTTATTCTCAACATCCTATCAATAAATATGATCCACAAAAACTAGTACAAATTTGGCAAGCAAAACTTTCTAGTAGAAATGAAAGACATAAAGAAGTAATCTCATCTATTCTAAGTGACTTCTATGATGTAAATAACGAAATATCAGACAAATATAATGTTATGAGAGATCATATAAAACGTCTTCAGACCAGTCTTACCAAGTACGGAAAAAGATAGTAAAATGTAGAAAGGAAGAAGTTTATTTTTTATATATAGTTATATGAAAGCAAAAGATATAATGGAAAAATATAATATAACTCGAAGAACATTACATAATTGGGTTAAAAAAGGTGTTATCGAAGTAGAACTTACTCCAACAGGTAGATATATCTACATTGAAAAAAATAAAAAGTCTGATGAAAAGTTGTAGTAAATGTAAGTTAGATAAAGAATTGACTTTATTCTATAAATGTTCATCTAGTAAAGATGGTCATAGGTCAAATTGTATTACTTGTTGTAAACAATGGAAAATTGATAATAAAGAAAAAATAAATGACTATTTAGTAAGTAATAAGGAAAGACTTTCTAAAAATAGAAGTGAGAGATACCAGCTCAATAAAGATTTCTTTATCTTAAAATCATCCAACTATTATAAAAATAATAGAGAAGAAATTAAACTCAAATCAAATCTATATTATGAGAATAATAAAGAATCTAAGTTAGAGTATCAAAAAGAGTATCAAAAAAATAATAAAGATAAGAGAAATACTTATCTAAGTGAAAGAAGACTGAATGATCCCTTATTTAGACTAATAACAAATGTTAGGAATTTAATATATAATTCATTCTATTATAATGGATATTCAAAAAATTCAAAGACCGAAGAACTATTAGGATGTTCTTTTGAAGAATTAAAAGAGTATTTAGAATCTAAGTTTGAACCTTGGATGAACTGGGATAATAGAGGATTGTATAGTGGTGAGTTTAACTATGGTTGGGATATAGATCATGTTATACCATTATCAAGTGTAAATAAAGAAGATGAAATAATAAAATTAAATCACTATACTAATTTACAACCACTCTGTAGTAAAATAAACAGAGATATAAAGAAAGATAATTTAGAATATGGCGTCATATAATAATTTCAGTCAAGAAAATCAAAATAACGTTGGATCAAACTTTGCGATGGTAAATTCATCTGGAGTTGAGAATAAAGGCTTGTTTAGTAGGATTTTGAGAAACTTATCATCATATGGAATGAACTTTGATGACATGATTGTGAGGAATCAAGTAGGTATTGGTATCAATGAAGATCCATACGCTGCTAAAGGAAATTCGATGTACGATTTTTTTTCAAGCCGGGCGGTTGCATCAGTATTGAATAGAAAATCTATTCCTTATTTAGATAAAGCTTACGCAGATAAAAGAAGAATTTTAAGAGAGTATTCAGTTAAAGATGAAATTAGAGACTTTATAAGCACTGTTGCAGACGAATGTATAGTGTATAATGATGAGAGAGATTTCTGTTCTGTTACTGCACTTCCAACGTCTTATTCACAAGAAGTACAAGATAAGTACCAAGAGTATTTTGAAAGAATTTATAACAAGTTTGGATTTGCAGATAATATCACTGCGTGGAACATGATGAAGGATTTCTTAATTGATGGTTATTTAGCACTTGAGATTATTTATGATGATAAAAAGAAGAATATTATTGGATTTAATAGAATTAGACCAGAGACAGTAGTTCCTGCATATGAACCAAGTATAGGACACTTATGGATTCAGTTCCCTGAAGATCCACAATTAAGAAGAATATTTTTAGATTCACAATTAGTTTATATTTCATATTCAACTCAAAATGAATTTTCCGAAACATCATATATAGAGGGTTTAATTAAGCCTTATAATCAATTAAAGATTTTACAACAAACAAGAATTATGTTTAACATTATCAATGCTACTGTTTATCAAAAGTTCACTATTCCAATTAAAGGAATGTCTAGACAAAGAGCAGAAGAACAAATAGGTCAATTGATTCATGATTATTCAGAAGAAGTAGAATGGGATGAATCATTGGGTACAATGACGATCAATGGTTCTAAACATTTACCTTACAACAAACAAGTTTGGTTTCCTGATGGGGATGGTGGTACTCCTAATATGGAATTAGTTTCTCCACAAGGACATAACTTAAATGATGATTCAATGTTAGATTGGTTCTTCAAAGCTTTAAAAAGATCTTCTAAGATTCCAATGTCAAGATTTGAAAGTGATAATGGTGGGGGTAATCTAGTTACCGATGCTGCTGAGATGACAAGAGATGAGATTAAGTTTCATAACTTTATTAGTAGATTACGAGCAAATTTTAAAGAATTGATTGTTAAACCACTAAGACTACAAATGTTGATAGAGTTTCCTGAGTTTATAGAGGATGAATTCTTTACAAATGGAGTCGATGTTACTTTTTTCTCAAATCAAGTATTTGAAGAATGGAAGAAATTAAATAATTTAGAAAAGAAATCAGGTATTGTTGGAACATTACTTGGTGTAATGAATGGTGAGAAACCATACTTTCATATTGACTGGATCATGGATAACATATTTAAACTTACTCCTGAAGAAAAAGCAGAAAACCAAAAATGTTGGGATAAAGATGCTATGAATGCTGCTGCTAATGCAACTGGTGAACCTGGTATGCCATCTGAAGGTGGTGGAGGTGGTGGAATGCCATCAGAAGGTGGTGCTCCTCCAGAAGGAGGTAGTCAAATCGCTCCAGAAGGTGGTGGTGCTCAAGCCGCTCCAGAAGGTGGTGGTGCTCAAGCCGCACCTCAAGCCGCACCTGAAGCTCCTCCTGCACCTGAATCCGGTGGGGAATTTGAATTCTAATATAAATAAAAAATCCTTTCAATTGAAAGGATTTTTTTTATGCAGCATTTTTTGGTGCTTCTATTATAAAGTTTAAAGTCTTTTCATATAGAAATTGACTTACTTCAACTTCCATACCTACCTGCATCATTGTTTTAACTATTCTACCACATTCTGTATCAAGTACTTTAGATTTTAAAGTAAGTTTCTCAATCTTATTATTATTTAAGACAAATGTCATTCCTGTTATAGAACAACACACCTTTTTTAAGTATACCTGATGACTATGTTGATCATCGAGTGTAATATATTTCTGAATATCATCAATATCAAACTGTATTTTTTTACTACCTTCTAAAAGATAATTTAATTTTATCTCACGATAAACAGATTTCCAAGTTGGATAACTAGAAAGTGCTAAATTATAATCATCAAATTCTAAATCATCTGCTAATATAACATCAAATAAATAGTCCATTAGAACAATTCAAAATCGATTTGTTTTCTGTCTAGATCAACTGATTTAACAATTACTTTTACTTCATCACCTAATCTTACTGATCCACCTGATTTTAAATTAACTGTATAGTTTTCTGCATCTACTTTATGATTTCCATTATATCTAACCATACCTTCACATTTACTTTCAATAAGTTCAACATACATACCCCAATCGGTTACTCCTGATATAATTCCATCAAATACTTGTCCGATTTTATCTTCTAAGAATTCAATCTGTTTATATTTAATAGAATCTCTTTGAGCTTTTGCTGCTAAGATTTCTCTTTCAGAACACCATTTTGCCATACCTTCAATCTTTTGAGGACTTCCATTAGATTTCTTATTTAAAAAGTCTAATAGAACTCTATGAGTGATTAAGTCTGGATATCTTCTGATTGGTGATGTAAAGTGAGAATAATGAGTAAACCCTAATCCATAGTGTCCAGAGTTTACTATTGTATAACTTGCTTTAGACATACATCTTGTGATTAAAGTTTCAATCATATTTTCTTCTGGTTTACCTTTTATGTCAGCAACTAGTTCATTTATAGATTTTTTCAAATCTTGTGTATTTTCAACAACATCTAAAGTATATCCAAAATTCTTACATATTAGAGAAAGTGCTTCTAACTTCTCAACATTAGGAGTACTATGTACTCTATAAACATTGTGATACTTCGCATCATAAAGAAGTTTTGCAACTAATTTATTGGCAAGTAACATATATTCTTCAATTAGTTTATTTGCATCTTTCTGTTCTTTGAAGAAAACTCCAATAGGTTTCTTAGTAGTTGGCTCTAATTTGAATCTAACTTCTATACCACCCATTTCGATAGAACCATCACTGATTCTTTGTTTTCTCATTTTCTTAGCAATAGTATCTAATAATAATATTTCGGTTTTGAAATCTCCTTCTTTACCTTCAATTATTTCTTGAGCTTCTTCATAAGAATATCTTCTATCTGAGTGTATTATAGTTTTTCCAAACCATTTATCTAATAGTTTTCCATCACTATCTAATTTAACTATAACTGAGAAACAAAGTTTATCTTCATTAGGTCTTAACGAACATACTCCATTACTTAATCTCTCTGGTAACATTGGTACACATCTATCAACTAAGTAAACTGATGTTGCTCTTTTAATAGCTTCTTCATCAATTATTCCACCTTCTTTAACATAGTGTGAAACATCTGCAATATGTATACCTACTTCTACTGTATTATCATCAAGTATATTAACCGAAAGAGCGTCGTCAAAATCTTTGGCGTCGACTGGGTCAATTGTAAATGTTGTGATATTTCTTAAATCTCGTCTGTTACTGATTTCTGATTCGTGAATTGTGAAGTCTATCAATTCCGCCTCGGCTTCTACCATTAAAGGAAAGTTGTTTGGTAAACCGTACTCATACATAATTGAGTTCATTTCTGCATTATTTTCACCTGAACTACCAAGTATCTCTACTATTTTTGCTTTTGGTGATTTTGTTCCTGGTTCCCAGTCGATTAGTTCGACAAGAACTTTTTGATCGTGTATTGCATCGTTTTCTCCTTTTATATAAAAGTCGACACCTATTTTTTGACTGTCTGGTACTACAAAGATTAGTCTTTTATTTTCTTTGTTTATTTGTACTTTACCAACAAATTGTGTTCTGAATCTTTCGAGAACTTCAATAACTTCGGCTTCAATTTTATTGTTCTTAGTTATTGTTTTAACTTTAACTTTATCACCATTAAGTGAGTTAAGTGTATTTTTCTTAAATATGAAGAGATTTTTATCTCCTATATCTATTGAGGCATTTCCGCTGTTTGCGAAATCGATAGTGCCCTCAAAAACACTATCTTCTTTAATTTTATTCATTATTTAATTTTTTTTTGTTTTTAGAAATGTTATCTACTCCATACTTCTGTACTAATGTTTTCTTCATCTTTTCTAAAACTTTTTTATTCTGTATCGGATAATCAACTCCGAAATTTTTTCTTAATGTTTCTTTTCTTTTAACTTCAGAACACTTTCTACAATAATAATCTCCCCAATCATTATCATATTTTAAGTAGTTCTTATAGATTACTTCTTTTTCAATTCCACAAGTGTCACATTTACATTTGATTTTGTAATGTGATCCTTTCGGTAATAATTCAACTGGAATTATAATTTCTTCACTTATATACACATCATATCCTAAATCATCATAATAGTTGTAATTTGACTCAGTGATTTTCACATTTATCTCTCTTGATAGGATCATAAAAAACCGCATTTTTTTAAGTATTTATTAAATATAGCGTTTCTCCTCTAAAATTTTCACAAAGATAAAAAATCCAGTAGATATACCTAATAAAAATCAAAAAAATTTTTTTACTATAAAGAATCCACCTTTAAAATTTTATTGTTTTCCAGGTTAAATATATACCATCGTAATAACTACAAAAAATAATTATTTTAAATGAAACCGGTTTTAATAGTAGAAAATTCAACAAGTTCGCTTATTAGAGAGTCAAACTCTACTAATAAGGAGTATGTATTGGGTGGTACTTTTACTGAGTTTGGTGTAAAGAATCGTAATGAGAGGATATATCAAGCTGAGAAATTTTTACCAGCACTACAAGAAATGAATGAAAGAATGAGCAGCCTAGGTGTTGTTTATGGTGAATTCGATCACCCGGATGTTTTTGATACTTCGTTATCAAGAGCATCACACATTATTACAAAGGCAGAATTTGTTGCTGAAAAGAACATTGTTGCTGGAGAAATAAAATTACTAAGTACTTACTGGGGTAAGGAAGCTAAATCATTAGTTGATGACGGATGTCCAGTTTTTGTATCATCAAGAGCAGCTGGTATAACAGAATCAGATGGTTCAGTATCATTAAAAAAACTTTTTACTTATGACATTGTTGCAGATCCTGGATTTGCATCAGCAAAAATGAGTGTAAGAGTATTAAATGAATCGTTAGGTTTTTGCCCAGAAGGACAAATCGAAAAAAATAACTTTAGGATATATGAATTATCTGACGAGTCAAAAATAAATGAACTATTCAATATGAACAAAGATGAATTTGTAACCAAGAAACAGTTAAGTGATTATTCACAGTATTTGGTTAAAGAGATTGCTTCAACAAAGAGTGAAGTGAAAAGTGCAATTTCAAAAGGTAATATGAGCCCACAGAAATTGGAACAATTGTTAGAGTATTATGAAGAATTAAATAATACTAATTCACAAGTTGCTAAATATTTAGATTATTTAGCTGACAAAATTCAAGTTGTAGTTAATGAAAATAAATCATTAAAAGACACAACTGAAAAATTGGCTAAACACAACGACTATTTAGCAGAAAATTTAGAAAAAGCTATTGCTTATTCTGAATATGTTGCTGAAAACTTAGACAAAAACATTGAGTATTCAGAATACTTAGCTGAAAACTTAGACAAAAACATTAATTATTCAGAATATATTGCAGAGAACTTAGATAAAAATATCTCTTATTCAGAATACTTAGCTGAAAACTTAGACAAAAACATTGAATATTCTGAATATTTAGCAGAAAACTTAGACAAGAATATTGCTTACTCAGAATATATTGCAGAAAATTTAGACAAAAACATCGCTTACTCAGAATATATTGCTGAGAATGTTGATAACTCAATTGCTTACTCAGAATACTTAGCAGAACACGTAGAAGGTAACATCGCTTACTCAGAATACATTGCTGAACATTTAGATGATAACATTGCATACTCTGAATATGTTGCTGAAAGTTTAGATAAATCTATCTCTTATCAAGGAATGATCGTTGAAAGATTAAATGGTGGTTTTAAATTAAATGAATCTACTGAAGAAGGTGATGAAGCTCAATTCCCTACATTACAAGACGCTGGTTTTGAAGAAAATGAAGATGAATTAGAAGGATCAGAAGAAGATGAATTCACAGGACACGAAGATCACGAAGGTCACGAAGGTCATGAAGGATTTGCAGAAGAGGCTAAAGAATTTGCTGAAGAGGCTAAAGAGTTTGCTGAAGATGCTGCAGAGTTTGCTGGAGAACACGAAGGTGAAGGTCACGAAGGTGAAGAACATGAAGAAGAATTAGAAGGTGAAGAAGGTCAAGGTCTTGAATCTCAATTTATGGGAGAAGAAGACTCAGAACTTTCTGAATCAATAAATAAATTAATTGAAGAAGCTAAAAAACGTAAAGTTTCTGAAAGCAGTGATTTGAACTTTTTAAAGTTCTTAAACAAATCACAAGTTGATAGCTTTTATGCATTATCAAACGAAGAACAAGAAAATGTGAAACTACACATAAACGAAAGTAGTTATTTTACACAGAAAGAAGTTCTTACATTGATTGCAGAGTCATTATCAACAAAGAATGAATCTCTTGAAGAAAGAGTAATCAGATTGATGCCGGAAAACATTAAGCCAATCTGGGGACAGTTAAACGAATCTGCTAAAAAGTCTATCTTGTCACAAGCTAGATTATATCCAGAAGACGTATTAAAAACTGAAAATCAAATTGAGCATTTCTGGGGAACTAGAAATATCAAAAAAAATGAATCTTCAACTAAGAAATTAGTAGCACATGAAGCTTTAATCCAAGAAGACAAATTGTCTGATAATGAGATGACTGCAATAATGGAAAGATTCAAAAGTATATAATCTATAAAAAATCCATACTTGTCAAAAACGAGTAAAAACAAGGATATATATAGTATTATAAAAAAACTAAAAAAAAAATAAAAATTTTATGTCACACATTAGAATAGATAATCAAAAAGCCATGAAAAAATGGTCTCCAGTGTTGGAAAACATGGGAATTACAGGTGATAGAGTAGAATGGATGTCAGAATATGCTGAATTTCACTCAATCAATGAGAATGCGTATGTAAACGCATCAAACGTAGCAGGTATGGGTAATGTCCTTTCTGCACAACCACAAGCTTATGCAGGACAAACAATCGGTGGTTCTTTGGCTGCAGGAACAATTGGTTCAGGTGATGTTGGTCAAAACTTGTTACCAGTTGCAATGAAAATTGCAGGTCAAACAATCGGTCTTGACTTAGTTGCTGTTAAACCAACTCCAGGTCCGAAAATCGACTTACTTTATATTGACTTTCAATATGATGATACTCGTTTAGGTGCTGCTGATGAGAAACCACAAGTTTTCAAAGCTACAGCAGACCAATTATCTGCAGTACAAATTGCTCTAAGAGCTCAAATGACAACTTCTGGTATCGTTGAAACACAAGGTGGTTTACAAGGTCCTAGATTATATGTTGTTGGTATCAATGCTAACTCAACTTTAACTACAAATGAACCAGCTGGAAAAGCTAATCTTGTTGAATTCTTAGGATTCTCTCGTATCGATGGTTTCCCAATATTCAAAGCTTACAGACAAGCTAATAGTGCAAATGGTTATGCTGCTGGTGGTTCTGCTGCTGCAACTTGGGATTTTGATACTACAAGAAATACATTTGGACCAACTCAAGCAATGACTACTGCAATTGGATCATTAGCAGGTGTTACTGTATCTAACGTTTCAATCTCATTAGTATCTGCATTAGAAGATCACATTCCTGGTTTCTCTGCTAACTGGTACGGACCTTCAACTCAAACTGCTGGTGCTTACCCAATGGACAGACAGACAGATGATGATTCTTACTCAGGAGTTATTGGACCAAAAATCTCTTCTAAAACAGTTGCTGTTGGTACTATTGAAGTATCTTCTGCACTTAGAAGAACTGAGATTGAAGACATCAAAGCTAACACAGGTATGGATATCGTTCAAAAAATGGAATCAATCCTTGTTAATGAATTGTCTCAAACAATCTCTAAACAAATTGTTAATAAAATCTTCGAAATGGGAGATTTGAATAGAACTAATGCACCTTTAGCAGGAAGTACTTACTCTAATGCTATCACTAATCAAACTTTGTTTGACTTAGATACTAAATATGCAGGAGCTTCAAATGGTCCTGGTGGTGAAACTACTCACGCTGTACAAAGAAAATTGATCACGAAAATTGCTCATGCTTCTAACTACATCGCAACAGAAGGACGTGTTGGGCCAGCTCAATACTTAATCACAAATGGAGGTTTAGCAGCAGCTTTACAAGATATCGCTGGATACACAATCAATCCATTGAAATCTAAAATGAACTCTCAAGGTCAATTGTACCCAGTAGGTTCAATCGGAGACATCTCTATCTATGTTGATCCATACATGAGATATAACGATAACAGAATCGTTTTAGGAAGAAAAAATAATCCTGATCAACCAGGTATTATTTTCGTACCTTACTTAATGGCTCAGTCAATTAGCATCATCTCTGAGGCTACATTCGCACCAAGAATGTTACTTAGATCAAGATATGCAGTAACTGAAGTTGGATGGTACCCACAAAAACAGTTCATGACTATCAAAGTTTCTGATACTCTAGGATTACTTAACTAATTATTAGTTATAATATTTCAAAAAAAGACCCAATTGGGTCTTTTTTTGTTTTATATAAATAATATATACAATATGAAATTAAAGAAATATTCACAGTTTAATGAATCTAAAAAAGATAAATTTCCTAATATTAAAAAAATGGAAGTTGATGGATTTATTATTCATTTAGGTAAAGATGCCAGATCTAATGATCATTTAACATTTAATGTTGCTAATAATGATGACTTATGGATGCACGTAAAAGGTGTTCCAGGAAGTCATGTAGTTATTGTTGTTAAAGATAATATACCTACTCCAGAAGTTATTAAAAAAGTTGCTGAAATTGCAAAAGATAATAGTAAGGCAAAAGGTACTGATAAAGCTACAGTGGTTTATTGTAAACGTCGTTTCGTTTCAAAAAAATCAGGTATGAATGACGGACAAGTTATGGTTGATTATAAAAATGCACATGAAGTCACTATATAATTTTAATATATAATAAAAATAAAAACATTCTAAATGGCAAATGATTATAAAATGAAATATGAAGATGAAATAAAGATCGCATTTTCTGCTAGGTTAGTAAAACTTCTAACTACAATGGAAGATGATCATGATGATTATATTGCATATGAACTTAACTGGATGGCAGATCCTAGGTCTAAATATGCCAATGATATGAATATATCAAGATTGGATATCTCTGATTCAGATTATTTCTTTGATGCTATAATAGGTGGAAGAAGACAATATATCAAAATTGGAACATTTTTAAGAAGTTATTTCCCTGGCGTTTATGACGAAGAAAGTATTAGAAAATTCTCTACTACTATTGTAAATCTTAAAAAGGGAGTAAAAGTTGCAGTACAACCAGTTGGTACACCAATTGAACATAAGCCATTTGTTTATAATCCTAAAGATGTTCGTTCAACATTCTTATCATTAGTAACAAAAACTTATCCAATGGGTCATGAAACTGAGGTTTTAGAGTTTTTACCAGACTTAGAATTAGATAAATTTGGGAATTATTATAAAGTAATTGCCGGAGATGATACTACAATGTTTACATCTCACTTAGATACTGCAGATAGAGCTCAATTACCTACTAAACTTCTATCAAAAATAGAAGATGGTGATGAGTATATTTATACTGATGGTACATCCATATTAGGTGCTGATGATAAAGCAGGAGTTGCAGTAATGTTATATATGATGGAAAATAAAATACCAGGTATTTATTACTTCTTTATCGGAGAAGAAAGAGGTGGTATTGGTTCAAGAGATTTGGCAAGTGAATATAATTCATTTGAGTTTCTAAAAAATGTTAAGAAGTGTGTTTCTTTTGATAGAAGAAAAACTGGTTCAGTTATTACTTCTCAATATGGTAGAGTTTGTTGTTCAAACGAATTTGCTACAGCACTTTGTAAAGAATATAACAAAAGTGGATTAAACTTATCTACTGATCCAACAGGAGTATTTACCGATTCTGCATCATTTATAGATGATATATCAGAATGTACTAACGTATCTGTTGGATATAATAACGAGCATACATTTAGAGAGATTCAAAATATGACTTATTTAGAGAAATTAGCAAAAGCTTCTTTAAAAGTAAATTGGTCACAATTACCTTCAGTAAGAAAAGTAGGTATAAATGAAGAATTATTAAGAAGACATAAAACTTTGATTGATACTGTTAAAAAATCTATATTTGGGTTAGATGTTAAAGTAGTTGGTGTACAAGATAAAATATTTATTAAAATAGATTTAGATCTTGCTGATGTTAAAACTATTTTTGATACATTATCACAAGTACAAGGTTTATTATATAAACATAGAACCGCAGATCCTTATGTTGTTTTTGACGAAACAACCATCAAAATAGAATTAAAATAATATGATACAAAAGTATAAAAGATTTACAGAAAGAGTTGATGATGATGCCTGGGAAGGTACAGATCAAGATTGGAATGATGATTGGGCGGGTGGTTCTAGAAAGAGCAATTCTTTAGGATCTCGTTTTGATATGTCTGGTGAAATACCGGATGATGATGAAGATTTCTATGATAGTGAATACTATGGTGGTGCAGCTCATAACTTTGATCATTATGATAATAAAGATGGTGATAAAGATAGAGATCCAGATTTATCTGATGAGGATATAGAAGATGATGATATGGAACACTTAAAGTACTTATTAAGAGGTATGTTTAAAAACAAAGGTATTGAAAATGTTTCTATTACTAATGATAATTTAGACTTATCTATTAGATGTTCTATGGGTCATAGAGAAAGATTAAGTGATGTAATAAATGTTTTTGATCTTTTAAATAAATTAAAAATGGATATTCTACCTCAATATGATTCAGAATTTGATATGTGGGAAAATCAAAGAGGTCAAACTTTAGAATTTGGATTCTATTATGATGAAGGATTAAATGATGATACTGATGAAGATTTTGGAGAAGATGATGAAAGTCCATTTTAATTTTGTATATTTGTAAAAAATTAAACAATTATGGCAAAAAATGAAAGTATAAATCCTTTAGATATAAAGGATACTTTTTTGAAACTAACTGAATATACAATTCCTTATGGTGATGAAACTAAATTGGAAAAATATCTACCAAAAGGATATAAAAAAGATTCTATTGGTAACTATTATATTCAAGTAGGTAATTCAGAAACATTGTTCACAACACACTTAGATACTTATTGTACTAAATATGAAAAGGTAAATCACGTTATTGAAGGTGATATTATTAAAACCGATGAAACAACCATATTAGGTGGTGATAATAAATTAGGAATGTGTATTCTATTATACATGATTTCTAAAGGAATACCTGGAACTTATTACTTCTTCTTGGGAGAAGAACCAATTTTAAGTGGTGGTTTATGGGGATCACAAAATGCTTTAAAAGCAAATCCAGAATTCTTCAAAAAATTTAAAAGAGCAGTTGCATTTGATAGAAAACAAACAGGTTCTGTTGTTCTAAGACAGAAAGGTAGATTTTGTTGTTCTATTGATTTTGCAGATGCTTTATCAGATGAACTAACTAATCTAGGAGTTGAGTCTAAACCAGATCCAAACGCTTATTATACAGATACTGCTACTTTCTTAGACATTATTCCAGAATGTACTAACATTAGTGCTGGCGGATGGAATGAACACTATAAAACAGAGTATGTAGATTTATCCTACACTAAAAAAGTTGCAGAAGCTGCTTGTAAAATTGATTGGGAAAACTTACCAACTGAAAGAAAAGTAACTTATTTTGAACCAAAATATAAAATTGAACCAAGACATCGTTTCTCTAATAAGAGTGTCGTAAAAGAAGTTAAATTTATTTTAAATAAATATGACTTATTACACACAAATACATTAGAGTATGATACTTATAACACTGATACTCTTGTATTTAATACTTGGTTTGAAGATATTGGTATTAAAGTAACCATTTTAGATGATATTTTAGTTCAAATCGAAGGTCAAAAAGATGTTAAATTTGATTTCAAAGATGTTAAAAAATTAAATACATATTTAGGAAATCTATTTGGTATTGATATTAGTCCAGATGATTATAAGATGATGATCTTTAATGACGACTCGGTGAGCGTATTAGGGATGCGTTTTAAGAGCTTTGAAGAGTATGTTAAATACTTTGATAGTATAAACACGGATGATACGTCATATGTCATTAAAAAAGGTGGTGAACAATATAAAGAGTATTATGGTGATGTGATACCAAAAGAACTAGTTATTAAGTGGTTTACTGATAATGTTCTTGAATAATAAAAAAAAATAAAGCCAAAAACTAAACTTTTTGGCTTTTTTAATCTAATATATAAACAAACAATTGGGGATGTAATAGCATTGATTCTTGGTTGATTAATAATTATGCAAGTATCGGGTGGCCTACAATGACCGATTAATAAATTAGATGGTACAATTTTAAACGGCAACGTTAATCAAGTAGGAACAAGTGAAGATTTAGTAGCTTGCTTACAAAACAATTTGATCTCTAACAGAGATTTAGTAGTAGCTTAATCAAATAAGACTAATACACCAAAAATTCTACAGCTGTGGTCACCAGTTTAAAAGTGAAACTTTTTTATTAGTACTTTGAGATTCAAAAACTGATTATTTTGTAAGACTTAGAAAAACTTACTAAACTTGTAAACGAATAATTTGCGATGACTAAAAAGACACGTGAGGCAGTATCACGTCATCTCCACAACAAAAAAACCCACTCATGAGTGGGTTTTTTTATAATATATAAAATTATGATAACAAAATTTGATGGTAGATATGGGTTCTTATCCAATTTCTACCCGTGTAAAATAGAATACCAAGGTATTACATACAATAGTGTTGAAACATACTATGTTGCTATGAAGTGTAATAATGACCAAATGATTGATGGTAAATACTATACTGCTGCTGATTTTAGAGAACTGGTTGCTAATATGGCACCTGGTAAAGCTAAACAATTGGGCAAGGTTATAAAAGTACGTTCTGAGTGGGATTCAAAGAAGTTGGGTTTTATGGAATGGGCAGTTAAAGAGAAGTTCAAAGATGAAACATTAAAAGAAATGTTACTAATGACTGAAGATAAAGATATTATTGAAGGTAATTATTGGCACGATGTCTATTGGGGTCAATGTACTTGTGAAAAGTGTGTTGGTAAAGGTAAAAATAAATTAGGTAAACTTCTAATGGATATAAGAAGTGAATTAAATGGTACTAAAAAACCAAATCTTTTTGATGTTTTATTTAAAGACAAAAAAGCTTAGATTTCTCTAAGCTTTTTTTAATTTCTGTTATCTTCATATCTACCATTAGTTGCTCTAAGTCTCATAGAATAACCTTTAGGTGGGTAAGATTGTAATATACCTTTAGAATAATCATCTTCTAACACCTCTGTTTTACGATTAAATAGATTTAATGTAAGAACTTCTACTGGTTGTTCAACAATAACTTTCTTTTGATAAAAAGTTAAGTACATAAATGTATCTAAATAAGGCCACTCATCAATATCAGTAGTATCCAAATCAATGAATAGTTTCATTGATGTGTTTAAAACATCATTAAATGATAAATATCCTTCTTTTTCTCTAACCTCGTCAAATTTAGATAAAACCCATTCATCACAAATATAAGGTTTGTCCATTATCTTTTGTCCACAATTAGTCGTCCATACTAAACATCTACCAACAAACTTATCAAACATTTTAATTGCAACCATACTGATCTTATCCGGATTCTTTGTATAAAGATCTAAAAAACTTAATTTATCTGTCATACAAGAACCACCTAATGATGATTTAGATGCTTGATAGTTTTCTCTTTTATATCCTTCTAAGATTTGTTTACCTGTTAAATACTCAACTCTAATATGATCACCTGTCTGATATGAAACATAATCATTATGACTTTTCTCTATTTTTTTATTATCAAATAAAGACTCTATTTTAAATATATCTGTATATTGTTTGAAGAATGAAGTTAAAAATCTACCAAATTTTAAATCAGTACTTCTATTTTTTTCAGAATTTACTAATCTAATCATTCCTTTAGTTTCAGATATATCAAACTTATTATAATCTGGAAACATCCTTTTATCTTCTATCGAAAGAATATCAATTCTTTTACTTTGAAAAAAAGTAATTAGTTTTTTGGATATTTCAAATTTATCTTTTAAGTTTTCAACACCATTTAGACCTAGTATAACTACACCATCAGTAAGTGATCCATCATATTCTTGTTTAAATGCCCAAGAGTAAATATAACCTAGTCTATCGGCGGCTTGATTTCCTGATTTTTCTGGTTCATTATGACAAATATAGTAGTATGGATCCTCTTGTTGAATTTTACCTTCAATTTGCACACCATCTACAATTGCAATTACTCTACTACCTGGTTTGTACTCAATCCCTTTATATATAAGCATACTTTTCTATTTTTTATCTTGACAAAAGTAATAAAAAAAAATTATATACCAAACATTTTCCAATAAAATTATATAATAATAAAAACTATATAAAATGAGCGTCATAAGCTATTTCGGAGGCAAGGCAAACTTTCAATCCTTTATCACACCTAACATTCCAACGGATTGTAAAACATACATCGAACCATTTTCTGGTTCATTCGCAATATATTTAGATTCTAATTTAGAGTTTACTAATGTTGTATTTAATGATAGAAACAGACATCAAGCAAATCTAATGAAATGTTGTTCTCAACCACAAGATTTCTTAGTAGAACTTAAATCCTTATTAGCACCAGGTGGTTTACTTCACACAACTGAAACAGAATTAGATAAAAAATGGGATTTCTATAAAGCAATTTATAGAACTTATGTTACTAATGATTTCTTAGATGATATGAACTTTGAGATTGGTGATTTTAAAGTAGGTGCGATTTATGCTTTCTTAATTACATCAAGTTTCAGTTCTGTTTATCCTAGAGGTGGTGGATTTACTGGATTTAAGAAAAAAACAAACAAATTAAATCTTTTAATTCTAATCAATAAATTAGAAAAAAACAAATACACTGAAAGGTTACAAAAAATTACTAACTTTCATAATTTAGACTTTGAAGATGTTATCACAATGTATGATGCAGAAGATACTTATATGTATTTAGACCCACCTTACGCTCGTTTTAATGACTTAAAAAACGATGATGATGGTAGAAGATTATTTTGGTATGGTTGTGACACAGAGAACACCTTTGGGATTTCTTCACATAGACGTTTATTAGAATTATTAAAGAGTTCTAAAAGTAGATGGTCATTATCATATTACTATTTTCCTTTATTGGAAGAGTTATTACCAAGAGATGAGTATTTTTGGACTTCAAAAGAATTTCATAGACCATCTGCAGTAATTAAGAATAAAGTAGAGGGAGTTGAGAAAGAAAAGGGTATTGAATTATTGATTATGAACTATGATCCAGAAACTGGAAAAATGTTAAATATAAAAGAAGAAATAAAAGAGGATTTATAATCCTCTTTTTTATTTATTTACTTAACTTCTCTAAATCATCTTTTTCTTTCTCAGTTAAAGAACTCATACCGAATTTACTTATCTTATCAAGTATATCATCTAATTCTTTTGGTTCTTGCATATCATCTAGTTTACTACCAACCTTACCAAATGCTTCTAAACTATCTTCTTTGTCTCTTAGATTTGAAGTTCTTGGATCTAATCCTTTAAATAATTCTCCTAAATCTTTAAGATCTTTCATAAATTGTCTATCATCCTCAATTTCATCATCAATCTTTTTAATAAATGAAATCATTTTCTTAGTTGTATCTATTGCGTTTTGTAATACTTTATTTGCTTCTTCTTCTTTACCTTCTGCAACTTTAATATTCTCTATTTTTAATAGATCTAGAATAGAGTCTGATAATTGATAAACATCAACACCAGTTCTTGATTTTATTAAATCAGAAAGTGATGTTTTATTTGCCATTTCTTTTTGATTTTTAGTAAAATGATATTTAATAGTATCAAATACTGAATAATCAAATAGTTCAAACATTTTATTCTCAAAATCGTTTTCCACTTTTTTATCTTTAAAAGTAAATGGTATATAAGTACCTTTTATTCTTTTAATAATAGATTGTATAAATCCACTTGTATTAAGTAATGCTTTTAATACAAATTGTGTAATTTTACCTTCATTTAGAAAGTCGTCATATTTCTTAATTCTACTCATATTTTTTATTGATTTTTTAGTTTTCTGTCTAATAATTTGGCAATATTTGAACCAATTAAGTAGTGTATATTTTTAATTCCATCTACTTCAATTGTTTCTATTTCATCCATAAATCTAAATTGGAATTTATATTTATCTTGATCTTCTGGATTTTCGGTTAAATCTTTATCGATTTTGTGTATTGATAATTCGATATCATAACTATTGTTAATATTCATTTTAAAGTCAAATGTGGTTTTATCACAAGAAACCATTTTAAACTTTGGTTCATACTCTACTTCAAATACTGAATACTCTGTAATTTTTGCTCTTTTCATATAATAATTTAAGAACATCGCAGGAGCTTCAATAAAGTCGGACAGTATTTGTATATCTTCTCCAAAGTTATTTGACTCAATAATATCATCAATTTTCTTTTTCATATCAATAATACTAGTAAATTCTATCCTATGATAAACACAGTTTATATCATAAAGATATAAAAATGAATTATCAATAATATTTCTTTTATTTAGATCAGTTTTAAAGATAAATTTAGTGTGTATAATAGATATGTCTTCAGTTGATAAACCATGTAAGCAAATTACAAGTTTTAAGAACTGTTCATCATCTGATTTTTCATACACTGTATCGATTGATGTAACAACACCATCTTCTTCACTGAAAATCTCTTTAAATGCTTCTTCTATTTCTGATATTCTAATGTTCATAATTATTCAAATTGTTTATCATAAGCATATCTTTTAAGTTTCATTACTTTTTCAATATACCCATTGCGCCTTAATAACTTAAAGACTAAGTTTCCTAATGAAAGTTCACCACCTTCACTTTCTAATCCACTTTTTCTATAGTTTTTTATCTTCTCCCAAACCGTTTTAATCTTTTCACTAAATTGTTCGTATTTATCTTGATCTACTTCATCTTCTAAATCATCAACCATCATCATTACAGACTTACCTTTCTCTCTAATTTCTTTATCATCTGGTTCAAAATCAATTTTCTCTGGTTTTACAATCCATTTATTATTGAGTAATGAAAACATACCAGATGCTTTATGATCTTCTGAAACCTCTTGTATATAAACTTCTACTTCATAACCTTTTATTTTTATGTCATGATCTTTATTGAAATTATTCTTTGCCGCATCTACATATTTTTTAACTAATTCAATATCTTCACTTACATCATTAAAGTTTATTAAGATATGTAAATCATAGTCAGAGTATTTTTCTGACCAATTATAGTTTGATAATGAACCTGTTAGAATAACATCTTTAACGTCTACTTTTAAATCAGTAGAATTATAAAAGTCTTGTGCAATTCTTAGTAAATCTTCTCTAACTTCTTGATCAAGTTCAAAATCTGTCCATAGTTTAGGATTCAACTCATCTTTTAAGTTAAATGATTTTACTGGTTCAAAATCAGCTTGTACAAATTCAAAATATTTCTTCATCTATTGTTTATAATTTTTGTATTTGATTTTTTTTATTTAGTTAAGTTGTTATGTTTACATTTCTTAATATTGCAGTGTCAGTTATATTTGTTAACTGAACAGATATAAATAAATAATTAATTACTGTGGTATTAAAAGATATTGATAAAGCAGCATTAGTATTTGAACCTTCACCTGTAGCGTTTGAAATGGTCCCTGGAAAACCAAACAATTGTCCAGATTGTATTGAAAACTTTCTTGACATTTGAGCAAATAGATCAGCACCTCCTGCTCCAAAAGCAAAATTTGCTATTCTTGTAGCTGTATTAAAATCATTGGCACTATTATGCCAAACTCTTATTTGAAAACCAGCTAAAGCAGGTCCAGACTGTTGAACCATTATACTTCTAAGATTCAAATAATCACTTAATGAGTTTGCTGGTATTGTTATTGTTAGTAAGCTAGTAGTTGTTAAAGTTCCTGTGTGAGTTAAACTTCCACCAAAATTATATTTATACGCAGTAGTAACTGATCCATCCGCCATCAAATATTCAGATGAAGTTCCACCACTTTTTACAAAAGAAGATCCGGTCACTTTACCAGCTGATGTTACAGAAAAAGTAGTCACATCACTAGTATTTCTACCATCAATCAGTGTAGTTGAAGATAAACCTAATAATTTCAGTACAGGATTTGTAGTTGAATTATTATTAAAATATCCACTAATACCATTAGCAGCACCACCACTAATAGCTGTTGCATTAGTTGTTCCATTATACGCAGATAATGTATCTAAAGATGATGATTGTGAAAAAGATGCTCTAGTTCCACTTAATGGACCTGTTAATGCTCCTCCTGAAAGAGGCAATCCTGAAAAACTTGGTCCTAATGATACACTACCATCAGCCATCAAATATTGAGATGATGATCCACCATTTTTTACAAAAGAATTTCCATTTATTGTACCTTTAAGATATGTTTTTGTAATACTATCATTACCTAAAGTAACTGAGTTTGAACCATTGCCTATTGCTGTTGCACCGATAACTATTTCATTAAAACTATTATTATACAATGGTCTTGAATCATATCCAATAAATATAGAATAAGTTGCTGCAGTTAAAAATGAAGTATCAAATATTGAAAATGTTGTACCAAAATATTTACCTGAATTACCACCAATCGCTATATTAAATGAACATAAGTTATATTGTAGAGAAAATACTCCAAATGCAGAATTACCTGAACCTGATGAATTCTGAGATAGTGATGAGACACCAATTGCTGTATTATTTCCACCAATTGTATTGCTAGATAATACACTATAACCAAGTCCAGAGTTCTGATCACCACTACTATTTGATGATAATGTATTAAATCCAAATGCAGAATTGGCATTAGCGTAATTTTGTCTTAATGTATTATATCCAAATGCTGAATTCCAACCATTCGTTATATTTGCCTCTAAGGAATAATTTCCAAATGCGGTATTATACTCACCGGTTGTATTAGACTTCAATGCGTTATATCCAAATTTTAAATTAAGAAGATTTCCGTTATATATCGAATTATAGTTATCAACAACTAATGATACAGTACCACCAGAAGATGAAATAACAAATCTACCATTATCCGCAGTGCCCGAACCTATATTTATTGATCCAGTTCTGTAAATATCAGATGTTGTATCATATGAAGATGTTGTTCCACCTTGTATATAAAATGATGATGTTACACCTGCTCCTGTTGCTCCTGTTGCTCCTGGTGAACCTGTTGCTCCTGGTGAACCTGTTGCTCCTGGTGAACCTGTTGCTCCTGTTGCTCCTTGACTCACTGTACCGCTAACCGATGTTGGTAAAACCCACTCAAATGAACTTCCATTTGTAGAAAGTAAATAACTTGCTGTTGCTGTATTTATCGAATTTATATGTGACGGTGTTAAACTATTATTTAAAACTATTGCGGAAACAGAAGGACCATTTATAGTCATCACTGATGATAACTGAATAGTATCTGTTGTATTAAAAATAGGAGTGTTAAACAAGTCAACTAAAATCAACTCACCTGATCCATTATTATTAAAAGCACCACCATTTACAAGATTTACTGAACCATTTGCCACAACTACATGACCATAGTTTTGCATTACACCTCCGTCTATTGTTAAATCACCATAAACCCAATATTGTTCATATTCTTGAACAGTAACAATCTCACCTGGTCCAATATAATACTCGATGTTATAACTATCTGATGGAAATGGCTTAGTCATTTGAAAGTAAGTTCCATTATATGTTAAACTATAAATACCATTTGTTATAATATCACTTATTATAAGATCTCTTACTCCATTTTTAGTTGCAATTTTAATATTTCTATATCCTAATCCATTTATATTGATTGATGCAGTACCAGTATTAGCAGTATTAAATTTAGTTAAAAATATTAAGTCTCTACTATATGCGTTAAATATTGGATCTGTACTTACTGAGTAAGTTAAACCACCTATTGACGTTGGTTCAATATAAAAAACTTGTGTTGTCTTCTCTTGTTTCCAGATTCCAGTAGGATAAATACCTTCATATTTATAAATTGAATTATCATCATTATCAACTCTAACAGTCATTCCATTAGTTGGAATAGTAGGCTTCCATGTACCTATGTTACTATACTCTACAATTATTGTTCCGTATGAATAATTTTGCCAATTTGTACCTGATGGTAGTAAATTTGGTATAGTTCCTAGTAAGTATCGATCTCCTGTATTAGGTACTAATGTTGGTTCAGTGCTTGAAATAGAAATTACTGAATCAACCCACTCAGTTGATGCATTATCGCCTAAATTGAGTTTTATCCAATTTGAGTCATCTGATATATCAAACACATTATTATTAGTATTACCATATTTAAGTTGATATGTGCCGTTAAGACCAGGAACAGGATCATTGTAAACAGTTACTAACATTCCCCACTCTCTTCTTGCTTCTATTATGTCAATCATCTCATCATATGTTTCATAACCGTGAGAGCCACCTTTTATTTCATTAGCAAATGCTGAAGCAAATTGATCTAATGAATCATTTGGACGAATTGCGGATGATACTAAAGTTCCTGAATTTTGCATTTATATTATATATTTTTTTAACTTATTATTACTGGATTCAATGGTGAATTCTGTGCAGTATTTGATATCCAAACTTCATAGTTTGTTGTAATATTATATGTGTTTATAAAACTAAAACCAGTTAGAAGTCTACTAAAACCCGTACTTGTAAGTCCATTTACTGAAAATGCAGGTGTTATTGCATTTGGAACAGAACTTGGCCAAGCAAATAATAGATATCCACCCGCACCATTTATATTAGGATAACTTTTATTCTTTACCTTAGCTAACAAATTACCTGGAGAAACACCTGCTCCGGTCAATCCTCGAATTAGTAAACTTCCACTACTAGAATTAGGGAAAAAATTTGATACTATTGTTGCTATACGTGCACTACGTGTATTAGGATCTGATAAGTCTGGATTTAATATTGATGTAAGATTTAATCTTCCCCAATATATTTTATTCATCCACTCGTATGATGTCGTTGTTGTCATTGTTGATCCATCACTAACTGTCATTGTAAAAGTATTTAGAGTAGAAACTGCAGGTGTACTCCATGTTCCTGTTACTATTTGCGTTCCACTTTGATCACCACCATTTACTGGAAATATTATTTGACCATCAACATTAATTGATGTAATTGTATTAGATTTTTTAATAACACTCCAATTTATTACTGAATTTAGAGGTGCTCCATATTCTTTATTACCTATACTAGATAAACTTAATATTGGTGCAGCATATGGATATAAAAGAGCATCAAACATTTGTTGTATCGTTTGTGGGGTAGAGAATGTTGTTCCTTCTGCAATACCACCAACTCCAATAGTTGTGGGATTTGGATTTTGAAAATATGGCGAAGCTAATGACGCAGATGCTACAGTTATTTCAATATCACTCATTCTCTCCCATAGAGTAAAGACAGCGTCTCTTACATCCTTTGCAAAAATAAGATTCGCATTATTATCCTTTATTTGATCTAATAAATTCTGTACGGTTGACCAACGGTTAGATTCGTAATTACTCGCAGTACCATATTTGTATAAAAATGACATATATAATTAATGTTTTTATGTATATATTAAAATATTATTTTCATAATAATAAAAAAAGAGAGTTTAACTCTCTTTTTATTTATTGTTTCTTAATCCAAAGATAATAATCATCCGTTTTCTCAAAATCAAACTTTGTATAGTTCATCTCAAGAGAATCATTTATTAAATCAGTTATCAGATTATCAGTCAACTTAGATTCAATATCTGTATTAAATTTATCTTTATCTATAATTGTATTTAGTTTTAAAGATACTTCCCCAATTAAATCAATTTGTTGTTTAAGAAGCTCTTCATATAGATACTCCTTTATATTTTCCTTAATAATATCAAACTCATCTTTATTATAAACAATTACTAATAGATCTTCATTTTCCCAATTACTAATTTTAAACATATGTTTATCTGTATCAACTATATCTATTTGACTTAAATTTGCATCAAAATGATCTGCTAAAAACTTCTCTGCTTTAATATCAGTCTTACCAATACCTTTATAAAGACATTGAATAATTGAAGTAATTTTAAATTCATCGGATTCAAATACTTTAAATCTTTCAAATGTTAAAACTCCATCTGACTCCATGTGAACTCTATCTTCAATAACATCATTTATAACCTGTTTAATACCATTTATATCTTTTAAACCATTTCTATCTATAAACTTTTCAAATTTATCAGAACCATTCTTTAAATATCTTTTTAAATTAGTAGGTTTAATCTTCCACTTATCAATATACTCATCAACTAGTTTATTTACTACTTGATAATATTTATTTGCATCCTCTCTACTGTTTATTGACATTATTTAATTGTGTTTTTTATTAGAACTATATATTAAAAAAATATTTTCACTTTTTATTAAACAAAAGATAAGTTTCATGATATATAATCATGTAAAAAAATTAAAAAACAAAAAACCATGAAAAAAGTATTATTCGCTGTAATGGCAATCGCTGCAATTTCTTTAACATCTTGCAAAAAAACTGAAACTGTAGATGCTACAACAACTGTTGATTCAACTGCTGTTGATACTACTAAAGTTGATACAACTGCTGTAGATTCAACAACTGTTGACACTACTAAAACTACTGAGGTAGCTAAGTAATCAAAAAAAACACTGACAATTTTTCAATCATTTTGTTTGATGTGAAAAAAGAGAAACAGAAATGTTTCTCTTTTTTGTTTTTAGGAATTATGTATTTAATATATAGTTTATGAATTTAAAACAACTTAGAGACTTTTATAATAATAAACCTGTAGAATTTGTAGTTAAAGAACACTACAACTTAATAGAAGATAATGAATACATACCTAGATTTTCTTTAAAAAATGTTAAGGATATTGCAAATATTCCAATTAACCAACCAATCAAGTATTCCGATCAAGTAATGACTAAAGCCATTAAGTATGGTATGATGTTTTTATTAAACTACAAAGGAGAAAAAGATAAACACTTTGCTGGTCACGAGAGAGTTATATACCCTATGGTACTTGGACGTTCATCTCAAGGTAAGATGTTATTGAGAGGTTGGCACTTAAATGGATGGTCAGTATCTCAAAGAAGACACATAAATAAGATCTGGAGACTCTTTAGAACAGATAGGATACTTTCTATGACTTTTACTGGATCGTTCTATAGATTGCCTCCTGCCGGTTATAATATGAATGATAAAGGTATGAGAGGTGGTATTGTTGTTAGAGCAGATTTCAATGAAATTAGAAGAAATCAACAAGCACTTGTAAATCAAAACAAAATTCAAAACAGAGAAGAAGTTACTATTGGTGAAAAAGATAAAACTTTTGCATCTATACAAGTTAAGGAAACAGAAGAATCTAAATTAGACTTAATGAAACCATTTGAAAATGTTTATGTAAATAACAATAAAGATATGGCGGGTTTAAGAATATCATTCTTAAAAAGTATTTATGGTAATAAGTATATTGCAGTATTGGGTGCGTTAGGACAACCAGGTAACACTGTTAGAGTTTTAACCGATAAACAAGTAAATTTAGGAGTTTTTAAAGTACTTGATTCTATTACAGGAGATGTTTTAAAGAGTATTAAGAATGTGAAAGGTAATGCTTTATACGATTTATATTTATTTGATAAAAAACTTTAATATATAGTATATAAAAAATAGTTAAAGATCATGATTAAGAAATTTGAAAATTTTGATAGTGAAGAATGTTGTGCATCTTGTCAAGAACCAGTTGAACACTGTATGTGTTATGGTGAAAAGGATGAGCAAACGGATGAACTAACTGATGAGAAATCAGAAGAATTTAATGAGAAGAAAAATTGGATCAAAGATGCAATCAAACATCCAGGTGCATTAAGAAAATCATTAGGAAAAAAAGATGATGAAAAAATTTCTAAAAAAGAGATCTCATCAGAACTTTCTAAATTAAAGGCTAAGGATAAAGATAAGAATAAACCAGGTACTCAATTAGATAAAAAAGATGCTACTAAAAAAAGAAGATTAGAGTTAGCAAAAACTTTAAGTAAACTTAAAGCAATTAAAGAAAATCACGAAGAAGAAAATTATATGTTTTTTAGTAATTTAGAAACTATCAAAAGATTAGTGGATGAGTTATTACAGATGGATAGAGCAGAAATTGATACAATGTTAAAAGAGCATGACTGGGCGTCAGATCACATTACATCTTCTAAAGATGATATTGAAGAAGTATTTGACTTTATAGCGGGTAATGAAAATCCTGATGACGCAAAATCTCTTGATAATCTATTTGGTGATCCATTATCACATATTGATAGTTTTATATCACATACAAAAAAATAAAAAAACCCTCACTTAGTGAGGGTTTTTCTTTTAAACTAACATGTTAGTATTTCATATAAGTTAAGTTTAACTCCTTAATTAGGAATTAAAAAATAATAGCCTATGAATGAACGAATTAGATCTTTTTTTAACACATCTTTTTAGTAATATTGAAAATGAAGATATTATCTTATCAAAAAAGATGAAGTATGGTTATAGACATTACTACTTAAATGTCAATGTAGAAAAAGAAGATAAAGAAGATAAAAATTCAATCAATAACTCTGGTATTTATTTATCTGGTGGTGGAGACTTTTGTATCACAATTGATAATCGAAACAAATGTATTGATATATTTTCTAATTTTGATAATATTGTTGTTGAGGATAAAGATTTAGTAGATAAATGGACTGAAATATTTGAAGAGTATATTCAAACAAGTCTTGAAAAGGAAGTTGGAAATTTAATAAATAATGTATTCTCAAACTCAACACAAAGGAATTTATTGAGAGATTATAAATTAAAAAAAATTATTTAATATGAACTTATTTACTCAAGACGAAATAGATAGAATTACAAAAGCTAAGGAAACTAATGATAAACTAGAAGAATACTTTAATGATAAAAGAGTAGACTGGACTAAAAATGTTGATCCTTTATTCAAATCATTGTCATTAGACTTAACAAATCCAGCCAATTCTAAGACTATATTAGATACACAAGCTATCGCACTATCATATAGACAAATGTTAAATGAACAAATCAACTTCTTTTTAAATAAACGAAGTAGGGAAATGACCAAGATTAAAAAATTAAAACAAGATAAATTTGTGTTTTATGCTACTGGATTCGGTATAAAAACAAATATGGGAGAAAAAGGTATTTTGATTGATGGTCATTTAGCAGAAAATGATAGGGCAATGGAAATCATCGAAGCTTATATCTCTTATATGAGAGATACTGTTAAAAATCTTGAATCATTAGGATTTGCAGTTAAGAATATGATTGAGTTGATGAACTATCTAGGAAAATAAAAAAAGAGACATTAAGTCTCTTTTTTGTCTTTATCACGTTCTCTTCCCTTTTCAACGTCTATTTCGATACCTGCTTGTTTTAAGACCATCACACCTTCAGAACATCCATAGCATAGATTTTTATTTTTTGACTTACCTTCACAGTCATCACATCTATCACGATCACCATCGGTGTCCCATAATCTATAACATTTCCAAGAAGGGATATTAGAAAGCTCATCTTTATCTTTATTTAAACAAAATAAAGTATCCATATAAGGATATTTAGGATGTTTACCATCTATCTTAACAGATATTTCACCTAGTACTTCTTTACCATTATATTTAAACTTTACTGCATTAGAATCACCACAACTCATAGATTGTTTATATAACCAACCATTTTTTTCAGCATATCGTGTGAATTTATTTACTTCATAATCACGATTTGTATAAACTCTATCCATAAAGTATTCTGCGTCACAAGGAGATTTATCTAATTTCCAAACTAAAGCTCTACCACATATATTACCATCTTCGAGAAGAACTAGTAATCTAACTTTCTTTTCATTTTTAGTGTATATTTTAAGAAATGATTGGTGTCCAGTCATACAAGAACTACCAAGTGTTCCTAAGTTTCTATCAAAATAGTTGCTATCGTTATAACCATTTTTTATTTGTTCTCCAACATAAAACTGAAAATCATCTTCTCCTTCATCAGCAATTGATTTATAAACATTTACAAAATCTTCTATTTGTTTATCAGTAATCTTAATATTATATAAATCTTTTGCTATGTATTTTATAGCTCTACCAACTTTAACGTCAGTTCTTCCAGACATAATATAAGGATCTTTAATATCATCCTTTATTCTATTTGTTTGAATAAAAGATACCTTGTCTTTATCATCAGTTGTTTTAAAGAAATCTTGTTTTAAATCTATCTCAGAAATCCAGTCTTTATCATTAATTCTTGATAAAAGCATATCTGCAATTGTAGAGGAATTATTCGACTGTCTTGCGATTTTATATAATTTAGATAAGAAACTTGTATCTGCACTTAAAAATGCTTCTAGTATAAGTTTAGATTCATTTATTAAAAATTGGTTGTACTTGCTAATCATTATATTATTATAAATTTACCCTCGTCTTTATATTCGTGAAAATGTCTTAGTGAAAAAATAAATTTAGTTCCTATTCTATTTGGTTTAGAAGACTCCAAGCATTCAAATTCCATTGCTATAGTTTCATCATAATCCCAACCAGAATCTCTTGCAAAATCACTCCAATAATTAACAAATTCATAAACTTCATTTTTTAAGAAATATTCTTCACCGTGTCCCGCTACTTTGTGAGTAAATTTTGGTACTAATCTTCTGAATAAGGACGTTGATTTTATAAATTTGATTTTATCACCAATTTTTAAATCTGCAACAGCAACTCTTTTTTTGGCTTCTTGTTCAGAGTTATATAACATACCATCATATTTTGATATTGGTACTTTCGTACCCTTCTCGGCACCATATAACCCACCTTTTGGTATAAAACCTTCATAATGTTTAATATATTTCATAAACTATATATTAAATAAAAAACCCATCTTTTTGAGATGGGTTGTTTTTTAAGAGTTGTATTTAAAATTATGATTCTCTTCAATATTTAGAAGAGTTTCGTAAATCAACTCTATAACATTTTTAATATCTTCCTTATGAACAGTTTCACAAGTTGTGTGCATGTACTTGAGTGCTAAAGAAATAAGTGCAGAAGGAGTACCACCATTCGCATAAGCAAACGCATCGGTATCTGTTCCAGTTGATCTTGAAGATGCTGCTAACTGGTGAGGGATTTTTTTAGCCGTTGCAGTATCCAAAATCAATTTTCTCAATTTATTATGAACTGCAGGACCTCTTGTAATAACACCTCCATCACCAGCAATGTGATCACCTTGTTTACTTGCGGTATAGCAAGGTGATGATGTTTCATGACAAACATCAGTAATAATAGCAACATTTGGTTTAATTGTGTGTGCAATCATTTCAGCACCACGTAATCCAATTTCTTCTTGAACTGAATTAACAATGTAAAGTTTAAATGGTAGTTTTTTACCTTTCTCTTTTAATTTTCTTGCAACCTCGGCAATCATAAAACCACCAATTCTATTGTCAAGAGCTCTACCAGAGTAGTAATCTTTACCAAGTTTCATCAACTCATCTTTAAAAGTAACTACAGTACCAACTTGAATACCCATCTTGGCAACATCCTCTTTTGAAGAAGCACCAATATCGATAAAAATTGAACTTAAATCAACCTCTTTCTTTCTATCAGCAATATGTATCGCTGGATGTCCAAAGACGCCTGTAACGACTCCTTTTTCTCCCCATAGATTTACTCTCATAGAAGGAGCAATTTGTACGTCAGAGCCACCATTTCTGATAACTCTAATATATCCTTTTGAGTCAATGTAGTTTACAAACCAACTGATTTCATCAGAGTGTGCTTCGATAACAACTTTAAAGTCAGACTCTAAATTACCGGTAACACCATAAGCAGTACCATAATTATCAAGTTCTACAGAATCGACATACTTTTCAATATTGTCCATCCAAACTTTTTGTCCACCTAATTCATACTCAAAACCTGTTGGAGAAGTACTGTTCAAGTACTCTTTTAAAAACTTTTTGTTTAATTTCATTTTAGATATTTTAATGTTCTTATGTTATACATGAAAATGTAATTTAGTTTAAACAAAGTTATCAACTTTGATATAATCATTATGAAATTTAGACTAATAAATGACTTTATATTAAATACTGGATTTGGTGAAGAAATAATTCTCCAAAAAGGAGATATTACTGAACCTAATGAAAATGGTGATTATTCATTTCCTAAAATAAGTAGAACATTTACTAAAGAAGATTTACTTTCAAAACCTGAGTTATTTGAAGAGTTACTTGAATTAAAATTGGATGTAAGAGAAATTACTGAAGATGATGATAATAAAATAGGTAATTGGAGAATACAACTTGATGTAAAAACATCAAGAAAGAAATTAAAGGAAATAGAAAAGTTTATAAGAGAGAATGTAAATGAAATGCTTTAATTATTTAAAAAAACCAAATCTTTTCATTCTAGTTTTACTTAACATTTTACTATACTCATCAATTATATAAGATCTTAATTCATCATCCAGTTCAATACCCATTTCAAATGCTCTTTCAAAGTCATCTTCACTTGAGAAACTAACTTCTCCATTTATTACTTTAAATGAGAATTCTTGGTCATCAATGAAAACTTCAAGGTTATTACCATGAACATCAAATGGTTCAATATCAAAATTGAATTCTTCAAATAATTTTAAGTGTTTCATTACTCTTCTGTTTTCAATAAGTCTTCTAAATATAAGTATATATATTTGTGGTATCTTTTTAAGATAAATGGATCAACATTTCTTTTAATATCACCATATAATCTAAATCTACCGGAATTTTGTGTAAGTTTATCTATTCCTTCTTTAGGAGTTGTGATTGTTGGAAACATAGTAACTATTTCTTTAGCAACTGAAAAAGCAAACGCCATAACCTCATCTTTATTAGAGAAATATTTTTTCTGATCTTTTGGTTCTGGTAAAGGCATATCTATATTTGGTCTTCTAGAATGTTGTCCTACGTGAATTTGTTCATGTTTAAGTATGTCACCAAGTGGAACTTGATCAAAGAAGTCTTTTGGTATAAAAGGCATTGGTAAATTTAAAACAACTCTAGGTCTTTTCGTAACTGGATTTACTAACGCAAAAAACTGAGCAGATCTTGGTGGTGCAGTTGCTTTATCTCTTTCTGGTAAATCATTTAAGAAAGTATTATAATCTACAATCTCTATATCATACTCTGCTCCGAGTGTAGTCAATTCTGGTATTTGAAATCTATGATGTCTCGGATATGTATTGATTTCCCCCATTAAACCATCTACTGCCTCATTTTTGTAATCAACGATTGCCTCATTTACTTTACTTTCAGATATACCTAATATAGAGTGAATATCTTGTTCAATCATTTCAACTCCTGCTTCCATTGATTCTACTTCCTCTTCAAAGTCAAGTACGTCATTTGCAATTTTAGTAACTTTCATATCATCAATGTCAAATTCATATCTAACATTCATACCATTTGCTGAGAAATTTATAAACAACTCATGGTCATCTTTATTCTCCCACTCATATATAAGTGTATCACTATTTTCAGTGTTGTCAAGTAAATCTTTGATTTCTTGCATTCTCATGTCTAAATAACTATCTGGGTTAGTGACATTCTCGTTGATAAATTGGTTCCAGTTTTTAATCATAAATTATATATTAAAAACTATTAAACAAAAAATGTACTTTTTTATATAATCTCTAATAATTAAATTAAATATGGCAGGAAAAGTAAAGTTAAAAGTAGTACCAAGTATGTTTAGTGACTTCATCGAGAAGTTAAATACCGTAGCATCCATTGATGACACCGTTAAATTAAAGATAGATAATGAAAATATTCTAATGTATGCAATGTTAGGTGGTGGTAATGTTATTTTGGCATTTAAAAACTTCTTACTACCTACAAAAGAATACTTTGATAATGATATGGAAGATTTTTCATTAGACATTATCATACCATCTGCTAAAAAGTTCGTAAAAAACTTAGCATTCATAAAAGATATGGACAAAATAGGATTTGATGTTTCTTATAAAGAGTCACCAGATGATGATTCATTATATATTGCAAGAGGACTTCAAATATCTTCTGGTAAATTTAAAGTAAATTGGTTAGGTGGTGAAGGTGGAACAATAAGAGATATTGGTAAAGCAGCATTAGCTCAACGATTAGATGTTAGAAATAAAAAATGGACTTTTAATATTCCTAATAGTGATTTCTTAGACATTAAAAAGTTATCTGGTATAAATGGTGAAAGAATTATAAATATGGATGTTGTTAAAGGAATTGTTACTTTATCAGAGAAATCTTCTTGGGAATTAGAAGTTGATAATCTAAACGATGATAGAGTTGCCAGTTTAATTTTAAATAAAAGATTTTTAAGTTGTATAAATGATAAGATGGAATCAATAGAATTTATTATCTTTGATAACTTTATGTTGATAAAAGATGAAAACTCAAATTTAATGTTGAGCTTTGAACAAGACTTTAGTGACGATGAGTAGTAAAATGACCTGGAATTGGAATATAATTGGTAATGATCAAAGATTAGTATTCAAAATACCACTAGAATCATTGAAGTCAAAAAATAGATGGTGGGAAATCTGGAAAAAGAATTCTTACAATTTTAAAAACAAATATATAAACAGACAAATAAAAATAATAAAAATATTCAACATTGAATAAAAAACAACTAAATTCTAAAAGAAAACACAAAATAAATGATGATATTAAGTCATTTGAAGTTAGACTAATCGTTACAGGTGCCGCACCAGAAGTGATGAAGACTAAAGATGCACTTCGTTTAGCAGATTCAGAAGGAAAAGATCTTATTTTAATCAATGAGAATCAAGATCCACCTATTGCTAAAATCGAAGATTACGGTAAATTTCTTTATAACATCGAAAAGATGTTAAAAGAACAAAAGAAAAATGCCATAAAATCAGAATTAAAAGAAATAAAACTCTCTTGTGAGATTTCAGACCATGACTTAGAAATTAAAGCTAAGAAAGGTAAAGAGTTTTTATTAGATAATGATAAGGTAAAATGTGTTATTCAATTAAAAGGAAGACAAAAAGGTAATCCAGATAGAGGACAACTAGTAATGCTAAAATTTGCCACAATGTTGGACGAGTTTGGATCTGCCGAAAATATACCAAAACTTGAGTCTAGTAAATGGCTTATGATATTAAAACCAAAAAAGAAGAACTAATGTTCTTCTTTTTTATTTAAAAACTTTTCTATCATGAATCATATAATATTTATGACAAAGGATGAAAAAAGACAAAGAATAGAACAGCTGAAAATACAAGCAGTTCAGTTAAAGAAAGATGTTGAGTATTACAATGCAATGCAGACAGCTCTAAAATTGGTATTAAATGGTAGCTATGTCTAACCCCCACTACGTTATGTGGTGGGGGTTAGACATAAAAAAAACGGAGCATTTGCAACTGCCTACTTCATATTATATAATAATCACGTAGCAGGTACAATAACGGCACAAGGTCGTGATTTAACAAAAACAATGGATAGAGTAAATGAAGATTATTGGTATAACCAATGGCATCTTGATTTTGATGTACATGATAAAGTAGGAATTAAAAATGTTACTCAAATTGATAAAAGTGAGCATGTGAGTATTTATGCAGATACTGACTCATTATTTGTATCATTTAAACCGGCAATCGATCATTGTGATTGGAATAATCTAGTTTTAAGTGAGATTGATTCTATAGATAAAAAGTTTATTGTTCTTTCAAAAGCAAAAGTAAAACATAATAATCCGAATTGTGTTGCAGTTGTTCATTCAGTAGATGAGTTAAAAGATACTATCTGTAATGGTTATGACTTATTAGTATTTGATGGACATTTCATTAAAGATAGAAATCTTAATGGTATGATAAATGATGGTGTATTTACATCAGAAATAAAATGGAATTGGACTAGTGAATTAGAACTAATTCAAGGTTTAGATCATTTCAGATATGGTGGATATTTCAAACAATGTTTAGAAGATTATGCTGCTTCATTTGGAGTAGAGAATAAAGAAGACTTTGAGTTAGAGAAAATCTCTGAATCTATTATCAATATAGCCAAAAAGAAATATATTCAACATATTGTACATGAGGATGGTATCAACTTTGATCCTATGACTTATATATTCCCTAAAGGAGTTGAACTTGTACGTTCATCCACACCTTTATTTGCAAGAGATAAGATTGTAGATATTGTAAGATACTTATTTTCTAATCCAGATACATTCAACATTAAAGAATTATTGAAATTAGTTAAGAATTTAAGAAAAGAATTTGAATTAGCAGATATTGATGATATTGCAATGCAGTCTTCTTGTTCTAACTATGATGCTAAGATTATTGATGATAAGAGTTTGCCTTTAAGATATGTAAATGGTTCACATTTTGCAGTCAAAGCGGCGGCTTATCATAATTACTTATTAAATTTGGATAGAGTAGCACAACAGAAATATGAATTTATTAAATCGGGTACAAAGATTAAGTATTATGTTTGTAAGGATAAAACTGTGAATGATCAGTTTGCTTATATGAGAGGTTCATACCCTCATGAGTTCGCTCCACAGATAGATTATGACGAACAGTTCGCGAAAGCTATACTTTCCCCGATCAATTCAATTATCGAACCATTAGGTTTACCTGAAATAACTAAACGATTGTCGGTAATAATGGACATATTCAATGGCTTCTAATAAAAAATCCTCTCAATTCGAGAGGATTTTTTATTCTAAATCTTTCTTTAACTTTGTAGACCAGGTTGGTATATAATTGATTGGCATACCAAATGGAGCACCACCAGTGTCACCATTTAATAATGATTGTATTTGTTCTTCGATACCAGTTATGAATTTAATTTTTTCTTCAAAAGGCATGCTATCATGATAATATATCCATTCAAGTAGTTCTTCCATAAATTTTATAGTAGTAGTTCCTTCTTTTGGTTGTTCAGTAGGTTGAAACTCTCCATTAGGACCTACAAATCTTTTATTGTCTTCACTTTCATTAAATTTATTAAATGTATCAATTCTTTTCATATACTTTATGTTTTTGCTACTACCTTATCTTCTTGAAATGTGAAGAAATTTCCTTCTATTACAACATCTTTACCTCTTACAATAATAAATGATTGTCCTTTATAAACGATTAGGTAGTCTGTATTCAACGATAATGATCCTTGTGAGTGAACTTTCACTTTTCTTGTTGATTCGCTAATAACTGCTTTATCATAAGGTTTAACTTGAATAGTTACTTCTTTACCTAAGTAAATAAATTTCCCATCGATTCCAGAAATATCTTCTTCAACTGTTGGCGGAATAAAGTTTACTGATATTCCTTTCTTTTCTTGTAATGATTGTTTAAAAAATCTTAAAGAATCTTGTTCTCCTACATTTCCTCTTCTAGAAGTATTTATTAAAACTGGTAAAGTAATACGTTTAAAGTATCTACCTTTCCAGTGATATATCTCTTTCATATTATTAGTCATATAGTGATAGAATGCGGCTTCTGTTCTAATAGAGTTTTCTCTAATTATTGATTTGAATACCGTATAGTTATTTACCATTTTACTGATATATTCGCTACTTATAATCTGACCTTCTATGTTTAAATCTTGATTCACTCCATATTTAAAACCAAATGGCTCATATACCTCTTGGATATATTCCTTGATTTTACCATTTAACCAATCTATTGAGTTAAATTCACCATATTTCTTGGTCATTACGTTTCCTAATTTTAAGGAACTTTCATTTAATTTGATCCATTTCATAATGTATATATAAAAAAATAATATATAAATTATGAAAGAAGATGAAATATATCCATATTATCTAAAACATTTAGATAACAGACTTACGGAAGGTAAATTAAGTAGAGGTTCTTTTTCTCTTTTACGAATTAGCGAAAGTGCTTTTAATGATTTTAAATATAGATTTGAAAATGATAAAGAATTTTCCCTTCAATTTAAGCGAGATAAGAGGATTGATGATCTTTTTAATGATATATAAAAAATATATAGTTGTATGAAAAGTATAGTAGCAGAAGAATTTTCCGGTCAAGAAAAGACTGATGAATTACTAGATAAAATATCTAAGTATGGTATAATATCTTTGACTATACATGAAAAAGACTTTTTAGACGCAGTTTCTTTAGGTGATGAAGAAGCAGTTAAAACTAAGATGAGGATTTTAAGTACTGATACTATTTTTGAGGATGATTACTTTAAATTTGAATTAGATGATATAAAGTATGAAGAAGATGGTATTGAATATATTGGTACTTTATATGTACCAGATTTAGAGAAATCGCATAAAACAATAGAGGGAAACTTAAAAGGTAAAATAATACTTTATAATACCGGTGCTTATTCACTTGATTTTTTAAAAGTTGTAAATGATAAGGGTAAAGTAGTGGAATATGATGTTTTTGAGTTTTGTGGTGGATTAGAATATGAATTAGATAGCTTTATAGACTATGTGGTTCAAGAATTAGAGTAAAAACAGGTATTTTAAATTTAATATATAATAAAAAAATAATTATTTGATATGATTAAAAAGTATAATCAATTCGTAGATGACAAAATAAATGAAGAGTTTACTGCTGGACCTGAACAAGCTCCTGCACCTACAAGAAGAGAAACGGAAACTCCATCTAGACCAGATACAGATAGACCTACTGCTCCTAGACCAACTAGACCAGGTGTTATCCCAGATGATGTTCCAAGTGAACAAGATAATCCATTGGCTAAAAATAATCCATTTGAACAAGAGTTTGAAGGTGGTGAAGAAGAAGAACAAGAAGATGTTTATTCTAGTAGATTAAAAGAATTGGCACAAGCATTAGGATTAGAATCGGATGCAGTTCAAAACAACAAATTAGAATTTGATGGAAAAGAAATTATTTTTCCTTCTGAAACTGAAAAGTTCCACGTTGATAGAAAGAAATTTGATACAGTTGATCAAGTTGTTTCTTATTTACAAGGTGGTTCTGAAAGAGTTGCTCCTAGATTAGAAGAAGAAGACAGAATTGATCCTGAATTTGAAGCTAAAAGTTATAAATTCTCAAGAAGAGAAAGAAGATTAAAATAATATTTTAATAGATATAAAAAAACCACTCATTTGAGTGGTTTTTGTTTTACTGTTGATTTTCCTCAACCGTTGCATCTGCTGAATTACTAACGTCTGATGCTTTCTTTTCGCTTTGTATTTGGCTAACCATATAACCTGCAACAAGAAACTGAATAGAAGCCCATCCACCAAACTCAATCATAGTCATTGTATCAAACTTGCTTAATAGAAAAAATATCATTCCCCACTCTGCAATTACAAATCCAATCCCTGACTCAACCCTCTTTTTAGAAAAGTATGAGTCTTCTGTAGAATAGATTTTCATAATCTCTGTGAAGAACCATTTGATACTTCCAAAGAATCCTAACTTCTTTTTAACTTGTTCTGCCATAATAAGTCTTTTTTATTTTATATATTAAAACAAAAAACACAAAAAAATAAATAAAATATCTTATAATTTTTTAAATTCTTCAAATTTTTTATTATAATCAACTTCTTCTTTATTATTTCTTCTACGTTTGAATTTAGGAATCCATTTTACATCCAATGCATCTTTACTGAAAAATAAAGGTAGTTTCAACTTTTTAAAAGCATCCGGTGTTAGTTGACATAATTTATTTATATCTTTTACCTTACTTATTCTATGTAATAAACTAAATGGATCATTAGAGTTCTTTTGGTCAACAATACTTTCAAACAGTTTATTCCATAAAAATACTGTATATCCTTCTTTTAACTTTTCTTCTGATTTCTTAAATCCAGCCTCATCATTATCAAAAAAATATTGTAAATCAAATCCACTATTTTCTAAAAATCTAAAGTCTGTATTTACACCAACTAACCCAATTGAGTTAGGATAGAATAGTGAATCTAAATAACCTTCAAATACTGTAATCATTCTATCAAAATCAACATTAAGTATATTAAAGTAATAAGATAACTTGTTATAAATAACCAACTCATTTATATCAATATGTTTAGGTTCTTCTTTTGCCAAATTTACCCATTCTAATATATTCTCAAAGTTATAGATTTTAAACATTCTTTTTCTACCTTCTTTAAGATTACGAACTTGCATTCCTAATAACTTAGTATCTCTACGATTAAGCATTATTATAATCCATTCCGATTCATCTTCATTTTTCCAATACTTTGCTTGGTAAATATTTTTATGTTTATCTGGTTCTATACCACGACCTATTAGGTACTTGTATATACCGCCATTGACTTGAATAGGTTTAAAGTCAGAAAATGGAGTAAGATTTAGTTCGATAGATTTTTCTAAGTCACTTAAATCAATTAAGTTATCAAATTTTGCATCAGTAAATTCACTTTGGTAATCATTATAAGTCATAATTGAATCTAAGTGTTCAATCATCTCTAATTTCTTATCTGGATCAATTTGTTCATTGAAATGTTTACACATTCTATCGAATGTAGTTTTCTTATCACAATTGAAACAAATAAAAACTAAACGATTAAAGTAAAGATTACCACGTTTGGCATGATTGTTTCGATGACTATCTCCGCAAAATGGACATGCAAAGTTCAAACGGTCTGAGTAATCGTTTACTCTACGCTTTTGAACATTTGCAAACTCTTTATCGAGAATTTTTTGAAGAATATTTTTAATATAGACTTTATCCATACTGAATATATTGTAAAAGGCTTACTAAGTTTAAATAAAAAATCCTCTTAAAAAAGAGGATTTAATTTATTCTTTACATTTACAATCACAACTATCATCACAGTCACACTCTTCTTTTGAGTTGTCACAACAAGGACACCATTCTTGGTTACCTAGTCGTCTCGATTGAGCTTTTAGTCTATTACCATAAGGATCTTGACGAGTTTCATCACCATTTGCACTGAAACCATCAGTTTTACCAGCCATAATCATAAGATTAGTTTCTGGTTGCATAGAGATAGTAGAACTTTGTAGTCCAGTAATTTGAGTTTGACTCTCATTAAAATCACCAAATGATTTAACTCTTCTTGTAGGTATATTAGTCTTAACTACGTTTTCTGGTTTATTAGTATCTTTAATAATAAACTCTTTAATGAATGGCCATAATTCTTCATGATCTAAATCTTGGCTTGAAAGAGCATCTTTCATATGTTTAACATTTCCTGGATCATCATCAGAGAAACCAACTTTTGCAACAAATCCAATTTTTTGTGCATATCCATTTACATCAGTAATAAATTCTCTTAAAGCATCCTCTTTAGCTACTTCTGGATTGGCAGGTGAGCCACCTCTTGAAGGAGCAGAAACACCAACAAAGTGACATAAATCCAAGTAGTTTTTAACTAATTCACTTTGAGAGAAGTTTGTAATACTTTCATAACTTTCTTCTTCTCTTGATTTACCAAAAAGTTGAAGAAACATAAGTAAACTATCATGCATTTTCTCTTTATCTTGTTGATCTAAACTGTCAATAATATATTCAACACCTTTTCTCATACCTTCTGATTCGTGTCCTCTTGCAGTAATAATAGCAAATACAGAACCATTAGTTAAACATTCAATAAAATCTTCCCAAGCTGGGGCAAATGCTTCCATCTGTAATGCCTTAGCAACATCTTTTTTAAATATTTCTGGATCTTCTGTGTCTCTAAAGTTTCTAAATGCTGTATTATAGTCTAAACCAACAATAGTTTTCCCATCATATTCAAAATCTTCTTTTCCTATTTTAGAACGATAAACTGCAAAGTCTGCGGTACTCATACCAACTTCTTCACCATCTTCGGTTTGTACCATGATCTCAGTTGGCATATCCAAAATATTATTATCCCAGTCTAGTGCATAAAAAAGTAAAGTTCCTTTACCGGTAAAACTTTCTTTGATGAAATTATTAAATTTTAATAACATAGTATTATAATATTTTTTATTATATATTAAATTTCATTTATAAAAAAAAGAGGACTAAATCCTCTTTCTTATTTATCTTTTATTGAAAAAAGATTGAAAAGATTCTAGTGCCTGACCTTCTTCTTCGTCTTCATCTTCTTCTGATTCTTGACCTTCTGATTCTTCGTCTCCGAAATCTTCTTCTTCGTCTTGACCATCAAAATCTTTAAATCCTTTAACGTCATCATCGTCTTCTTGACCTTCTTGACTTTGTCCTTCTTCAGGAGTTTCAAGAGTAAATTCTTCAACTGTTTCACCATCTAATTCAGCTTTAACAGTTACGACACCGTCAACTTCTTCGATTTCGATTTCATATCCAAGTACTTCAACTTTAGTTTTCATATATGTTATTATTTTTTTATTATATATTAAATTATTAAACGTCTTTTTTACACTTTTACATACTTATAATCAAGATTCGGTAGTTTACTCTTAATAACTTTAGTAGCACCTTTTAAATACTTTATATTATCATCGTAAAATATAACCTTATTAAATCCAGTTTTCTCAACCAGTTCAACAATCTTTTCACCTTTCCAACCACCCGCATTATAGTGATTTTCATAAGGATACATATGAAGTCCATATTTAGGATATTCTAATCCTAACTCTTTCATAATTTTTTCAATTTTATCTCTAATCTTTTCTGAACGAGCGGTTACTATACATTTATTCTCTACTGAATTATAAAAATCTACCAGTTCCAATGTTTCTGTTGGTAAACTTAAATCAGTTGTTCCAAATATATCTGGTGCGGTAAGATAAACTCTTTTGCCTTTTCTAACCCAGTTTCCTTTTACTTCAATATTCTCACTTGGATCTTCTACATAAATTCTACCATCTTGCCATTTTAAATCTGACTTATTTACACCAATACTTTTAGTTGATTTATCTACTATTTCTTTTATAGAAACATCTTCTGTTAAGTATTCAATAACAAATCCTTCAAATTCTGGCGTGTTTACAAGAGTATCATCAAAATCGAACACGTATAATGTGTCATTTCTATCAAATGTCTCGAAAATCTTTAAATACTTCATATCATTATATATTAAACTTTTACTCTATTTTATAATAAAAACAAAAAATAAAATTCTTAAATGAAAAACGACTTACAAAAATTTCTACGAAGTCAATCTATTTCAAGCACCTTTCAAGACAATTACTTTAAACACTTACAACGAAAAAATAGTACTCCTATGTTATTAGAGAGTAACGGTATGTCAGTTGATGTTTTTTCAAAGTTACTGGATGATCGAATTATCTTTCTATCTACTGAAGTTGATGAATATGTCACGAACATAATCAAAGCACAACTTCTTTATCTAGAATCTGAAAGTGATGAAGACATATCAATCTATATTGATAGCCCAGGTGGTTCGGTTTATACTGGATTAGGCTTACTTGATGTAATGGACTTTGTTAAACCAGACATTGTTACAATCAATACGGGGCTCGCTGCATCGATGGCTGCCGTAATTCTATGTTCTGGTACAAAAGGTAAGAGAATGGCTCTTAAAAGAAGTAGAACGATGATACACCAACCATTATCCTATGCTGGATATCAACAAGCATCTGATTTAGAGATTGAAGTAAAAGAGATAAACTCTTTGAAAAAAGAACTTTATGAAATAATTTCTGATAAATCTGGACAAGCTTTTGATAAAGTTGCTAAAGACGGTGATAGAGATTATTGGATGACCGCACCAGATGCAAAAAAGTATGGAATTATCGATGAGATAATATTAAAAAGAAAATAATATGAATGGAAGATATAACATTTCTATCGGATGATGAAAAAGTTCAAAAGTTAGTAGCTGACGTAAAACATAAGTTTAGTGTATTTAGTGTAAGTAATACTTTGTTTCCAAAAAATGAAATTAGTGATACTGATTTAAAAATTTTCTTTGAGAAAATTTCAGATAGAACAACTAAAATTTTAAATGCACCAAATGGTATTCTTACTAAAGTTGTAGGAAGTCAAGTTTTACAAAATACCTATAGTGTGGTGACATCACAGAACTCTACATTAGATGAACTAGCACAGAGTGTTATTGGTTATTTAAAAGATGTTGAAGTTATTGGATTTTATGACTTGACGTATGATCCTAATACTAGTCGATACAATATAAGATTATATAAGTTTGAAGATGAATTGCGTTTAAAGGCAATTACACGAGAAAATAAAATAGATGATATATTAAAAGACAATAATATAGGATTCTTTTAAACAAAAAAACCACTCAATTGAGTGGTTTTTTAATTATGCTTGATCTCCGTTTTCTGGTTTAGCTTTTGGCTTTCTTCTTCTACGTGGTTTAGCTTTTTTCTCAGCAACAACTTCTGTTGAAACCTCTTCTACTTTAACTTCTTCAGTTTTCTTAATAGCAGGTGTTCTTTTTGCTTTAATCTCTTTAGCAGTTACTTTAGTTTCCACAGCTTGTGCTGGTACTTCTTTTACTACTTCTTTTTTAATTTCCACAGCTTTTACTGCTGGTACTTTTACTTCTGGAGTTGGACAAGTTTCTGTCTCTTTTGCTCCAAAAATTCCTTTTAAGAATTTGAATAATCCCATAATATTTAATTTATTTTTTTATTATATATTCAATTTACTCTTTCCCCTTTGTAAAAAACCCCAAAAAAACGACAAAAACTTCGTAAACTAAACAAACACAAGGTTTTTATATATAATAATGAGATGAAACTTAGATATGATAAAGATAAAGAAGAGTTAGTAGTCACAGAAGCAAGTAGAGTTGAATATCATCAGTTATCACTGTGGTTGACTCGTCATGTCAAAGGTTGGAAATATCAACCTGCGGTGAAAATGGGAGTTTGGGATGGTAAAAAATCATTCTTTAGAGATGGTAAAATAAATCTAGGTTTATGGAAAGAAGCTATGCGAGGATGTAAAGAAATTGATGCTCCTTTTATACTTGAAAATAAAGAGGATTTCCCAATCAATAGAGATGTTACTCTAGAAAAAGTTCAAGACTTCTGTAAAGACTTCTTTAAAACTCATAAAATGAAAAAAGATGGTGAAATAGTTCCTTTTATGCCATACGACCATCAAATTGAAGCTGCTTATAAAATACTAAAGAATAGATTTTGTATGGCAGAGGTGGCAACTTCAGGTGGTAAATCTTTAATCATATCAATAGTTATGTTTTACACTTTAAAACACACTGACCCTAATGCAAAATTCTTAATAATAGTTCCGTCAATCACTTTAGTTACACAGTTTTATGATAATATAGTTGAGTATAACTATGGTTTGAATAACCTTCTACAAATGAGAGAAAGTAAAATTGAAAAATTTGAAGATCTAAATAATGGACATATACCTTGTACGGTTAGAGTAGAAGAAGTAATGTCTGATAGACCAAGAAAGTTTTCTGGTACAGAAAATCCTAATGTTTATATTGGTACTTATCAATCTTTAGAAAAGTGGCCAAAAAAATTCTTTCAACAATTTCATACAGTTATTACAGATGAGTGTTTACATCCTGATAGTTTAATTAATATGTCTGATGGTTTTCTAAAAAAAATATCAGATATTAAAATAGGTGAATATGTTAAAACAATTAATGAAGTTACTAAAGAAATTGAAGATAAAAAAGTTGAATATATTTATGAAAATTTATCCATATTAAATGATATGTATGAAATTGAGATGGAAGATGGTAAAATATTAAAAATTACCGGAAATCATAAAGTTTATACAAAAGAATATATTTGGAAAAAAGTAGAAGATTTATCTGAAAATGATGAAATTATAGATTTTAACTTTAATATATAATTAAAAAACAGAAACACATGGATCAAAGTCAAAAAGATAAAATATATGAACTTATCAACAAAAATAAATTTAGTATATTTAATAATAAGAAAAATAAAGAAGAAAGATTTTTATCCTTTTTTAAAGATAATAATATAATACTACCTATTGAAATTGATATTAATATTTATAATGTAATTTCCTATTTGAAAAATATTGACACTAAATGTAAAATAGATGAATGTAATAATAATAGAATTTTTATAGGTATTAGGAATGATAATAGAACAGAATATGGATTTAAAAAATTTTGCACCAAGGAATGTGAATATAAAGGAATTTCATTAAGACAAATTGGTAGTGGTAATACATGTCATAGGATGACTGAGGAGAGTTTTAAATCTATGTGTGAGAAAAATTCAATTATTATGAAAGAAAAAATTAAAAATGGAGAATTTACACCAAATATAACAAATAGTTGGAATTATGGTACATCATATCTTATAATTAATAGTAAAAAGATTAAATATAGATCTTCTTGGGAAGCATTCTTTCATTTATGTAATAATGAACTGGAATATGAAAAGTTGAGAATTGAATATAAATATAACAATGAATCACATAATTACATTGTTGATTTTATTGATATAAAAAATAAAAAGTTATATGAAATAAAACCAATATCACAATTAGATAAACCAGTTGTTAAAATTAAAGAAGAATATTGTTTAAAATGGTGTGAAGAAAATGATTATGAGTTAGTATTTATAACGGAAGATTGGTATATTAAAAATTTAAACAAATTTAAAATACTTTTAGAAGATCAGCCTGATGGTATAAATATTTATAAAAAATTAAAAAAATTTGATGAGAATTAAAAAAATTAAAAAAATAGAACATAATGATAATGTTTATAATTTAAGAATAGAAGACAATCATAATTATTTTGTAGATGGATTATGTGTTAGTAATTGTCATCAAGCAAAAGCCAAGTCATACACTAATATACTTGAGTCAACATTCACTCATGCATATTCTAGATTTGGTGTCTCCGGAACCACACCAACAGATGAAACTTGTGAAATATTGACCATTCAATCTGTCTTAGGACCTAAAATAACAGAGGTTTCTGCTGATGAATTAAAGAAGAAGGGTATTATTACTCCAATGGAAATAAAGGCTGTTATAATGAATCATAATGACCTAGAGTTTCATGAAAGATTAAAACTGATAAGAAAAAGTGGTGATGGTAAGGCGGCATTTGATTTAGAGAAAGCTTATGCACATCAATCTGAAAAAAGATTAGTTTTTATTAGAAAGATTGTTGAAAAGTGTACTAATAATACTTTATTATTATTTCATACAATTGATAATGGTCAAAGAATATTTCAGAAATTAAAAGATGAACTACCAGATAAAGAATTCTATTATATTGATGGTGAGATAAGTGGTAAGAAAAGAGAAGAGATTAAAAAATTGATGGAGGTAACTTCTGATAAAGTTAAAGTACTTGTAGCTTCTTTTGGAACACTTTCTACCGGTGTGAGTATAAATGCTATTTTCAATGTTATATTTACTGACTCATTCAAATCAGAGCAGATTATTATTCAAAGTATTGGTCGTGGACTTCGTTTACATACTGATAAAGATAAGGTAAACATTTTTGATTTAGTTGATATATTCAATCCAAATGATATGTCTAATATACTTTATAGACATTTTAAAGAAAGAGAGGGATTTTATAATAAAAGAAAATACCCATACAAGATAATAAAAATCAATTTGTAACGACACTATCTTTATATATAATAGATAAAATTTATTATATTTAATGTCAAAAATACAAATTTTCATTGATAATTTTGAGACAATCACTCTAACAGAACTTAACCTTCAAAATGAAAGAATAAGTAAATATAAAACTGCAAGAGCTTCTGCAATTGCAATAACTTATCCTAAAATCGCCTCTTGGCCTTTTAAGAAAAAATCTGATAACACCTATGGAACAGATCCAGATGTAAGAACCGTAGGTGATTTATTTAAGTATGTTTATCCTCTGGAAGAAGGAGGAAAACAAATCACACCTGAATATCCATATCTCGATTTTCTTGGAGACGTGTTAAACGAACTTAAAGACCCAGATACGGGTGCATTTCCATTATATGAAATTTTACGTAAAAATTATGGTGCTAAAAGGGCCGCAGATTTTACAAAAAATCTTAGAGCATTTGGTGCACAAAAGTGGTTTGACGCATTTATGTCATCGGCACTTGACTATTTAAAATCACAAAAAAGTTTAACCACTAATTATAAGAATTCCGATGAATTTGAGGATGATCTTTCTGATTTAAGAAAAAAGTTTAGAGATAGTTATGGTTATAACAGTATTGCAGATTTTTCTATAAATGATGTCTCTACACTTACAATCTTCTATGAAGCTTTTATGGAAGCAGGTGATGACTATAAACTACCACCACCAGTATCGGCTACACAATCAGGAACTCAATCAGGAACTCAATCAGGAACTCAATCCGCGACACCTGTTGAGACACAATCTGCCACACAATCAGTTCTTGAGATAGGTGACTATAAAATCACCGTAAAAGATCCTAAAAGTGATAATGACCGAAAGATCGAAGGTTCAATTTCATTCACAACTTTAGGTCCACAAGTTAGTGCCAATTCTAGATTGATTGGCTTACCACATCCATTTACTAATCCAAAAACTGGTACAGTAGTAACATCACAAGAAACTGCGGAAGCTAATGGAGAATTAAACTGGAAAACTAGAAATTTAAGTATATCATCTTATCCGGATACTTATGAAACAGTATTGGCAGACGAGGCAATAGTAAACCTACAAAGTATGATAGATTATTACTACGGAGTTGAAATAAAGTTACAATATACAAAAAATCCCGACGCTCCTACTCTTGTTTCTGCATCTGCTTCCGGTACTCAATCTGCAACTCAATCTTCTGCACCTTTAACTGCAACTCAATCTGGTATGACTCAAAGTACTTTTGATGCAACTGGAATAAAGATTAAACTACAAAAGAAAAGTGGTCCTGGTGAACTAATAGGTGAAGTAGAACAAACAGTTAAAGATGGTTTTGTGAATTTTGCAGGTATTCAATTCAATGCACCTGGAGATTACGTTATTTCAGTAATACCAGATTCAAATCTTATAGAACCTTCTGAAGCAATTATAAAGGTCTTACCAGAAGATGATGTTATTGCTCAAGATAAGTCAAGAGGTGGTGAACAAGAACCAAAAGATGTGCAAGGTACACGTCCAATAATCGCACAAATAGATAAACCCACGATTAAACTAAAACCTATTGAGTTTGAAGCATTACAGAATAATGGAGATAACGCAGAGGTTGCTGGTGCATTAGGATTTACTCCGTTCTTTTGGTATTCTGGTGTTCAAATAGATCAACGATATATAAACTCACTGAATTTATATTATGATGGTCTTGTACCGATGGTATCTATTGTTTTTGAGGACTCGATGGGTGTTATGAAAAAAGATGGATTTCCACTTGATGATAGTAAATTCGAAATATTTTTAAATTCAGGTTCAAAAAATCTAAAATCAATACACCTAAAGTTTAAACTAGTGAATTTCCAAGAAAATAAAAGTAAAACTTATACAATAGTAGGTACACTAGACCTTCAAGATTTTTATAAAATAAGATTTCAGAGTTATAAAGGAACTTCATTTGAAACATTGCAAAAAATGTGTAAAGAGTTAGAAATAGGTTTTAATTCTAATATTACAAATACTTCTGATAGTATGACCTGGATAAATAATGGTAAATTATTTAGAACATTTATTACTGATATTATTTCACACTCATATATTTCAGATAAAACATTTCTTATAGGTTATGTAGACTTTTATTACTGCTTCAATTATGTAGATATTGAAAAGGAATGGATTAGAGATATATCTAAAGATGTTGGTATAAATTCAAGAGGTTTGAATCACTTAAATACAAAAGAAGAAAGTGAAAAGGTTGTACAATTACAATTAAGTAATGATTTAAGTCAAAATAGTAGTTCATTTTTCTTTAATAAGTATAGAGTAAATAATAACTCAACACAAACTTCTCTGAATAATGGACACTTTACAGTATCAAATACTTATGATAGTATAAAAAAAGAATTTTTAGTATTTGATGTAGACTCACAGACATCAGATGGATCAAAAAGTATTATATTAAAAGGTCCACCTTCTGATGCACAAAAAGATAACTATCGTACAACATACTCCGGTAAAATGGATACGGAGAATGTACATAAACAATACTATTATTCAGAAACACAGAATAAAGTAAATTTTGATAATATGGCTAGAATTTCTGTTGATTTAGAACTTCCTAACGCAAATTTCAATTTATATAAATTTATGAAGATACAGTTAAACTTTATAAATACGAAAACTTCTGTTAATAATGATGAGATCTCACAAAAACGTTTAACAGGCGAATGGGTTATTATTGATATATCATATACTTGGACACAAGGCAATTTAACTCAAAAAGTTACCGCTGTTAGAAAAGAGCTTAGTAAAACAGATGATGAGTTGAAAAAAGATGCAAACTCTACACCTACAAATGCTGAAACAAATACACAGAACAATGAAAATCCTGTAGTACCAGGTCAAACACAACCTATATTATCAACTGCAGTACCACCGAATAGTGTATATAAAGTTGGTCAAATATTCTTTGTTCAGAATAATTCTGGTAAAACGTTTAAATTGACAATTACTGAAGTTTCTACAAATGGTAAAGAAGTAAAAGCAACTATAAAAAATATTTAATGAATAATGTCAAAGATACAAGAGCTTATTGATGCGTGGAATACCGCAGTAGATGTAGAGATAGCGGCTGCACAAAGTGAGGTAGATGCTTATTTAGCAGCTAGACAAACTGCCATAGCACTTACGGATCCTTTTATATTGAAAATGCCTACACTAGAGGTTTTTAATATTGACCCTGAAGGAGTAACAACACCTGGATTTGATGTAACAACGATTGGTCAATTGTTTGAATGGTCTTTCCCGGCAGAAGGTATGAAAGCTTATGATAAATATGGTAATTTTAGATCAAAACCTGATGTTGTAGAAGACTATGTCGATAAAAAATATGCCAAAGATTCGGGTGAGTCAACTAATCCAATAACCCCAACTACTTTATACATCCAAGGATATACTTTTGCAACTATGTCATACTTAGCTAAACAATATGAGACTGGTCTTAGAACACACCAGGATTTATACAATATATTAAAAGTTAAAGATTCTGGCTTTGTCAAATTGGCAGCAGAAAAAAAACTAAAAAACTTAGGAGGTAAAGCTTGGTTCGACTCTTGGATGCATTCTTTATATAGAGTTATATATAATACAAAAATATCTGTATCAACTTTAAAATATAAAGACTACTCTGATATTTTTATGAGAATTGAAGATGAGTTAGACGAGAACTACTTAAAAGGTTTTTACAGTTCGGGTACTCGTTTTCCTCTAGGTATTGGTGAACAATCTAAATATTTTCAAGCCGTTTTAGAAGCAGGTGATAATTTCTTTACATCTCAAACTTCTGGAACACAATCTGGAACACAATCTGGAACACAATCTGGAACACAATCTGGTGTAAACACTGATTATACACTGAGTGTAATAAATCCATTAAGTGATATAGAAAAGAAAATTTTGGGTAAAATAACTTTTATCGAAGCGGGTAAGTATATAATTCCTAATAGTACATTAAATGGATTACCAAATCCTTGGACAAATCCAAAAACTAAAGTAGTAGTACCGAATAATACTGGAATTATTAAATTTAGTGGAGGTAAAAGTACTTCATCTAAAAACAGCCTTGCAACTGATGCAATTCTTGAGTTACAAAACATAATTGATGGTACTTATGGTTTAACAATTTATCTTAAATATACAGAACCAGATGGACCTCCAGTAGTACCACCCAGTGATTCGTCAACGGGACCTTCTGCAAGTGCAATAACTGGTGCGTCAGAAAGTTCTGTACCTGGTCCAACTTCGAGTACAGTAGGGACACAAGAATTTACTTTTAATGTAGAACAATTAGATATATTTTCAAATGCAGACTTTGGAAACTTATTTATTATTGGTCAAGAAGATGAGACTTTATTATATGATGACGGAACAGATATTGATGATGAGTATAAAGAGTCTGCGTTTGAAGGTGATCCAGAGGCATCTGTATCAGAAGAACAAGAATATACCGACCCAGTTACAGGCGAAGTTTCAGAGGAAATTAGACAAGAAACTGAAAAACAGTCAGAGACAATAAATAGTGCTCCTTATGTACCAGGTAAATATACTTTAGATATGATACCTGGTACTTTTTATGGTAATAATAAAATGGCTATTACTTGTTGTCAGATAGATGGAAAACCAGTTAGTGTTAAAATAGCTGATGCAGTATTAGATCTTAAAGCTGCAGCCAAAAATGATGGTATTAAAGTAAATGTGAATTCTGGGTTTAGACCAGATTATTATCCAAATGTGAGTACTAAATCAAAAGCAGGTGTGTCGGTAAGTGCACAATCTCAAGAGGAATTATATGCACAGAATTGTAAAGGTGGTAAGTGTAGTCCAGCAACTGCAAGACCAGGAAATTCTAAACATGGTTCTGGTATAGCGATTGACTTTAATACTGGATCTAGAGGTGGTAAAATTAAATCTCCGTTAGATCCTAAACTATATAGTTGGATGGTTAAAAATAGTTTCAGATTTGGATTTGTTAGAACTGTTGCCTCAGAAGAGTGGCATTTTGAATACTGGGGAACATCAATAACAACAACACCTTATGCCAAATTACCTAAATCTAATACATTATTTTATACAGATTTAGGATTAAATAATCTAGTCGTTGGAAAAGCGTCAACACCAGACACCAAATCGACTCCAACAAATACAAATGGTTCCAAAGAAACGCCCACGACTAAGAAATTAGATACATTACCTTCAGCTATTAAAAAGGCAATTGCACAACTAGAAAAGAAATATAATGTAAAAATTGACGATTCACATATTAATGCGGAACTAAGTCAAGAAGGAGGGTACTATGCTGATAATGGAGGAGAAAATGCTGAAGCAAGAAAGGCGATAGATAAATTAGTAGCTAAAATACATGAATTATTTCCAAAGACAAAGAAGGTTGGAGGGGTAATTTCAGCACATAGAACATATGAGAAACAAGTAGATTTGTTTGGTAAAAAAATTGCGTCCGATGGTGGTGTTGCAAATCGACAAAAAATGAGTGCTATACCTGGATTTAGTCAACACCATACTGGTAAAGCGTTTGATATTTTTAGTGTTGAAGGATCTTGGTGGGATAATAACCCTGATGTAAAAAAATGGGTTTATGATAATGCTGGGTCATATGGATTCAAAGGATCTTACTTTAAAAAGGGTCCTTTAAGAAGTATAGAACCATGGCATTTATATTATATAAAATAATACGAAAGTCTTAAATGTGAACTTACTACAATAAGATTATCCGATTTGTTGGTTTGTAATAACAAGAAAATTATTACACAGTATGGTAAAAAAATTACTAAATTAACTGGATAAGGATTACATAGAAAAGTGAAATATTTATATATACTCTAAATATAATTTAACTTAATGGATCTAAGTAAAATCTCTACTTCTTCTAATGCTGAATCAATTGTTGGTACTCCTCCTAAATACTCGTATAAAGCAGGAACTTACACTATATTTAATAAAGAAACTGGACAAATTGAAACAATTGAACTTAATAAACTTAAAGGTGATTTAAGATCAAACATTGATAATATTATCAAAAATGGAACACCTTGGCCACAAGCAAGTATAGATAAGGGATTTTTATCACCACTTTTTATAAGTCCTAGTAAAGACTTTAGATTCGGTAGTACACCAAAATCAACTGAACAATATGCGAGTGGTGATACTAATGTCACTAGTCCTGAAAGCAAATTAGAAGCAACTCCCGATACAGTAAATCAAATCAAAGTAGGTGAGTATGAGTATGTTGATTGGAGAGGCCAACTAATAAAATCAGGTGCAAATTCTACTATTTTAGATACCGATGAGAGGTTCAGTGAGAGTAAAAATCTGCCAAAAAATTCGAAAGATCTGAGTACATCTCCTTATAGTACACGTGATTTTTACTTACTATTCAATGATACAAGAACTGATTATTTTAAACATGGTTTGCAAATAATTGATAATTTAACTCCTATTGAAAATCCAGAAAATGGTAAATCAGAGTTACGTTTATCACAATTTCAACAAACACCTTTTGAGAATAATGATCCTGTAATGTTTGGATTTGAGATTATAATCGATGATATATCTTCTCCATTGTTAAATGGATCGGTGCTTGATTTTTTAAAGATTTATAGTGGAGTTGATGAGATAAGATCGAAAATTCCTGTTTATGAGGACTTCAAACAACAATTTGTAAAATTATTTAGAACTAGATCTACCGTAAATATTAATGATGAGCAAGTATCAATCAGTAAAACTAAACCTGGTTATGCAAATACTGATAGTGCTAAGAATCTTTTTAGAGGTGGAAAAACATCATATATGAGTTACTATCTTAAAAAAATTGGTGGACTAGCAAATCTAATAGAAGCAAATACTTCAGATAAGAAAAAATTTCTTGTTGATTATAGAACAGATCTTATTACACTTGATTTTACAGAAGACGTTTCGCTAACGATGGGTACTTTAGCACATTTATATAAGTTATTATATTGGTCTAAACCAAATGGTAAAAGTATAGTTCCTGAAAATCTACTAAGATTTAACTGTGATATTATAGTTTCTGAGTGTAGAAATTTTAATAGAGTTAGAAAAGGTATTGATAGCGGAGACTTAGAAGTTATCAAAGATAACCTATCTAGATATGTTTACTCTTTAAAAGAATGCCAGTTCTTTTTTAATACAATGCCACACAATCCGGATATCGATATGTCTGCTATTGCAGTTTATGAAACTTATGGTATTCAGTTTGATTATAAATACTCTACAGTTAAGTTTGAAAGATTTATGCCATCTGCAAATTTTGGTAAATATATTGGATACGATAGTGGTGCTATTTGGAAAATCGGTAACCCGGGTGCAAGAGTTGCAAGAGGTGGAACACAATCAACTACTAGTGATACTTCAATACCTAGATTCTTCACATCTGGTACTAATACTAGTAATAATAATGGAGTTAAATCACCTGCAATATTAAATAGATTCGGAGTCAATTTACCGGAAAATCCTTTAGGATTTACGACTGATGAAAAAATAGATGATTTACAAGCTAAGGAATTAGAAGATAAGTTTGATTTAGATAAATTCAAAAGATATGCTAAAGATCAAACTGCAATCGGTGCAGATCTAAGTAAATTAGTTAGTGAACAGAACAAGAAATTAGAGCTACTAAATAATCCGAAGACATTATTAAAAAATAGTGCAGAGTCTGTTATAAAAAACTTTACTGAGAAAAATAAAACAATTGGAATACCAACATCTTTAAAAGATTTAACTGCCAAAAAGGCAGATACTAATATTGGTAACTTTATTGAAAGA